AAATTAAAAAAATTCATTTTTTAGCTTATCCTGAGTTTTTTGCAATATTCCAAGATTGTCCTACATAACGATGATCAAAATCATCAGGCATATCTTGAAAAAGCCTTTCACCTGAACCAACCTTTTCAATTTCTATATCTAATAACATTAACTGAATAGGAATATTCATTTGTTCTTCATCAGCATTATTAAAATCTAATTGCCCTATAGAGATAGGAAATAAATTAAAGAGTCGTACAGAAACTATTGGTATCAACTCTGAGTTATAAATGATTGCTAAAGCATTTGAATAAGATTCAGGAATATCACCATTTCTAACCGTATATTGAAACCATCTAATTAATTCAAGATAAGATTCAAAGTTTTCATCAATCAATAAATTAAAAGAAAGCGGAGAAATCATAAATTGTTCTCCGGGTTCATTTGTAGTTTTGATAGAAGATGTTCCAATTTCAACAGACTGGAGTGACATATCTGGTAATGTAAATGAAGAGCAAAAGAAATTTGTATTTGGGCATCTTTGAATAAAAATCTTTGCTCTTGTGTTTCTTGTTAAATTGATATTATCAGGAATATCAAAATAAGATTTTAAATTTGTATATTGTAAAAGGTCAATAGCCATATTTTCTTTTTAATTACCTTCTTTCTTTTAAGTGAAATTAACAGACAAAGATTTAGAATTTATAGAAGTAAGAGTTTTTCCATTGATAGTCACAATTCGTGAGCCTGTTGAAAAAGATTGAATTGTAATACCTGTTGAAATTGCATCAACTACATAATCAAAATTTAATTGATTAGATGTTGATGATGAAGTGTTTAAAACAACATTCTTTGTTGTTACATTATCAGAAAGTAAGATAACTAATTTTGGAAGAGTACCAGAACCTGAAAATCCAACAGATGTTGCTTGAATAGAAATAGTTAATGTTTGTCCTGATGATAATGAAGATGAAGAAGGTGAAATTGAAAAGACAAATGGGAAAGAACAAACTTTATCGAGATAAGAAACAAAATACCCATCTTGTGAAAAATAAGATTCCATTGCTGCTGAGATTGAATATTGAACACCTAAGAATGATTGCCCTTCATTGTAATAAGCTAATTTCCAATTTGATGACCCTACAAAGATTAAAATACAATGCACACCCTTTTTATAAAAAGAAATATTTGAAGAAGAACCATTAATTGTGTTTCCATTTCTTAGAATTGAACAAGGGTATTCATCAAAAGCATCATTTACATCAAGAATTTCTATAACTTGACCGTATGAAGGAGAAGAAGGAAGAGTAATTTGAATTGCAGAAGATGATGTATCAACTAATAGTTTTCTTGATTTTACAGAATTTAAAGAAGTAGAAGAAGAAATCAATTCATAGAACATAAAATCTTTTACAAATTCATCATCTACCTTTTCAAAGGTGACAGATTTGTTTTTAATTTTATTTGAAGAAACAGATTCATCCTTTAATTTATTTTCAGAAATAGAAGAATCAGCAAGTTTTTCTTCTATGATGAAACCTGAAGGAATTTGTACAGAAACTTCAGATGATTTAAACCCTAAGTTTCTTACAACAATTTCTGAATTATTTGCAGGAGCGACGGCAAAAGAAATAAGATTATCTACAATAGAATAATCTGAAGATGGTTTCTTTAAAACATTATTAATGAAGATAAGTGCTGAATAAGAAGAACCCGGTGAAAATGAAAGTTGAAAATTTTTCTCGATTCCATCGCCCGTAAACGTAGCAATCTCAAATAGTTTTAAATCAGAAGCAAGATGTTGTCGCTGAATTGAATTATCTGAAACTGTATTCAATCTAAAATAATTAGTCCCAAGATAAAAAATATAAATTGTTCCCGATGAAGGAAATAAAAGATTTGTAAATGTAATCTTATCACCAATAATATAAAAATCTTGTGACGGAATATAGAAAGTCCCATTGACTGAAACAAATATTAAATTATTAGATGAAGGAGCAAAAGAAAGCGTATAAGTTTTTATTCCATCAACAATAGGAATAATTTGGTCTGAAAGTTGATTTGTTGTATCTAGTGTTATTCCCGGTGAATATCCAATATAAGCAGACATTGTTTCCCCTTTTTGTTATGATTATATATCTTCAATTAAAGATAGAATAACATCAACTGCGTGGTCAGATTCAATAAAAATATAATCACCAGCCATTAAAAATATCTTCTTTCCGTCTGTTGGTTGTATTGTAGAACTTGCTGGTAAAGGAATAGATTTAACAATATAATAATCTGTTCCTGAACGTCTAATCATAACTGAAATAGTAGATATATTATTACTCTTAGATGAAATGAATAAAGAAACAATTCCAGTTTTCATTGTGATAGGAGTCATATAAACTTCAGCCTTTGTAGATAAATCTTCAACAAAAACTGATTTAAAAGTATTAGTTGCCATAGAATTAAATTTTATTCCTCTAAAAGAATAGAAAGAGCTAATGAAGGAAATTTTTCATTGATGGATGAAACAAGATTGCTTTTATCTAAAGAATTCAACAAAGATAAATCTCCCTGAGCATTTGAAAGATTATTTACTTTTTCTATAACTTCATTTAATTTTGTAAAAAGGTCATTAAAGATTGCTGTTTGAGAAATAGATGTGATGTTTGACATTTTTAATTTATTTTCCTCTTTCTCACTTATTCATATTCTTTTAATTAATATTTTAGTAGTTTTAAGAATTGTTATCTGTTGATGAAGATGAAGAAGTAATAAGTGAAGAAATTAAATTTTTCAATTCTTCCACTTGATTCTTTAAATCAGAAATTTCTGAATTCTTTTTTTCTTCAAGAGTTTTCTTTCTCTTAAAAATTTCATAACCTTTTACATTTGAAGAAATAACAGCCATATTAGATGTATCTCTTTGAAAATGTGATGCTTCAGTTTGAATAAGAGCCATAGTTTTCTAAAATATTCCTTTTGTTTTCTTTCTTTAAAGTTTTTATTTGTTCTTTATTCTGTTAATGCAATACAACGAAAATCTTTAATTCTTGGTACATTTGCAGGATTGTCTGATTCGAGAAGTAATTTAACCATAAAAACATCAAAGTCTAATATTTCTGAATTTCCTTCATAGGGGATAGGATTTGGAGTTTCTAATTCAAAATCTATAAATGTATCTTTTGTAGATGCTGTTTTTGAAGATGTTCCAAGAAAAATCCATGATTTATCTAAAATTGAAAATTCTGATTTATCAAATAGTGTGTTGAACACTTTATAATAAGTTCTAACTTGACAACCTTTTGGAATTGAAGCAGCAAAAGAAATATGAATTTTGTTTGCTGGGATTTCAAGATTTAATTTTACATCCTTCGTGATATACCTTGCTTTACCTTTTCCACCAAAAGGTTTTATTTCAGAATCAAGACTCTTCTCATCTAATTTATTTATAAAATTTTCAATAAAAACATACGATAAGCGTTGCGTATCAATAACAGGTGAAACTGTATTCTTTGAAGAGAATAAGGAAATAACATTTTTAACTGATGGTTTTGTTTGTTCTGTATCAAAGGAAGAATCTCTAACCAAATATAATTGGTCTAATTCTTTAGATTCATTCATATCAATAGTAATTTCATTTTCTTTTTTTGATTGATCGAGAAGAATAATCTTTGAAGAAGAAAATGATGTTTTTTCAGGAAGTAAAGTAACTGCATTAGTTCTTATGGATGTAAAGTTTTTTGTTGTTTCTTCCTGAGTACCTTTTGAATAAAATTTTTGATTCTCAATGACAGCATCAAAAGGTGTTTGTGTTTTGAATGAACATCTAAAAATTCTAAATGTAAAATCGGTATCTGATTCAGGAATCCAAGCTACATTGTTAGATGATTTAAAAAGAACTCCTGAATATGGATTCTTTGTAATTCTTTCTTCAGAAGAAGAACCAACTTTGAATTCCCCAAGACGCGCAACCCATACGTTATAAAGAATAGAATCCGAAAGAACAACGAAATTATATTCACCCGGTTTTAAGAAAACAGGGGATGGAAATTTAAAATTAGAAGGTAAAGAAGCATTTTCAGAAATTTGAATGTCTCTAGGGGACTTTGTTACAATAGAGAAAGGAATAATTTCTTTTGATGAAGGGAAAGAATTCACTGAAGGTCTAATCTCTAAAGTAACAGGAACAGAAGGGTCTTTTGATTTAAAAAATAAATCTATTGATGAAAGAAAGACACCTTCAGGATAAATTTTACTATCTATAAAAAATGATTGTGCAAGTGGGTCAACAAAACAAACTTTTGAAGAAGATAGGTCAACCCCTGAAGAAGAAGGAGGCAAATAAACTACAGAAGAAATTGTAGTTGATGAAGTCTGAATCTTTATATATCTATCTTTAGATAAAGTAATTGTTGTTTTTCTTTCAGTAATTGGATTTGTTGGTTCATTGAAAAATGTTCCTTTTTCTTCTGATGTAAAATCTCTTTCATAAGAATTTAATTGAAGTTTTTGAGGATAACCAGTCCCTGTTGTAATTATTTTTGATAGATTAGTTAATGATGAAGAATTATAAGAAAATGTAATTTGTGTATTCTTTGGAACTTCTAAAAGAAATGATTTTGATGATGATGTAAATGTTGAAGTTGCACCTTTCAATAAAGTGAATCGGTGGGGAAATTTGAATGACCCACCAACAATCTCAGAAAACTTTAATGAATTCAAATAAAGATTATCTTTGAAAATCCCCTCAAAGTAATCTAGTTCTAATTTTACAGTCTCACCAGAAAATCTAATCATAGATTGTGATGCAAAGGTTGTCTTATCAACTGCAAAGGTTTTTTCAATTCCCAAGAGTCTATGTTTAGAACAAGTAATAACCGATGATATTCTATCTGAAGGTATTATTTGTTTATCTGTATAAACATATTCTGTGAGTAAAGTTCCTCTTTCTTCTTCAGATAAACCAAGTGTCCAATTCTTCAGATAAAGATTAGGGTCTGTAAAAGTTTCTTCTACATATTTGTTCTTTGTATTCTTATAAGAAGAATTAGCAATTAAGAAATTAGAAGTATAATTTGTTATTAAAGTATTTGTTTGATTTGTAGCAGCAATAACAGCTTGAAGAAAATCTATTGAAATTGTTGTAAAGATTTGTGAAGGGGTTGAATGATTATAAGGTGCAGAAATAACAAATTTTGTTCCTTTATAAACTTCAAAGACAATTCCTGTAGAAACTAATTTTGCTGGAAATCCTAAAATTGAAGGATTCTTCAAAATATCAGAAAATAAAACATTATTAATGAAAATATCAGAAACAGATGATTTCTTAATTGATGAAGCATCTAATTCATTAACAATAATTGAAAATGTAACTTTATCCCCACCCGAAGGTTGATTTGCTAATGGATTACTAGGTTTTGTAAAAGTTTCAGGTAAGATAACATCAGAAATAAAATCTATATAAAGTTCTTTTATAAACTGATTACCTCTTCTTATAAACGGTATCTCTGTTCCCTCATAAGGTGAAAGAAATTTAATAAGAATTCCTTCTGGTCTACCTTTGTAATCTGAATCATTTCCTGAAAACACTTCATCAATAAGAACCATAGGACTTTGAGGATGGGGTTCAAGAGCATCTTTTCTGAAGGCAATTGCTGCTTTCTTTGACATGGATGATCTTGTAGATTCATTATTTGGTATCAATCGTAAGAATGAACATTCCTTACCTTTTCTTTCGAGAAGAGAAGGAATCTGTGACCATGAAGCATTTCCTGAAACAATAAAATCTCCTGAATAGGTAATGTCTGAAGAAGAATTCAAGGAAAGAAGATACCTAAAAGATAATTCATTTCCTGATGACCTTCCATAGATATTAACTCTATAATCATCAACGGGTGTAACGAATAATGTTAGGGTTGAACTTCCAACAGCATCTAAAAGTTCTTCTGTAACAATAAGTGTTGATTTTTCATCAGAGGATGAATCCCAATTTACAGATGTTAATGAAGAAGAATCTTTACCAAGATTTAAATTAGTAACTGCTTCTCCCATATTCATGAAAGATGCTTCAAGAGTATCCCCTTCAATCAAAGTTAATATTTTTGTTTCTATAACACTTTCTGAAATGATGGAATATTCAAACGGCAATTCAGGATAATTGATAAGTGTTGGAGATGGGGTTGCAGTAATATAAGGGGTTGGAGTTGGAGAAGGTGTTAGTGTTTGAGTCGGCGTTGATGTAGGAGTTTCAGAAGGAGTCGGTGAAAGTGATGAAGTAACCGTTATTGTTGGAGTTGGGGTTGGAGTAGGTATTGGATTATAAGGTATGAATTGAATAACATTATAAGAGTTTGTTGATGTTCCTACCTTAAATCTAACCCATGGTCTACCAATAGCGTCTGTTGTAAATGATATAGATTGCATATCATCATAAACATTTCTGAAGTGTAAACCAGGCCCACCAAAACCTTTTAAAGTTGTTGGAACATCATATTGACCTCCTACACCACTATAATCATACCAACCTTGTAGAATAGTTCCACAAAAAACTTCTTCACGATTAGAATTTCCTGAATAGGTTTTTTGATAACTCCCGTCAGAAGTAAATCCTAAAGCTGATGTTGGGGATTGAGTTGGCGTTTCAAAAGGAGTAACAGAAGGCGTTGGCGAAAGGGTTGAACTTGGTGTTTGTGTAGGAGTTGGAGTTGGAGTGACAATAGGTTCTTCAATGATAGGTTTTTTGTATTGTAAAGTAGTTTCATAATCACCATCAAACAAAGTAGATAATTTTACTTTGTAATAAGGATAAGGTCTTTTCTTAAATCCTTCTGATGGATTACGAACAGCAACTTTTACAGAAAGAAATCTTTGTTGTGTAAACCTTAAGATGACTACTTTATCTTTATCCATCTTAAGATTTGATTTCCAATTTCCTCTTCCATCCCCAACAGAAACAGAAGGTAAACCCTCTTGAGATGAATATTTGTAATTTGTTTGTTTTATAATAAATTCAAGGTCTGTTCCTTCTTCAAAAAGAAAAGAAACAGTTTCATTTGATTTTCCGGTTAATTTCACACCAGACCAATCTGAAACAGAACAAGCTCCCTCACCCTCTAAAGTTAAAGTTAATTTATAAGTTTTAACTAAAACAGATGTATCAAATGCAGCAGTAACTTTTTCAAAAGTAAACTGTTGAGATGTGACAACAGGTTCTCTTGTAGAAATAAATGTTTCTTGATTTGTTTGAGTTAAACCCTTTGAGAAATATTGAGTAACAGCAAAAGATGATATTTGTGAAGAATTGATAGAAAGTGTATCTACAAGTTTGAAAGGATGTGAACCATTCTTAAATTGTTTTGATGGAATTTTAAAGATTCCTGAAACTTCACCAAATTCATTTGTTTTGATAGTCCCTAAATCTGATTCGGAACCAATCATTGAACAAAGTTTTGTAACATCAACATCAGAAAACAATACAAAGAACTGAGTAGATGGTTTCAATCCTGTAACATCAAATCTAATGTCTCTTTCTCTCAAGAAAGGAGTAAGAGCAACATCAACAACTGATGAACCTAACGAAGATGTTTTGATTTGAGATTCATTGAATGTTGTTGTGTTTTGTGTTGAGATTTCTTTCTTACCTTTGAAGGAAAGAAGAATAGCCGGTTGACCGTTCACAAAACCATCAGGAGTCTTTTGTGTAAAACCTCTTGTAAATCCAGAACCTACCCAAAGAGAATAAGTTTCTAAAGTAACTTGATCAATATTTGGGTCAACTGAAGGATTCCAAAGTCTTTTCTCAATTTTTGCATCAATATCATTGAAAGAAACTACTTCTTTTGAATTCTTTGTTTCAGTCTCAGGAACAGATAAAATTTGTGTTTCCCAAGACCCCCATTGTGAATTGAATCCTTTTTCTCCCAATTCTTGATAAACATCATTCTCACCAAAATTGTTGATGTTGACAACCGGCCTTGTTTCCGTATCCGTCCAAAAATCAGTTTCAGGAGTAAGTTTTATCTTTCCTTCCCAAACAAATACTTCAAAAGGATTTAAATTAATAGTTGAAGAAGCGTCTGTTTGTTCTAATAAAGAAACTTCAGCAAAAGGAAGAGTTACTAATTCACCTGTTAAAACAGCAGAAGAGTCTTTTTCAGAAAATGAAGCATCAAGAACCGACATATTAAAGGGTGGTCTTAATTCTCCTTTCTTTGTATCTAAAGAAAATAATGAATCCTTAGAATCTAATGAAACAGATTTATACGTTTTAAAATTATCAACAAGAAACCCGTTTTTAAATCTTGAATTTCCGTTTTGGTCTGGAAAGTTTTGATTCTTAGTTTCAGTCTCTAAAAGATTTAATGCTGTATAGTATTCTAAATTTTCAATTCTCTTCTCTAGTTTCCCTATATCCCTCATGGTGTATCTTTTATTCTCATGAAACTTAATTCCTATAGAAGAAGGAAGTTTCACAGAAGAAGGGATGAAGAGAGTGTAAAGAGTCATGGCATCTAACCTATCCTTTGGGGGAATAGGTTTTTCAGAAGGAGTTCCAACAATAAGTTCAAATGTTTTTGCTGAAGTTAAAACTAACTTATCAAACCTTGGTAATGATGATGAATAAGAAAAAGAAACAACAGATTTTGGTTTGATAGAAGGTGGAGAAATATAAGATGTTTTTCTTTGATCAAACTTTGAATTGGAAGTTGTATATTCTCCTGAGAAACCATATCCAACATTATAAATTAATGTCAAAGTTCCTGATGGTGTTAAATTTCCATGATAAGAAAATTTTGTTCCTGTAATAAATGTTGGAGAAGAAATTTCTTCTAAATTGAAATCAGAAAGAATTGAAGAAGAAGAAAATAAAATATCTTTCAAAGAAACAATTTTATCAGTGATTACAAATTCCTTAGTAAAAGGAAGAGTAATACTTTTTTCTCCTAAAGAAAAATCTATCTTCTTTTCTTGAAAAATTATTCCATCTACAATAAGAAAAGAAATAGGTGAAGAAGAAGAAAATGAAACTTGATTCGTTCCTAAAGAAAGGGATGTCAAGGAAACAGGATTTTTTGAAGCATCAAACCCAAAATAAGAATCTAAAGAAGAAGGGAATGTTTCTTCTCCTTCTTTTATATAAACTTGATTTAAAGAAACAGAAGTGAATACTTTTTGCCCTATAACAGAAACAGCATCAAATGATGAAATAGATGAAGGTAAATCTAATAAGAAAGAATCTACTGTCAAGGATAGGATAAATTCATCTACAGAACAAATTAATTCATTTGAGGTATTGTTGACTGAAACAACATCATCTTTTGTAAAACCATTTCCAAAAAGTATTTCTGTAAAATATAATCTATAAGATGATGAAACTTTTTCTATATAGAAACATTTTGCAGTTCCAACAGTTAAAGAACTTGCATTCTTGAAAATAACAGGTTCTAAATTTTGTGTATCAATAAATTTTTGTACGGACGTTGTACTGACAAATGAAAAATCTATCCATTGTTTACTTGATGATAAATTTGAAGTTACTGAAATAGATTTTTGAAGTGGAATTCTTCGTGTTGCAAGTGAATCAAATTCATAACCAAAGATGTACGCTTTACCCGGTGAAAGTTCTAATAAAAATGTTTCATCATTGTTTTCTTTTATATTCAATAAGAATGGATTTACAGTATAGGAACCTGATTCATCATAAGTTCTTCTAGCTAAAGTTTTTTCAAATTCTGAATAAATCGGTCTTGAAACATCCTTTACAATAATATTATCTTTAATTCTGATGTATTCAAAAAAATCATTTTTTTGAACAATATCAAAGAAATTTTCATCTTCAATGATTGGATATGATTTAAGTGTTAAAACAAATTTTAATCTATCAGCCCCTTCAGAATTTTCTGAAGGAGATGAAATAGCATTATCGAGAAGAGAAGAATCATCAATATATGAAATAATAGTTTCTTTTAATTCAAATCCAATAGAACAAGATGAAAAAGGAATAACAGTTCTTTGAGGAGCAAAATAAAGAAAATAACCATTGATAAAAAGAACTCCCTCTTCAAATTCTATGAAAGACTTTGATGAAGAAAGAGAAACATCAAGATAAAGACTTTGATTTGTTTTTGAATATAATCTTCTAATTCCCGAAGAAGGAAATGAGAAAGTTGTATTTTCTTTAGAAACAATAATTTTATTTTTTGATGATGAAAAGGATTCATCTTTTTCAAATGAAAGAAAAACTATTTCTTCTTTAGAAGAATCATCAATGAATGTTGCACCAGAAAGAGAAGAAAAATCTAATGAAGGAGAAAAATCTTCTATATCTAAGATTACAGCCGAGGAAATTCTTGAAAACTTTCCTCCTGTAACAAATGAACCATTCTTAAAAAAATGAGAGCCAAATGTAGCAATTTGCTCTTGTAGAACAGTTTGAAGTAAATTAAGGTGAGAATGATCAAAGTTTGATCCAGCTCGGAAAAGAACTTTTTGAATATTATCTTCAACTTTAAATGAATCAAAATAAGGTCTATAAGGAGCAATGAATGTTTGATTTGTCATATTTTTTAATTCTTCTTTTCTCTCTTTTCTTCTCTTCTTTGAAAAGAAGAAACTTATTTTTAATATTTTATTTAAAAGAGTTTTTCTAAGTTATTTTTAAAAGTGTTTTCTTTAACTTTTTGAAATTTAATGTTTAATTTTTCTTCTAAAAATAGCCTTTACCTAGATACGTTTTTATTTAAAAAAATAAAAAAACGAAAAAATGCCTTTATAAGATATTGTTTTATTTAATCTTATTTTTTCATTTTTTTCGTTTTTTTCATATTTCTAGGAAAGTTATTTTTTAAGCAGAAAGAGCAATTACCCTGAAATCTTTCACCTTCGGAATGAAGGCTGAATTCTTTGAGAGTAGAACTAATTTCACAGAAAACCAATCAAAATCAGTAATGTTATAATTTCCATCATAAACTAAACTTTCTGTTTGAAATTCAAAATCTACAAAGGAAGAAGATTTAGAACCTTTTTCTGCACTATCTCCTAACAATGTCCATTTCTTTGAAGAAAATAAATCGTCTGAATTTTTTAATGAATTATAAATTTTATAATAAACTTTTATATTAACTTCAGATGAAGTATCTTCAGGAATAAGAGCGGCAAATGAAATATACAATCTATTAGCCATTATAGAAGAATTTAATTTAACAGGTTTAGTTATATACCTAGCCTTTGCTTTTCCACCACTTGCATTTTCTTCAAAAAGTAAATCTTCATCAGAAGGAAATGATATTATATTTTTTATGATAGTTGCAGACATTTTCTGAATATCTAAAATTGGAGAAACAGTTTCTTTTTTTGTAGATAAAATAACAGAAAAAGGTAAAGAGGAAGAAAGATATGAATTTCCATTAACAACAGATGAAGTTTCATAAAATAAATTAGATTCATCCGTTAAGTCTTTTTCTTTTGAAGAAAGAAGATTAGCATCTAGGACAGAAGGAATGACACCTCTCATATCTTTCAAATAAAAAGATTTTGGAAGTTCTACATTTTCATTAAGATTTATAATCTTTGTTGTTTTCAAATAATCTTTATCAAAAAGAGTTAATGAAGCAGAAGATATATAAGTTTCTTTTGGTTGTAAAGAAGGTACATTTAATCTAAGAGTAGAAAATTCTTTTGGTGTTTCTACATTTTCAGTTCCAAAATAAGGAGATAATTCTAAGCTCGCCATGAATGACGAAGAAGTATCAAAAGAACATCTATTCAATCTAAACTTTAAATCTGATTCTGACTGAGGAATCCATGTTGAAGCATTTGCTGATTTTAAAAGAACTCCCGAATAAGGATTTTTTGAAATTCTTTTTTCTTGAGAACCTAATTCAAATTGACCAAGTGTTGCAATCCATGCCTTTGTTTTTGTGTCCCTTGCCTTTACAACAAAATGATATTCAGCGGGTTTCAAATAAAGAGGAGAGTGGAATTTGAACGTTGTTGCTTTAGAAGCATCATCGGAAACAAGAATATCTGATGAACTTTTTGAGACTTCAGAAAAAGGAATCTTTTCTTTTGAGGAAGGATAACCGTTCACAGAAGGTCTTATTTCAAATTCAACAATAGAATTTTCTGCTTTAGATTTGAAAAATAAATCTACTGAAGAAAGGAAAATTCCTTCAGGGTTTTCTTTTTCTTCTACAGAAAAAGATTGAGCAAGCGGGTCAACAATTTCTCCCGTTGCAGAAATAGAACCATTCGTAGAAGTTTTAGAACCACATTCTGATGTAACTTCTATTGTCCATTCTGCTGTTCCTGATGTTGTTTCTTCTGTACCGCCGGAAAGAGAGAAAATAACTTTTAAAGTAAATTTTTCACCATCTTTTCCCGACATAGGAGAAATACGAACTTTAGCATTTGAAGAGATGTTTGTTATACTCCATGCCTTTCCTCCTGAATGTACAACTGCCGTTGCTACTCCTGAAACAACACCAGAACCTGAAGAAGATTGTGACAACCATTCTACTGAGATTGGTGGACAAACAAAAGGTTGAGGTGAAGGAGATACTATTGGAATAATCTGAGATGGAATGATTGGAGTTTTTGTTGGCGTAACAGTTACCCCAGGAATTGGTGAAGGTGGTGGGCTGTAAGGCGGTTCATAGGGCGGATTGTATGCCGGTTGAGAAGGTGGAATATAAAGAGGACTTGGTGAAGGTGCAATAGTTTGAGGTATATAATTTAGAACAGGTTGAAAGAAAATTATATTCTTATTCTTATCTGAATCCGTCAACCAATTGAAAGGGCGAGTTTGAATATATTCAACCGCAGGTGGATTCATCTTTGGTTGATTGTAATAAATTTGAAATTCATGAGTAACAGAAGTAGAAGAACAAGTTTTTGTTTTTGGATTAAAATGATAACCTGAAGCATCTATAAAAGACCCACCTGATTCTATTTCTCTATTTGAGTTAGGAGGAACAGAAAGCTCAAATGTCATATTTGCGCCGGAAATTGTCGTTTCACAAGAAACACTCACAGTAGACCTTGGAATTACAAACGGCCCAAAAAGATAATTTCCATTATCCCCGTTATTAAAAATATTAAACTTTTCTGTAGCTAAATCTATAGTAAGATTCTGACCTAATGATGTAGAAAAGGTCATTGTTCCTGTTTTTGGATTTGTCCGTGGAAAAGAAAAGAATGGAGCAAAAACAAAATATACCTCAAAGGGTGGAAGTTCAGACGGCGTTGGAGTAGGAGTGGGTATAAACGACGAAGTAGGAGTTACTGTTGGAGTTGGGGTTGGAGTCCACGTTGTACCGGGCGTTAATGAAATTGTTGGAGTAGGAGTTACTGTTGGAGTTTGAGTTTTTGTTCCTGATGGAGTTAAAGAAGGAGTTACTGTTGAAGTAGGGGTTGGAGTGGGGGTTCCTGTTGCAATTTGTGTTGAAGTTGGAGTTGGTGTTTGAGTTGGGGTTTGAGTTGGGGTTGGAGTAGGGGTTGGGGTCTGAGTAGGCGTTGGCAATATTAAATCTTCTGAAACAGACCAAGAAATACTTGACGAAGATTTTTCTTCTTTAATAGATAAAGATATGATAACAGGTTCACGAGATGAAATAATTGTTGATTGCTTTGTTTGTTTTAAACCTTCAGCCCTGTATTTTGTTTCTGCAAAAGAATCAACATCTTGAATAGATAATGAATCCCTTAATGTAAATGAGTAAGTTCCACATTTAAATTTTCCACCCGGTAAATTAAAAGTTCCTTCAACCTTTCCTAAAGAATCGGTCATTAAAATTGAAGGAGAAATAGAATCAGTAACATTTTCTGTTCCAAAGAAACAATAAAATCTTGTTGATGGTTTTAAATTCTTTGCTGAAAATTTAATTTCTTTTCCACGCATAAAGGAAACAACAGAAACATCTTTCACAGAAGAGGTTGTTTCATTTGTAATAATTTTTGATTTTGAAAAGGCTGAGATAGAACCAGAACGAACTGAATCTGTTTTTTCACCTTTGAAATCAAGATAGATAGCCGGTTGATTATCTACATAACCATCAGGAGATGTTTTTGAAAACCCTGAAGTGAAATTGCTGTCTACCCATGTTTTATAGGTATTCAATAATTCTTGGTCAACCTTAGAATCAACTGAAGGATTCCATAGTTTCTTGATTGATGCTGATGTAATCTTATCTGGTGAGGTATGTTCAATAGAAGAAAGATTTGTTGTCTCAGGAACAGAAAGAATATTTGTTTCCCATGAATTCCAAACCGTTGAAAATGCCTTAGTGCCTATTTGTTCCCAAATATCAGTTTCACCGAATTGATTTGCAATGACGGAAGGGGCTGTTTCTGTATCAACCCATTCATCAATTTCTGGAAACAAAGAAACCTTTCCTTCATAATTAAAAACTTCAAATGGTTGAAGGTTAATTGATTCAGAACATTTCAATTGTTCAATAAAAGGAACTTCTGAATAAGGAACAGTAATCAAATCTCCTGTTCTTCGTGAATAAGAAGCATAAGGATTATAAAGAACATTAATATAATCCATCTTAAATGATGGCCGTAAAACTCCTTCTTTCAAATCTAAAGAGCATGTATTTTCTTTTGAAGCAAAATCAACAGATTTAAAAGATTTAAAATTGTCAACCAAGAATCCATTCTTATATCTTGAATTTCCGTTTTCATCTAAAATCTCCATATCCTTTGTTTCTTTTTCAAGCAAAGAGAGTGCTGTGTAATATTCTAAATTTTCAATTCTCTTCTCTAGTTTCCCTATGTCCCTCATGGTGTATCTTTTATTTTCATGAAACTTAACTTTGACGGATGAAGGAGATGAAGAATAAGGGGACAAAGAAAGTGTGTAAAGAGTCATGGCTAAAGGTGAATCTCTAGGAGGAACAGGATTTTGAGAAGATATTCCTCTTATGATTTCAAAATTCTTTGATGAAGTTGCAACAAGTTTATCAATTCTACTAAGATAGAAAGAATAAGAACATTCAAAAGTTTCATCAGGGATAGGAATGTAAGCTGATTCTATTTGTCCATCAAGAATATCTACTCTAAAATCAATTGTAGAATTAATTTTAAAATTTTCATTTTGAATTTTTTCTTCAGGAATTGAATCATAATCTTCATAAGAATCTACAGAAAAGAAACCATTTGAAGGGCCGCGTTGAAAAAATTCTAAATCTAACTCTAAGGTTGAAGAAGTATTTGAAAAAGGTAAACCATTAAAAACAAGATAGGAATTATAATAACCTTCCTTTGTTTTATTTGGGAATAGAGTTATATCTTCTAAGATAGATTGTGAAGCAAATCTTGCTGAAATAACTTTTGTAGCATCTAAAACAGGAAGATCAATTCTTTGACCTGTTGAAAGTGATGAAAGAGGAATCAAAAAAGGTTTTACTACTTTTTTCTTTTCTTTTTCTTTTGCTTGATAAACTCTTACTTTTGCATATATATCTGCAATAAAAGATTCTCTTGAATCAAATCTCAACGTAACAACCGTTGAAAGTGAATCAACCGTTGATACTCCATCAGGAATAATATAAGAAGAGTTTTCTGATTCAACAACAATAAAATCTGTTGGATTTAAAATAAATTGTTCATTGTGGGGTAATGTAATAGTTCCATAAACAATATCAGAAGGGCTTCCAGCATCTTCTGAAGGATTAAAAACAACAGAAAGAAATGTTTTTTGAATATAATAATCAGTTCTAATTTTATTAGATGAATCTCTTAATGATTTTATTGAATCTTCAGGGAATTTAAAGAGAAGTGATGAATTTTCTTTAGTGTAAATTTGTGATTCTATCAGATTACCATTACCTACATTATTCTTTGTTATATCAGAAGAGACAACAGATTTTACATCAGAAAATGTTTTATCTTGAATTGTTTTTATATCAAAAAGATAAAGTCTTAATTCTTCTTCAAGATATTTGACATGCCTAACCCTTGCTGTTCCTATCTTATGTAAATCTTCATTTCCACCTGGGCCAAAAGTAATAGAAGAAATAGGAGCATCTAAGAGTGTAATCTCTTCACATTTCTGAACATCAAAAAATCCAAAGAAATTTTCTATACGAATATAAGAACCAAATGAAGTAGCAATTTCAAAACCATCTTTGAAAGAAATATCTAAAGCTCTATCTAAATCTAAAGTTCTTGTCGAAAGAGAATCAAATTCATAACCAAGCACATAAGCCTTTCCGGGTGAAACTTCAACAGAAAATTTTTCTGCATTTCCAAGATTTTCTACTATCTTACATTTGAAAGGTTTTACTGTGTAGTTACCAGATTCATCGTAAGTTCTTCTAGCTAAAGTTTTTTCCAGTTCAGAATAGATAGGGACTCTTATATCTTTTAAAAGAATACCTTTATCAACACGCAAGAATTCTATAAAATTATCTTTAACTTCCATTTCAGAAAGACTTACATCCGTAATAATATCTCTCTTTTCTAATAAAAGGTCTACAATAAAAACATCAATATCTCCACGCCTTTCAATTTTTTTATCTATCTTAAATCCTATAGAACCTGAAAAAACAGAAGAATCTAATGAAAGAATTTTTCTTTGTGCAGGAACTTGAATAAATGCACCATCAAGATAGATAACGCCCTGATTAAATTTTATAAGAGCGGAAGGCGATTTAGAAATAACAGAAAATGAAACATCAAGAGATTCTTTTTTAGAATCAGGATTATAAAAATAAATGGTATCACCTGATGAAAATGATTTTTCAGAAATATCATTCACAATAAAAGTGACTGTTCCATCTTCATTTTTTTCTATTTCTAAGATTTGAGAAACTTTTTCCTGAGTAGATGAAACATATCCCTTTCCTGAAATTAATGAATTAATTAAAGAAGTAGAAAGGTCAAATGAAGAAGAAACTATTAATGAAAAACAAGTGGTATTAATTTTATGGTCACAACCTAAAACTAATGAACCATTTTTAAAGATAGAAGAACCGAATCTAGCAATTTGCTCTTGTAAAATTGTCTGTAACTGATTTAATTCTCTTACTTGAATTTCATAAGATGGTTTGAATAAAATCTTTTGAAAAAACTTAAGAGGGTCATAATCATCAAAATAAGGATACGTTGAAAAAGATGATGTAATTTGTTTATTCATTTTTTATTATCTTTTAAGAAAGTGCTATAGCTCTAAAATCTTTAATTCTTGGAACAATTGAATCATTCGTGGATTCTTTTACTATCTTGATTGAAAACATATCAAATTCTTTCAATGAAGAATTTCCGTCATATTCAATTTCATCTAATCTAAATTCAAAATCAATAAATTCATCTTCTGTAAATGTATTCTTTCCTTCAGAAGTTCCTATGAGAACCCATTTCTTTTTTTCAAGAGTATCTTCAGGATTTTCTACAGTATTAAAACATTTATAATAAAGTCTTACTTTTGTTTCAGAAGGAACGTTTGCTGAAAATGAAATAAAGAATTTAGAAGCTGGTGTATCTGAATTTAATTTAACAGGTTTAGTTATATATCTAGCCTTAGCAAATCCACCCTTTGCTGCTTCTTCAGAAAGTATTTTTTCTGAATCTGATAGTGAATTAATAATATTATGAACAAAAGTAAATGATGTTTTTTGTAAATCTAAAAATGGAGAAACTGATTCTTTTTCTGAATAGAAAGAAAATGAAGAAGAAATTGAACCAAAGATAGTCTGACCTTTGTTCTTTTGTGATTCTTGTTTTCCTGAAATAATTCTTGATGGGGTTGGAGTAGGAAGGATTATCTTTGGTTTTTGTGAAATAGCAGGTCTAGGTTGCTTAGAAGGAGTAACCGATGGTGTAACAGAAATAGAAGGAGTAACAGAAGGACTAACAGAAGGACTTGGCGTTGTTGATGGGGTTGATGAAGGTGTCTTTGTTGGAGTTGGAGTTGGCGTTGGAGAAGAACCAATTAATGGTGAAGGCGTTGGAGTTACAGGGGGAGAACCTGATGGCGTCGGGGTAAGTGATGCAGAAGGCGTCGGCGTCGGGAGTGTTTGAGTAGGAGTTGGAGAAGGTGAAGGAGCCGGAACAACTTCTATATTGATAACATCAGAAACTAAAGGAGGAACATTAACTGAAAATTGAGAATATTGTTTATAAGCTTCAGATGCACCCGAAAGTGGATTCACCATTCCGAATCTTAAAGAAAATCTATCTCCAACCTTTAAATTAGAAAGTCTTATTATTTGTGTTTTTCCACCATTATCAGTAAGACGCCAAATTTTATCATCTAAGGTATAGACATAATTAGGTGTCAGAACTGAATTATTGGTAATATTTTCTGAAGAAAGATTTACAGAAAGAGGTGGGTCAAAAAAGAAAAGTGTTTCAAAAGGAAAGATAGAATTATTAACCTCAATCTTTCTTGTAATAATGCCATTTTGAACATAATGAATAAAAGGTATCTTAGAAGAATCTCTTTTAGCCTTTGAAGTAGGAGTGGGTGAAGGAGGAATAACAAGACCACCTGATGAAACTTGAAAATTTACAGGGTTTGAGACAAAAACTTTAGGGGGACTTCCTGAAAATTCTATGTAATCATAATAATAATCAGTAACCCCAAACCTTACTGAAAAACTATCACCTTCTTTCATAGAAGAAATAGTAATTATTTTTGATTTACCATCATCAGGCGTTAAGAACCAAATATCATCATCTAATGTAAAAACATAACGTCTAGTCGCTGATGTCATTTGAGGATGGTCAAATGCAACTTGACAAGACCCAGGAACAACAGTATTGATAGTTTTATTTTCAGTAAATGTCTTTCCGTTTTGTTTGTAGTAAACAAATGCGGAATCTTTTGAAAGCGATGACGGAGTTTGTGAAGGCGAACTTGCCGTTGAACCTCCTACCTGATTTGCCCAAGGATTAGAAAAAACAGCATTTCCCATGTGAAATAAATTTCCTCTTCTTTTTTTAAATTTCTTTTATAAAAAATGTATTTTTTAATTCCTTCGTCTCATTGAAGGATAATGAAAATAATTCTGGAAACTTTTTACCATCTTCTTTAATAAATTCTAATGAGTTCATAGAAACAGAAGTAGATGATGGTTTAATGATTGAACTATTTACAGATAAAGAATTGAAGAGGAAATTTTCTTTTTCTTCATTTTTATTTTCTAGGACACCTTTAACTTCTTCACCAGTTTTGAAAGAACATCTATAAACAACAAATTTAAAATCTGAATCTGGTTGAGGAATCCATGTAGATGAATTTGCTGATTTAAAAAATGTTCCTATATAAGCATTTTTTTCAATTCTTTCTGATGTTGTTCCTAATTGAAATTCTCCAATCTTTGCAATGAAAGCATTGTAATCTGTGGAATCAGAAGATATACAAAAATGAAATTCTCCCGATTGTAAAAAGATAGGTGAATCAAAAGAAATATGAGTAGGTAAGGAAGCATCATTTGAAATTGAAACTTCTTTGAATGAAATTGTTTTTCTTGAGAGTGGAATATATTCTGAAGAATGAGGAAATCCATTGATGGATTGTCTTAATTCTACTGTTAAAGGTCTTGATGATGATTTTGTTTTAAAGAATAAATCTATACCTGTTATAAACACTCCTTCGGGATATAATTTTTCATCAATAACAAAAGATTCAGCAAGTGCATCAGATGTCGTTTGTGAAGTATTCCTTCTAAAATCAACAAGAAAATAATCAAATGCTCCACCTTGTGAAATAACCTTTATTTTAACTACCTTGTTATAATCTAAAGGTGGAGTATTTTTTGTAAAATACACAACATCCCCTGAATTTCCCGACATTTTAGAAAGAACAACATAATTATTTTGTACATCTTCATCAGTCATTTCTATTGTCCAAGTTGTTTCTTGGGAATTGAATGTTGAAGTTACTGTAAATGAATTTGTACCCTCAAACTCTTTGATAACTAATGTAGAAACATCTACCTTAACAATCTTAGAAGTGGTAGGAGTTGGGGTTGGAGTAGGGTATGATGTGTGTGTTGATGTAGGCGTTGGAGTTGGGGTTGCTTGTCTTGTTCCAGAAGGTGTTTGAGTTGGGGTTTGAGTTGGCGTTGGAGTTGGGGTTGATCCTTCAGACGGAGTAATAGATATAGTTGGGGTTACAGTAGGCGTCTGAGTTGGAGTTACATTAGGAGTTCCAGAAGGAGTTCCCGTTGGGGTTAGGGTTGGGGTTTGTGTAGGAGTTCCCGTTGGAGTTGGAGTTGGGGTTTTTGACGGCGATGGTGACGGGGTTGCTTCTAAAGAAGAAGTAACCGAAGGTGTAACCGTAATTGTTGGGGTTATTGAAGGAGTTTGTGAAGGAGTTGGAGTTGGTGTTGGAGTCCATGAAATAGTAGGAGTTAATGAAATAGTAGGAGTTATCGTTTGAGTTACGGAAGGGGTAACTGTAATCGTTGGGGTTGGGGTTGATGTAATACCGGGTGGATTAGAAGGCGTCGGCGTTAATGTTGGAGTAACACTAATTGAAGGCGTAAGTGAAATAGTAGGAGTAACGGAAGGCGTCGGCGTTGGAGTAGAATTAATTGTTGGGGTTAAAGAAATTGTTGGAGTAACTGTTGATGTTGGGGTTGGAGATGCACCAAATGAAGGCGTTGGAGTAATCGTTATTCCAAATGAAGGTGTGACGGAAGGAGTCACTGAAATTGTTGGAGTAATTGATGGTGTAACTGATGGCGTCGGCGTTAATGTAATCGTTGGGGTTGGTGAAGGTGTTTGAGTAATCCCTAATGATGTAGTTGGAGTTACTGTTGGAGTCGGCGTTTTAGTTGGGGTAATTGTTGGTGTCTGTGAAGGCGTCGGCGTTGGTGAACTACCCGGTGAAGGTGTTAAAGTTGAAGTTGGGGTTACTGTTGGAGTCGGCGTTCCTGTTGCAGCGGGTGTTGCAGTAGAAGAATTAGTTGGGGTTACTGTTGGAGTCGGCGTTCCTGTTGCAGCGGGAGTTAAAGTTGGAGTCGGCGTCGGCGTCGGCGTTGGAGTAGACGTTGATGCAGAAGAAGGCGTTGGAGTAGGCGTTCTCGTTACAGTTGATGACGGAGTTGGGGTTGGGGTTGGAGTAAAAATCTCTTTTGCATTTCCCCAAGCATAAACTGTTTTTAAAGATGTTTCAGTCTTATCTATTCTTGTTAATTGTGGTTCTCTTGATGATAGATAAGTTTCTTTTTTTGAAAGAGAAAGACCATTTGCCGTGAATCTTGTTTCTGCTGATGAAGTAATTTCATTTTGTGTATTAGTGTCAGAGTCACAGATTCTAAAAACCTTTTGCCCTATTGAAAAAACTCCTTTTGGGCAATGAAATATCCCATCAAGATTTCCCTCTTCGTCTGAAATTAAATTTCCAGAACAAAAATCAGTTACATCCCTTAAATCAAAAAAACAATAAAAACGAGTGAAAGGTTTTAAATTCTTTGCTCGGAATGTGATGTCTTGTTCTCTTATAAAAGGAACTATTGCAATATCTTCTACTTTTTCACCTAATGAATTTGTTATAATTTTTGACGAATTAAATGCAGTCTGAATACCTGTTCTTTCTGAATCTTCACTTTGAACTTTGAAAGGAAGGAAAATAGCAGGAAATCCGTTTACATAGCCATCGGGTTGTGTTTGTTCAAAATACCCTGAAAAACCGGATTCAACCCATTTGTTATATCTTGAAATTAAATCAGTCCCAACCGTATTATCAACAGAAGGATTCCAAAGTTTATTTTCTTCCTTGGTTGAAAGATTTGCAAAATTTCCTTTTTCTAAAGATGTAAGAGAAATATCCTTTGAAACTTTCGTAATTTTCGTATCCCAAGAATTCCACTCTGTTGTAAAAGCCTTTGCTCCTATTTCTTCCCAAACATCATTTTCACCAAATTGATTGATAGTGACTGAAGGTTTTGATGAAGTATCTACCCATTCATCAGTTTCGGGAGAAATAGAAAGAGTTCCATCCCATGAGAATACTTCAAAGGGTTGGATATTGATAGTCTCAGATGTTTGTAACTGTTGAATAAAAGGAATTTCAATATAAGGAAGAAGAACAATATCACCTACTCTTACTAATAAAGATTCATCCTCTTTGAAAAAAGCTTTTTTATTTCTTAATTCAAAGGAAGGTCTTAAAAATCCATTCGTAATATCAAAAGAACAAGCATTATCAGGATTAGTATAATCGAGAGATTTAAAGTTTTTAAAATTATCAACCAAGAATCCGTTCTTAAACCTAGAATTCCCTAAGTTGTCTGTTATTTCTAAGTCAGCAGTATCTTTTTCTAAAAGAGTAAGAGAAGTATAATATTCTAAATTTTCAAGACGTTGTTCTAATTTCCCAATATCCCTCATGGTGTATCTTTTATTTTCGATAAATTTTAAGTCAACAATATCTTTTGATGAATTACCCGGTGGTAGAGTAATTGTGTAGATAGTCATTGAAGTAGACTTATCTTCAGGAATATTAGGATGAAGTGATGGTACACCTCGAATTATCTCAAAAGACTTTGCTGATGTTACTGCTAATTTATCTATTCGCGATAGATAGAAAGCATAAGAACATTCAAATGCACCATTAGGAATTGGTGTATAAACATTCTCAAATGTTCCTGAAGCGTTCATAGAAGGTCTAAAATCTAGTACAGATGAACGCTTCAAAAATTTAGGTGCCCTTGAAGAAGAAGATGTTGAAGAAGGAATATCAGAATAATCAATAGAATTCCATGTATCAGGAGAAAATACAGACGATTTTGAATAAGAAAGAAAAGAATAGGTAATAATCAAATCTTCTTCAAGAGTTGAAAGACCAAGATATTTTAAAGTTGATGTTTGATAATAATAAAGACTTTCTTTCTTTTCAATTTCAAAAAGTGGGAGTAATTCTTCTCTTGAAAGTCCTTCTTTATTTTTTATTCTTTTTAATTTTAATTTTATTTGTGAATCTTCAATGTTTTGACTCCATCCTTGAGGAATAGAAGAAATTTCTAAAGTTTTTTCAACTTCTTCAAAAGAAACTTCTTTTCCTTCAACAATATCTACAATACCTAAAATATCTGAATCAAAAGAAAGTGAATTGTCAATAACTAATCTTATTGAACGTGAAGTAGAATCTAACAATTCAAACGATGAAACAGGAATGATACTTCCATCATTTTTTGAGAAAACAATAAAATTATCTAAAGAGCCTATGAAACGTTCTGAACCAGAAAGTTTCAATGTGGCAAAGACTGATGTTGATGACTCATTTTCTTTAGAAAATCTAACATCCCTAAATGATTTTTGAACAGAATAAGAAGAAGAATATAACTCTTTTATATTTTCTTCAGGAAATGAAAAAATAACTTTATCATTTGTTGGGTCATAAATTTTTGATGAAATAAGATTTCCTGTTCCTGAATCATCTACAGAACCTACAGATTTAACTTGATCAAAAGAACCACTATCCAACACAACATCATAGATATAGAGCCAACAAACAGAAGAGAATGTTCTGAAATGTCTTATCTTTGCAGAACCTATTTGAGATGAAGTTTTTTCAGATTCAGTTCTCAAAACTCCTGAGAAATCTTTGAAAAGTCGAATAGTTGAATTTTTTTGAACATCAAAAAAACCTTTTACAGAAGCTAACTTTATATAAGAACCATAATAGGTAGAAATAGCATAACTTTCTTTTGTTTCTGTATCTAAAGATTTCTCTAAATCAATTCGTCTTGTTGCTAAAGAATCAAATTCATATCCAAGGACATAAGCCTTTCCGGGTGAAATCTCTAAAGTGAATTTTGTTGGGTCTTTGTTTTCATGATCAACGACTCTACAAGTAAAAGGTTTTACCGTGTAGTTTCCAGATTCATCAAAGGTTCTTCTAGCTAAAGTTTTTTCTAATTCTGAATAGATAGTTGTAGAAATAGATTTAATAACAATTCCATCTTTTATTCTTAAGAATTCAAAGAAAGAATTTAATTCACTTTGTTCAGCATAATTATTATCTTGAAGAATTTTCTTTGTATCTAATTCAGCAACCTTAGCATACCTATCCGCACCTATGGCATTTGGATTGTTGAAAGTTTTATTTTCATAGAATGAATTATCCAACAAAGAAAAATCTTCTTTGTAGGTAATAATATAATCTTTAATTTGAAATCCAACAGAAAGTGAAGGGTATGCTGAATAAGGGTCTAAAATTTTCTTTTGAGAAGGAACATAAACAAAATAACCATCAACAAAGAGAACTCCTTCTAAGAAAAGAACAGAAGAAGAAGGAACTACTGAATTTTCTTTCTCAGAAATCTTCAATCCATAATTTTCATTGATAGTTTTTGTTTCAGGGTCATAGAGAAATACTTCTGTTCCTTCTGAAATAAGTTTTCCTGAGATAGAAGAGAAAATGAAAATAGATTCATCTTTCCAAGTATTTTCGGATTTAGGAAGAATGAATGAGATATGAGCTATAGAACTTTTATCTTTTGTTGCAACTTGTTTGTCTGAGAAATTATTAAGAAAAGAAACGAGAGAAGAAAATGAATAAGTTTCATCTATAACAGCAGAAAATGAAGAATTGATAAATTTATTATCACACCCTGAAACAATAGAACCATTCTTAAAGATTGAAGAACCAAATCTTGAAATTTGTTCCTGAATGATAGTTTGAAGTTGATTTAATTCTTTTGTTTGAAGTTCTGTATCTTTCTTGAAAAGAATCTTATAAAATCCTTGATTCTTATCATAAGAATCAAAATAAGGTTCTCTGTTAAATGAAATTGAATTATTATCCATTTTTTCTTTCTTATGTTTTTCTTAAAATAATTATTTTTTAATTAGTTTCTACAATCAATTTAATTCTTTCTAATTGTGTTGATTTTCTTTGAACAGGTTCATGATAATTGATATAAAGAATACTTCCTGAATAAGTCCCAATGAATTTTGTTGGATTGGATGAACGAAGTGAGGAGTTATTATAAAGAGGATGTGCTACTCCATAATAAGCATCCTCAGATGTAAATGTTCCTGAAATATCTTTAAAATTTGTAATAAGACCTGTTTTTCTAAAATAAGCATCTAAAGGAAAAATTGAATCTTCTGAACCTAAAATATCTACAGAAATAATTGTATAAAATGCACCTAACTCAAAAGCACAATCAAACCCATGTCCACCTAAAGGAGAATATTGAAGTCTTAAGACCGCTGGAGTATAAGCAGCATCATTATCAATGAGTGAAGAAGAACAAATATCATAACCTGAACCTTCATTAGTAACAGTGACCTTTGAAATAGAACCAGAAGTAACTTCAAAGGTTGCCGTCAATCCAGTACCATTTCCTGAAAATGAAAGCTCAGAAGTTGCTTGATTGTAATTAGAACCTCCTGAAATAACATCTATTCTATCAATAGTTCCTCTTATTGCTGATGTTGACATTCTATATTGTGCTGATGTAGAAGATAATTCAAAATTACCTTTGACGGGAATATAAGAAGAAGAAAGAAATTTTACTCTATCATCTTCAGGTACATTAAACATAAACTTCCATGTATATCCGTCTGAGAGTGTAATGGGTTTTAAAAATTGACCAGAAGGTTGTTCAATTGATTGCGCTCCAAAATTATTGAATATACATTTATAGACATTGTATTCAGAAGTTATGACATAAAAAGGATTTGTCCCTGAATAGAATTGTTTTCTTAATAAATTATCATCATAGGCATCATAAACATCATAAACTGAACCTTGTATCCAATTATATCTTTTTATAGCTAAAGAAATATCTGAAGATTTTACCTTTTTCATAGCAATAATATCAGACGTTTCATTCTTTAACGCTTCCATGTTAATAGATGGAGAAGGAATAACAAAACCTGGAATAAATTCATTTACATCCCAAGGATTAGGTTTTCCTGTAAAGATATAAAAATTACCTGAAGATTGAAGAGATTTATAAAAAGCAATGTTTTTTGTTATTTTTAAGAAATCGGTAGAAAGTGAACTCATGATGTATTATTTTCTCTAAAATAAAATTAAGGAATTGATAGTATTCTCTAAAGAAGAATTGATGTCATCAATCGTCGAAGGAGTAACTATATTGAAATCTTTTTGTGATATTTCTGCTTTCGTCTCAAAACAAAACAAAGAATCTACTTCAGATGTTTTGTAATTTCTAACAAAAAACAATGGGGTATCGTTTGTATATTTAATTTTCGGTAAATTTCTTCTTATTTGAGAAATATCTTCAATCTCTAAAGAAACAGTTGTTGTATAAGGTGCAACAGATTGTTCTATATTTGAAACTATTTCGGATGAAGCAACAGATTCTATATCCTTTCTTGTAAAGAGAATAAATCCGGGTGAATGAATTAATTGTCTAATCTCAGTTTCAGGAAAATCTTTTTGAGAAGATTTGTAGGCAATGACGTATGAAAAATTCTGATGAAGGAAATTATCTTGAAGAATCTTCTTTCCGCCTAATAAATTTACACTTTCTGCAAATTCTGAACGTTTTCCAATGAAAGTTGTTTCATAAGAAAATACAAGCCCTGAAACAGAACATGTTGCAGAAGAAGCATCAATGCCAATACCAGAATCAAGTATTTTTACTTTCTTAATAATTTTATGTGAAGAAGAATACCATGAAATAGATGCACCAGTTCCCGTTTTAGAAAGAGAAATGATAGGAGGAATAACATCAGTAAAGAAATTATTTTTGATGATAGAAATATCAACAATTTCTCCAAAGTTATTGACTTGTGTAACCTTTGCTTCAAACTCTAATTCTGTTTCTGAACAAACAAAAATATCTCCTTCAAGATAACCTTCTCCTCCTGATAAAATATCAAAAGAATCAATTTTTCCTTTTGAAATAAACTCAAACGAACAAATAGCCGGTGAAATAGATGAAACATCAGAAAAAGAAAATATCTTATCTTTTCTTTGAGGATAAAGAGAGGAAATAACTGTAAAGGATGAAAGAACAGGAAAAAGAGTTCCTATCTGAACTCCTTTATAATAAATTTTATTTTTTCCTTTTAATAAATCTTTTTCTTCCTTTGAAATATCTAAAACTAATTGAAAGATAGAAGAAACCTTAAAAATTTCAGAAATTATAATTTCAAAAGAAGAAAATCCTTCAAAAGTAATTTTATCTCCTTTTAAAGTATAGTAATCAAATTCTGAAGGTAAAAATGAAGGGTTTAAGTAAACAAAGAAGATAGAAACAAAAGGAACATTTGATGATCTCGCTAAAAATTTTTTTGGGTAATAAAGTTCAGGAGTTTCCCCTAAAATAATTTTAAACAAAAGGTCTAAAGATTCTTTAGTTCCCTTAACTCTATATAAATCAACAATGCGTTTAATGAATACTCTTCTTTCAGCCTTTGTTTCTTCAGGTAAAGATTTAAAATAAAGTGTTTTAAACAAAGGTATTAATTCATCAAGAGTAGAATCAATATCTTTTATTTTCTTAAAATTATCAATGATAGATAAAACACCATAAGACTTATCTTTATCTAAAGTTTCCATCCATTGATAATAATACTCAAGAAATTTTACAAAAAGAGGATATGATTGATTATAAAACCAAGGAACTTGATATTTGATTTGAGATTTTATAGATTTAGATGTTAATAACATTATCTTTCTTTTTCTTTGTTTTTTATTACAATGAATCTAATACAATATTTCTTTCTATAGTATCTAAAACTAATGAAAAGAATGAATTATCAGAAGAATATAAATCTATATCTTTAGGAAGAGCAAAAAGTGAAAAATAATCTTTTGAATCAAGATAAGCTGTTAGTAAGAAATCATTAAGATAAAGTTTACCAAGAGAATAATCTACAGTTCCAATCTTAAGAGTTTGTACTAAGGATGAATTTTTATTTTTTCTTGAATAAAGAATAGAACCAAGAGAATCATCTAAAAGCATTTCATTCGTATATAAAGAAGAAGAATCTAAACTAAAATTTGTTGATGAATAAATTGAACCAGGAATAATTGAAGAAGAAAATGAAATTTCTTTCGTTTCAATAGAATTGACTTTTGCAAAAATATTCTTCTGAAGTGTTGTAGAGATATTAACAGATTTAATAAGAGGTTCCTGAGTTTTTAAGAAGTAAATTAATTCAGAAGGTCTAAAAGTTACACCAGAATAAGATGTAATGAACAAAGAAAGAAATGAAGTAATTTTTTCTGAAAATAGATTTATGTCTTTTACTGTTCTTGGATCAATTTTTATTTGAATTGTCGGTAGTAAAAATATAATATTAGGGTCAACCAGAACAAAATTCATTCCTAAAACTGATTTTGCTTTGATATATTTTGAAAGCAATTCTTTTTGATAAGAAGATATTTTCTCTAATCCCTTTAATTTCAACATACAAAAAACAGAACCATACCTTGGAGGGTCATTATCTTCTCCACCCCAAATTTTTAATAATTCGATATTATTGAAGTAAGTATTGATGTAATATTCATAATCATTGATTGTTATAATTCTTTCCTGAGCTTCAAAGTGAAAAGAACCATACTTACGAATAGATTCTATAGATTGTTTTTCTGAACCATCAAATGATTTTAAATCTTCAACAATAGGTTCTACAAGAATAGATGTATTTGTATATCCTGATAGATGTGAAACACCTAAATCTGTTTTTGAGAATGAAAGTGAAGAAAGGTTATTTGGTTCAGAACCAGAAGAAGAAATGAAAGTAGTTTCTATTACATTTCCTTTTGAAAGTGATTTTCCAAAAATACCATCGCCAAAATAAATCGTATAATTACCATCAATATTTTCTTGTATGTAATATACTTTAGATAAAGAATCAATCCCATAAAGATTTGATGCTTGTTCATATTCTAATAAAGAATTTTCAAGAGAATTTCTTGATTCATAAGATGATAAATTTGGAAAAACTTTTACTCGCAACGTAGCAGTATCAATCCTTGAAAAAGGTATTGAAAATGAATCTGAAGGTGAATCAACAATAAATCTATGGGTTCCTTTGACTCCTTCATGAAGAAGGATAGAAGAAGCAATGAAATTAGAACCGTCTCTCTTTAAAATAAAAGAATCTAAGTTTAAAAAAGTAAATGATGATGAAGAAAATGCAGTAAATGAAGGAACTAGAATTTGGGTAGAAACGTCACCAGATGCAACAGGTATTGTGATGTTGACTAAAATCTTTGAACAAGATGCTGATTTTGGTGTAAACCCTACAGGTTTCAAAGATGAAATGAGAGATGAACGTTCTGTCGCTGAATCTATAAATGCTTCTGATAGCATAGTATTAAGATAAACTAAATTATAATAAGTGTTATAAGCTAGTATATCTAAGATAGAACTTATATTTGAACCTTTATAATTAAAGTCTTTAAATTCTGTCTGACTTTGAACAAAGTTTTTTAAAGATTCTTTAATCTGAGGAAAATCTAAATTTTTAACTTCTAAAGGATTTACAGATGTAATAGATGTATTAGTTGCCATTTATCTAATTTTCTTTATGATTAAATCTAAAGTTGAAGTATAAGGAATATTTGATATTTTATAAACAATTGATAGGAAAATATCATCGTTATCTAAATTAGATAGATTAGTAATAACAATATCATTTATTCTTTGATCATACTTATAAATTAAACTTATTATATCTTCTTTAATAGTCTCTATATAAAGAGAATCCATGTTTTCAAAAATATAATTTCTAATATTTCCACCTAAAAAAGAATCAAATCTTTTTTCTTTCTTATTAATTAAAACAATATTTTTTATAGATGCTTTTACAGCATCATCATCTTCTAATTTAATCAAATCCTTCGTAATAGGATGTTTTTGAAATCTTAAATCTATATCAGAATAAAATTTTTCCATTTTTTAAGAAAATCCATATCCGACAAGGAAACCAAGCCATGTAACTCCTCTATCAAAAGAAATAAAATTAAAAAGATAATCTACAAAGGGGTCAAGAATAGGATTAGGTGCAATACCGGAATCCCATTTCACATTGATTGGAAATGACATAACATTCCCACCAATGTCGTTTTGTTTAAGGTAGATAGAAACAGAGAGGAATGTATTCGTAACAGGTAATCCAGAAAATGAAAATGTTACATTTCCGGTCATAGTACCTGAATAGAACATAAATGAAGAAAGATTTAAAGAAACATTTCCTGAAATATTTCCAAGAGGAGAATATAATTGGTTGTAGTTATTCTCAAATTGTGTTTGAATGTCAAGAAAAAACTTTGACAATGATTTTATTGTTTGACCTGAATCTGTGACTACAGAAGTAGTATTATCTCCATTAACAATAGTATTAATAATTTCTGCATTAGATTCTAAAGCAATAATCTTTTCATCAAAAGTAGGCATAAGGTTTATCTTCTCTAAGAAGGAGTAAAAGAATTTTGTTTATTTATTTCAGAAATCAATAACTTAGCAACAAAAAAAGAATCAACAATGTCGGTTATTGGTGAGTTTAAACTCGTTCTATCCTTAATAGAAAGTAAAGAATAAATATCCTTTTTTGTCTGTTTCTCAAATTCTAAAATCATATCTTCTTTTCTTGCATTTCCATTACCTGTTGCAAATTTCTTTATTGTTTTTGGTGAAAATAATTCAAAGGATTTATTTGAATTGAATAACAACATTTTCAAATATCCTGAATTTTCAGCAATCCCAAAAACTTTTCCAACTGAATTAAAAGAATAATCTTCCATTCCAATAAAATCTGATTTTTTAATGAAAGGAATGAATAAATCTGAGAGAATTTTTATTTTCTCATAAGAAGAATCAAACGAAGATTTTAACCAATGAAAATATATAGTTAAATTATCATCTTCAACTAAATATTCTAAACAAGAATGTTTTTTATTCTTATAAACACAATGTATCTCAATACTTTCTTCTTTCGTTACATTATCTATTTTTATTAAAGAAATAGCAGGAGAAGAAAGAGAGTAATCAATTCCACAAAAAAGATTCTTATCTTTTTTAAAATAAAAGGTATCCAAATTATTATGTATTTCCTAATTAAATTAAATGATCCTGAAACTGATTTTGTTGATTACTTAGTTACAAAAGATTTACAAAAGTCTTTAGAATATTTATCAAATGTACAAATGTCTGAGAGTTCAAAATATGGAAATTCAATTACTTCTTATTTAAAGAATAATAGGAAGAAATTTTATGACTTATCAAGAGAAGAAATCTTTCAAAATGAATGTTTAGAACAAGTTAATGCTTTCTTATTTAATTTAAAAAATAAGAAAGCAAATAAAACTAACTTTGATGATGTTTATTATACTCAGATAGAACCTGATGAAGAAGATAGAGCAAAATGGAAGATAGAAAGAGAAAAGGAAAAGGAAAAGGTAGAAGAAGAAATTATCAATCAAGAAGTTGTTGTTGAAGTAGGAGTAGAAGAGGAAACTATTAATGAAGAAATTACTGATACTACTATTAAACAATCTCCTTCAAGAAAGAATTCTTCTCCTAAAAGAATTTCTTCAAATAAAAAGAAATAATTAATTTAAAGAAATGAATAAACAATCTATTCCTGAAAATCCTCTTGTTAAATTATTAAAGGTTAAAAAAGGATACTTAGAAAGAATTACTCCTAAAGAGGATGGAAGAATAGATTTTATTCTTCAACAATTATTATATTCATATGAACAAAATAAAAATAATTCAAATATTATAGATTATACTCCTATAGTTCTAATTCTTTCTATTTCTCAAGATAAAAAAATATATAATCTTTTTGATTCTAAAATTAAAATTTTTCAGTCAGGAATATATGGATTAAATTTAAATCTTCTATTTTCTTCTTCTTCAGAAGAAAATAGTAAAATTATTTTTAAATTAAAACAAAAAATCATTTCTTTATATCTTTTATATATTAATACTACTGCAAAAGGTTTAGAAAAGATTAAACAAAATATAATATCTGAATTAAAAAGTATAGTCTTAGAATTAATGATAATAGATAAATCAAAAAAGATATTTGATGAGTCTCCTTTTAATGTTTATGAAACAAAACATATTCTTTATTCTAAGACATTAGATGACATTAAATTGGTTAATCATTTAAAAGAAAATTTAATTCCTAAATCTATTATGGAAGCTCACACACCAAAATCAAAAAATTTAACCCTTAGAAAAAAATAATAATTTGTGGTATAATAAACTTAAAATTCTCAACAACAAATTTATAAACAATCTATAAAAGGAAATTTACATGAATACAAAGAAAACATTTTCTGATTTTATTAAAAATAAAAATCCATCATCAGATAGAGAAAAATATTGGAATAACCCTGATATTTTTTCTAAATCAGATGAATGGATTAAAGAAATTGAATCGGGAAAAGTAAAGGTAGAACCTATTCCTTCTTCGTCATTAAAAAATGATGAAGAAAAAGATGATAAAGAAGAAAAAGAAATGTAACCTAAAGATTTCCTCTTTTCTTGAAAAGAAGAAAAAATGGAGAATAGAATTTATTTCTATTCTCCATTTTTGTTTTTTTAGGTTTCTGAAAAAGAGGAAATATAAAAAAGTCTAAGTCTGCTAAAAAATGAATTTTTTTAATTTTTTTCTTGTTTCAATTCAAAGACTTACAAGGGTCATTTTTACGTTTTTTTACGAGGTGGTAGTCTAGGTACTCTTTTTTTCAAAATTTTCATTTTTTTAATTTTCGTTTTAAAAACAAAGGGTTAAAAATCTCTAAATTTTGTAAATTTTAATTATTTTTAAGGGGTTTGATGACTTCTTTTAGCTTCAACCAATTTGAATTTCCTTTCAAGGCTTTATCTAAAACGTCTGTGGTAATAGTTCCAACTAAAAGAAGTTTATAAATTAAACCTACTCCATTTGAAAGAACAGGATTTTTATTTCTTTCTCTTGATTCAATAGAAAGTATCTTGAATACACAACCGGGTGGAAGTAATAATTCATATTCATTAGGATAAGCTGATATATTTTTAATATACATAGCTCTTGTTCCTTTCCTTAGATAAAATATATAAAAAATTCCAAAATCGTTTTCATCATGAAATGATGAAGCAGTTTTAATATCTAATGTTGTTGACAACCACGCATTATCAATAACATAATCTCCAGCAACTTTATCTTTCAAAATAAAATTAAAATCTGTTCCTCTTATTACAGTGAGATTTGATTGAAGAATGAAATGTTTATTAAAACTAACTTGTGTTAAATTAACAATATCATTTTCAATATCTTTCTCATTAACTTTTCCTAACTCTGAATTCCTCAAATAAGTATTAATTTTATAAGATATATCAGAATATTCTTTGATTGGTTCAGATATAGAATAATCATTTAAAATATTACCTTGATGTTCTGATAGTGCATTTGAAGTATCAATCATTTCAGTCTTTGTTGCCATTGACGCATCATAACTATTTGCAAATACTGTTTTTACTTCTTCCATCATATCAGGAGAAACAGAATCATATAATTCTTTTGAAAAATATTCTTGACAATCTTTAATAAACTTTTTTTTCTCAGTTTCAGTTGTACCTGGAATAAGATGAGAGATACTATTAAATGAATTAAGTTTAGATAATTTATATAACTTGATATTGTTGATATATTTTAACATTTCTAATTGAGATAAACTTCTTTTTACATTCATTGTTTTTTTATCTAAAGAAAATAATTCTTCTCTTGATACAAAGACTACAGAATTTAATTGAGTATCAATATATCGTTTGAATGAATTTAAAACAGGATTAGTTCTATATATTCCTTCTTCAAATGAAGGTAGATAATCATTTAGATGTTTTTTTATTTCTTGAATAGAATTTTTATCTTTAAAATCTAAAGAAGTAAGTTGATTAAAATCTAAATGATAAGAAGCAATAAAATCATTCAACAAGAATGAGAATATTTTTTCTTCTTCAGTTGTTTCCTTTCTTTCTCTTGAGAGAAGAAAATAATTAGTTGAAAGGTTAAACTTGAAATTTAGTTCATTAAATTTCAAAAAAGGTCTATGGTAAGTTTCCTTTTCTTCTTTCTCAGAAACTTTGTTTTCTTGTTCACTTGAAAATGGTTCATTTGTTAGTGTTGTTAGTGAATCTAATTCTGGAAAATTATCTGTAGATTGATTTGTTAAATTGATTGAAGAAACAGGTTTATATTTCTTAGGATTTTTAAAAAATTCATCCATGACTTCACTACAAGTTATATTAGTTTCATCATTTTCAACATCAAGAGAATTAATTATCTTAGAAGGTTTTTCTTCTGAAGAAAAACAAATCCATTTGAATAAATCCTTCTCAGAAGAAACAAAAGGATTTTTCATAGAAGGGAAATATTTCTTCATCATTATTTTAAATTGAACAAAAAATCTAGTTAATAATGATAAAGGTATTTGTTCAGGAAATGATATAATTAATGATTTGATTTGATTTTTAAAATGTTTAGAAAATTCTTCAAGAATATTTTCAAGTATTTCTTTATAAAGAAGAACAGAATGAATATCTACATCCGCTTGTTTTTGATGAGTGACTTTTAATGTCTTTCCCATCTTCAAAGTTGAAAGTTTTAACTCCCAAAGATGATTAGCAAAAGAAGGATTTATTTTTGCTAAATGAACAATGTAGGGAATACCTTTTTTCTTAAATCCAAAGATATGATGGGAATTTAAGATTGAAGAAGGAAGTCTAAGAGGAAATTTGACATTGTTGGTCATATAGTTTTAATTTTTTACCTTTTTGGTTTAATTTTATCTTTTAATTTTAACCATTTTTCATTATTACCACAAATATCATCCATGATATTCGTTGTAATAGTTCCTACTAATAAAAGTCTATAAACTAAACCATAACCTTTAGCAATATTATGATTTTTATTAGCCTTTCTACTTTCTATAGAGAGAATTTTAAAAACAGAACCGGGTGGTAGAAGTAATTCATATTCATGTTTGTAATTAGAAATAGATTGAATATAACAAGCTCTTGACCCTTTCTTTAGATATATAACTAAAAGTACCCCATCATCTAATATGAATGAATTAGCAGTATTAATACTTAAGGTCGTTGAAATACATCCTGAATCAACCACATAATCACCAGCAACATTATTTTCTAATCACTTATCATTATTCAATCCTCTAACAACAATTAAATCTGAAGGAAGAGTAAAATCTTTATGATATAAGGATTCAATTAAATCAATAATTGTATTTTCGTATGTATCTTTGAACTTAGAATCTGTATCATTTTTTCTGAGTATATCATTAAAATAAAATGAATTTCTTGTATATTCCCTTAAAGGATTTACAAGTGTTTGATTCTTGAAATTATCTTTTAGTCCATCATTTAAAATGGATGAAGTATCTATGCTAGAATAAGTTTGAGGCATCGTTGCATCAAAAGAATCAGCAAAATATGCCTTTACTTCGTTTAATTCACTTTCTGGTACGGAATCAATTATTTCTTTTGAGAAAAATGATTCTAATCCCTTTAGAAATTTTTCTTTTTCATCCTTAGTATTTCCAGGAATAGTTTCAGGTAGATGTTGCTTTTTAACATCTTTGTAATTAATATATAACTTTAACAGTTTTTTATTTTTTTCTACTTCTTTCTTTTCATTAGTCCTAGTAACCTTTAACTTTGCTTTATCAATAGAAAAGAATTCTTCATTTGAAGTAAAAATGATAGAATTTAATTTATTAATGACCCATGTTTTAAATGAATCAAATTCATCAGAAGTATCTACTTTCAAAGCATATTGATATAAATGTTTCTTTGTATTATCTATTTCTTTCTTATCATTAAATTTTAAATTTAAAAATGTAAATCTATCAATTTTAGTTTTTGAAATAAAAGCATTTAAGATTTTAGTGAATAATACTTCATCCTCTGTATTCTCTAAACCTTGAGATGAAATCATCAAGTAATCAGTTTCATCTAAAAATATTGATTTCTTTTCATGGAATAAAGGTAATACTAATAATTCTTTAGTAGAAATTTCATTGGTATTACAATACTTAAAAACATCTTTACAATAAAAAATAAAGGATTGAATAGCGGGTTTAAAACTGGCTATTTTATCTTTAACTTTTTTAGAATTAAAATTAATATTTGAAAATTCATTAATGAGTTTTTTAATAATATCTTCAATGTAATTATCGGTATTATCTACTTCTATATGATAAAAGATGAATTTAAAGAAATTATGGTTTTGTTCGATTTCTTTGAAAGAAATCGTTTTTAATTCAACAAATGAAAGTTTCTTTTCTAAGACTTGATCATTACAAAAGTAATTGATATTGTCTGAGAATTTTAAATTTATTTTTTCTTGAATTTGGTTTAAAGTAAAGGATGCAATTTCATCTAATATATCATTTTTAATGGTTTGATTTTTGTATTTTTTATTACCATTTAAACTTTCTACCTTTTCATCATTTTCATTGAAATCTAACTCAGGGAAATTTTTTATAGAATCTGGTGAAATAGTGACATTAGAAACAGGCTTAAAAAGGTTTGGATTCGTGAAGAATGTTTCCATCAATTTTGAAGGAGTAATACTTTCATTAGGTTCCTGAAGATTAAGAATTGATGAAGGTTCATCTACAGAAAAATAAATCCATTTAAGCTTATCATCGGCTTGAGAAACTTCAGAATGTTTTAAACGTGGAAATGATTTTTTCATAAAAAGTTTAAAAATGATAAAAAATTTATCTAAAAGAGAAATAGATAATTGCTCAGGAAATGAAATAACCAATGTTCTTACTTGCGCTTTAAAATGTTTTGAGAAATCAATTAATATATTTTCAAGTATTTCTTTATAAAGAAGAACAGAATGAATATCTACATCAGCTTGTTTTTGGTGAGTGAATACATTTAATTTCTTTCCTAGTTTTAATGAAGCAACCTTTAATTCCCAAAGCTGATGAACTGAAGAAGGATCAATCTTTGCTAAATGAATAATATAGGGAATATCTTTTTTCTTAAATCCAAAGATATGATGGGAACTTAAAACTGAAGAAGGGAGTTTAAAAGGAAGCTTGTCATTGGTCATAGTTTAATCTCTTTTTGAGTTTTATTTGGTTTCTTCAGGTTTGATTTTTTCTTTCAACTCTAACCATTTTAGACTTCCCTTACAAACTTTATCTAAAACATCAGTTGTTACAGTTCCAACTAATAAAAGTCTATAAACAATACCTTTAACATCTTTCTTATTAATTTCAAAGTCTTTGTTATTTTTTCTTGATTCAATAGAAAGTATCTTGAATACACAACCGGGTGGAAGTAATAATTCATATTCACCTTGATACCTTGAAATTGATTCCAAATAACAAGCGCGTGTGCCTTTTTTCAAATAAAAAATACAAATAACACCTGAATTTGTTGCAAAATCATTTGCAACATTTAAATTAATGCTTGTTGAAATACAACCGGGGTCAATAACATAATCTCCTGCTACCTTTGCATTTAACCAGTAATCATTATCAGGTATTCCCCTAACAACAATCATATTAGATTGCAAGATAAAATTATTATCATATAAAGCACGAGTAAGGTTAATAACATTATTTTCAACTTCTTTCCCAGGATATATTTCTTTTCCTGTTCTTAAGAATCTATTAAAATCACTTGAATTATCTGTATAGCTCAGGATAGGTTTTAAAATTGATGGATTATCAAAAGCTTTCTGTACATCTTCATTTAATATTTCTGAGAAATCTTTCATTTCTCCAAATGATGAAGTAATTGCATTAAAAGAATCAGAAAAATAAGTTTCAATTTCATCCATTTCATGAGAAGGAATTGAATCAATGATTTGTTGTGAGAAAAAATTTTCTAAAGCAACTTTAGTACGATTTTTCTTTTCTTCACTCATACCTTTAAGTTTCTCATTAATAACTGAATAATTATCATTTTGAAAAGCAAGATATAATGTGAAAAAACTTTTATTTCTTTCTATTTTTTTCTTTTTATCATCTCTTTCTATCGTCAATTGTGATTCATCAATTTTAAAGAATTTTTCTTTTGAAATAAAAACTAAAGATTCTATCTTTTGAAGTAACCATTGTTTAAATGAATCAATATCATCTTTTTCATCATCATTATCAGATGAATAATTCATTATCTTATTTTTTATATCTTTTCTTTCTTTATCATCTTTAATATCTAGTTTTAATAGTTTATCTTTTTGATAATGAGTCTTAGAAATAAAATCATTTAATAGTTTTGTAAAAAGAAATTCAACTTCAGTATCTTCTAACTTAAGTAAAGAGAGTTTTAAGTAATCTACTTTATCAGAAAAGATTGATCTTTTAATTAAAAATAAAGGAATAGTATTCAAAACTTTAAAAGAAATATTATGGTTTTTACAAAAGTCAAAAACATCCTTACAATAAAAAATAAAGGATTGGATGCTAGGTTCAAATGTTGAAATTCGGTTCTTTACTTCTTTTGAAGAAAAATCTATTTTTGAAAATCCCTCTGATAATTTTTTTGCTGCAAAAACCGCAAATTCAGTGTAATCTTCTTCTTCTACATCCAAATGTTGATAAATTCTTTTAAATGCTCTTTGATTCTCAATAGCTTTTTTGACAGTGATATTTTCTATAGGGGTATTTGTTAATTTTTCCTTTAAGATTTCATCATTACAAAAATAATTAATATTTTCAGAAAAATAAAACCTAGTATGAATATAAGGAAGGCTTATATATACTCTATCAAGTTCATCAAATATATTTTTTTCTTTTGGAGTTTCATCATCAAAATCATTGAAAGAAGGCATAGAAAATAAAGACTGAAATCTAAAGTCTGAATACTTTAAAAAATCTAAAATATCTCTAACATAAGTGATTAAAGATTGTAAAAATTTACTTAATGAATTTAATGAAATTTTTGTATCATTTTTTATGGATTTAAACAATTCATAGATAGATTTTTCTCTTTCATTTGAAAGATGATTCAAAAAAGCATTAACTGCAAAATAATCATTCTTTAAAAACTTTTTATCAATATCTACTTCGTTAGAAGAATCAACATATTTCGTAAAATCGTTTTCATTACAAAAGTAATTATATCCATTATTAAAGTATAAAACTAAATCATTATATTTTTCATCCCCTTTAAAACTTTCTAATTTTTCAATGAATGATTTTTCTTCATCGTTTTTAACTATATCAGAATCTATTTCAGGAAATTTTTCTACAGATTTTGGTGAAATATTAACACTAGAGATAGGTTTGAAGATATTAGGATTTGTAATAAATGTTTCTACCATCTTAGAAGGAGAATTTATTTCTCCATCATTCATTAGAGTAAGAATGTCATTAGGTTTATTTGATGAAAAATAAACCCATCTTAAAGAATCATCATGAGTAGAAACTTCTTGATATTTTAAACTTGGAAATGTTTTTTTCATAAAAAGTTTAAAACTAAGAAAAAATTTATCGAGTACAGGAGATGACATTTGTTCAGGAAAAGGAATGATTAATGTCTTAACTTGATTTTTAAAATGTTTAGCAAATTCATCTAGAATATTTTCAAAGATATTTTTATAAAGAAGAGTAGAATGAATATCTACATTCGCTTGTTTTTGATGAGTGAATACATTTAATTTCTTTCCTAATCTTAAATTAGAGACTTTTAATTCCCACAAATAATGAGAAGTTGATGGGTCTATTTTCGCAAGATGAATTATATAAGGAATACCTTTTATCTTAAATCCAAAGACATGATGATTCGTTGAAGCTGAAGAAGGTATTTTAATTGAAGTGTTAGTATTATCCATATTTTTATTCTTGTTAGGGGTTATTATGGTGTTCTTGATTAATCTCTCGATTTAACCAAGTATTTTTTTCTTTGAGGGTAGCAATTTCAGACATAAGTTCTGCTTTCTCAACATAAAGTTTATTATTTAATTCTCTTAGATTTTTATTCTCTTCTAAAAGTAATTTTCTAAACTCTAATTCATCTTGAGAAAGAGAATCATGAGTCCTATCTGCTTTGAAGATTCTAAAGAGTTTATAGAGAAGTGCTAAAATCGCTGTTATTCCCGCTCCAAAGAATGTGTAATGTTCTGTGTTTTGTGGGATTTCCATGATAGTTTATCTTGCCTTAATAACAGACCTGAGAGAAAAAATAGTGAGTACAAGGTAAGTAATTGAAAAAACTGATAAAGGAGCTTTATGAATAGATGAAATAAAAATAAAATTATAACAAAATAAAGTTAAGGTTTTTAAAAAAGAAACAAATGCAACCTTTAATCGGAATGGTGAAAATAAACGAATAAAATTTATTAAAGGTACTATGATATATAAAGGTGAAATTTCATTTGGATGAATATTATATGAAATATAGAATGTATAATTGTTAGGTGACTCTGTAAATAAAGAAGGATATGAGAATATGAATAAACCAACTACTAATAAAATTGTATTCAACATAAAATCTATAGAATCTTCAGCCGAATGTTTCAGATAATATAAATCTCGAACATAGATACCTTGTAATCTTGTCATTTTATAAAGAACCTTTAAGTGTTTGTTTTTTAAAAATAGAAATTTTTTAAAATTTATTTAGATTAAGGGAAACTTGACTTAATCATTATTGAGTAATAATATGATTGTTGTGGGGAAAGGTGGTTAATACTTCACAATAAACCATTATCATTTGAGGTAAAATATGCAACTATCGAATGAAGAGAAATTGAAAAACATTAATGATAGAGATGTTTTAAAATACATCAAAAGTTTACTTAAAAAAGAATCCCTTTATGTTGAAGTAGGTTTAAGAGGAGAGTGGCAAAAAATTTCAGGAATTGTTGTAAAAAAGAAAGAAATACATTTCATTACAGAAACTTCCGAAAAAAGTATATTTTTTTTAAATAATTTAAAACATAGAGTTTCTCATATAAGGAAACAATACAAACAACCTTTAACTCTATCTTTACTTGGTTTTTAGATTGTTAAAATCTCTTTAAAAGATATAAAGTAAAAAACTCTAAAGGTAATTTATCCTTTAGAGTTTTTTTGTCTTTTAAAATATTAAAAGTCTTTTAAGTAAATTCTACTCTTGGTTCAGAATAAAATTCATTCCGAATGTGTTCAAAAGGAGTGGCTAAGAGAATACCTGTTTTTATCTTCCCTAGTTTCATTTTTTCAAAGGCGTGTGCCATCATAGTTTGTTCAGCGGGGAATCTAAAGATTGGATTTAAGAAAATTTCATGAGAACCTTTCTTTGAAATCCAAGAAGGCCAATTGCAGTAAAAAACATCCCCAAGGGCAAAAGGAATTCCATGTCTTGATTTAATTTCTTTGAAAGAAGTCAAAGGCACTGGAACATTATCTAGTTTCAAAGGTTGTTCAGGAAAGAAGAATTTTCTTGTTTCTTCAGAAACATTATACCAAGCCACTTGTGTTGAGTTTGTCATATAGAATTCATCAAAACAAAACTTTAAAAAATCTAATGCTTCAGATGAAGCAATAGATAAAGATTTTGAAAATAAGGATGGAATGAAAGAAGTAAATCCTGTTTTTGAAAGAGGTTTGTCTTTATCATTTGCAATGAAATCATCTTCAAAAAATGTATAGAATTGCTCACCTGAATCTCTTTGAGCAAAATGTTCTGCAACCAATTGTCTACCACCACAAATTCCTGAGTTCACTTCAGTTTTTGAGAAAATGACTCTTAACCCAAACCTTTCACAGATAGATTTATTTTCATCTTGTTTTGACTTGTCTGTAGAATTATCTAAACAAAATTTTGTTGATGGTAAAGAAAGAAATTCAGGTTGATTTTTTTCTAAAGACGACAAGACCGATAACAGTTGTTTTGGTGAATTAAAGGTTAAGATGTAAAAAGAAACGGGTTTTTTATTTTCTGATAGAAAAGAAAATTCATTTTTCTTTTCTTCATATTTTTCTATTTGCTGTTCTTTTTGAACATCCTTTGAAAAAGAAGAAGAAGAGGAAGGAGAAACATAAGAAACAAGATTAGAAGGAATAGAAATTTTTTGTTTTCCCTCAAAGCATCCGTTACCATTTTTGACAGCTTCACAAAAATTAGAAATCATTCCATGAGCTTCTAACATATATCTATTCATATCTTGAGGATATAGATAAGAAAGAATGGTAAAGATAGATTCTTCTGTTCCCAAAGAACCTTCATCTAAAGTTCTTTTTAGTAATTCATAATAAATTCCTGAAAATTTTCTTACATATTCATTCTTTCCCCCAAACAATCCACCCCTACAAACATACTCTACATTCTTTGTTTGAGAATAAAAATTCATTTTATCTCTTTCAAATCCATGGATTTCTGCACCATCTACATAAGGAAAAGAAAGAAAAAGAAAGGGGTCTAAGTAAGGAGTAATCTTATCTAAAATTTTATCGTGAGAAAAATAACCAGAATGAACTGTATTGGTTAGAGCGCCATCAAGCCATAAAAAATATTCTGTTTCAAAAGGATTCATGATGACTGAATCAGAAAGCAAAAAAAGTTTAGATAGAACAAAAGGAGCATAATACAAAAGGTTTGCTTGAGGAGACTTTGACAACCAATCGGCTTGATTTTTCCACTTTGGTTGATTTCTTATTTCTGAAACTTGAGGGAAAAACTCAAACCATGTTTTATATTCAGAAAGTTCTTTATTGATAATTTTTGTATTTTCTAGTTTTCTATTTCGTTGAATAAACTCATTTTCTGAAGAAGAACAAAAAATGATAAGATTGTATTCAAAGGTAGATTCGAGAAGAGATTGAAACTTTTCAAGATAATGAGAATAAGGTCTTGAGAATGATTCATCTAATGAATTTCTTCCCATATCATAAAGACCCGTAACTAACGTTAAATTTTTATTCATATTTTTTTATAAGACTCTTTTTTGTAGGTAAGTTAAAAAGAAAAAAAAGAAAAAGAAATATTTCTTTTTCTTCTTATCAATCAACTTTAAAATATCTTTTTCACAGAACACCAAGCAAGTTTGCTCCAAGTATTCATCTTATAGTATGAAAGATTGAATTGTTTCATAGACTCGGCAATATCCTTTTCCATGATTTCATTCCATCCCCAAAATGAATTTGAAGAAAAGAACTCTTCAGAATAAGCAAAATCATGAGCCATCAGAATATCTCCTACGTCTAATATTTTTGCAAAGGCATTAAATTCACCTATCTTATTTCCCCCATCACAAAGAATAATTTTCTTTCCTTTTATTGAATTAAATTCTTTTAAAAAAGATTCTTTGAAGTCATAACATTGTCTTGATGTTTCAATAAAGATATTTTCTATTCTAAAATCTACTCCATAATTTCTCAATTGTATTGAAGTTAAATTTTCTAAAATATCATAGGTAATGAATTTACAATTGATGAGAGAAGAAGATTCAGAAAGAGAAAGAGAAAGACCACCAAAACAAGTTCCAATTTCTAGGATAAGTGAAGGATTTTCATCTTGAATAAAACTATTGAAAGTAGAAAAAACTTCTGGTCTTTGACAAGCAAGAAATTCTTTGAAAGGCGACCTAGACAATTCATCATTGAAACCATTAGGAAAAATCATGGTTTCAATCTTCCTTCAATTGGTTCCATCCATTCTTTAGATTTTGAATAAGGCCAAACAAGCCACGAAGCGGGAAGTCCTGAATAATGAAATTGTGACCAGATATTCAACCAATCTCCCTTTGATGAAGAAAGTAAATGAGTAACTTCATTTTCATTTAAATCTTTTCTGTAGATTTCTTTTCCTTCATCATCCTTGAAAATAACTGCAATAAAAAGATAATCAGATTCTTTTAAAGAATGACGATAGATGTCAATACAATGTCTAAAAATTTGTTCAAATGAATTGTCATATTCTTCTTTTGTTCTCCAATGATCATTGGGATTAGGTGCGGAACGATTATCTAAAGTCCAACGTTGAACTCCCCTTGTTTTAAATCTAATTCCAGCAAATCGTTCATATTCTTCTAGGCTTCTTTCTTTTCCAAAATCATAAACACCAAAATCAATATCTTTGATAGCTCCATCCATTTCAAACAATTTTCTATGCCGTAAATGTGATTTTGTATTCAATTCAATCCAATTAGAATTTTTATCCCAAATTTTCATCCCTTCTCGATAATTTCTAGTGTATTCATGAAAGGCAATTTGAATATGAGGATTGAATAAATCATAACCTGATGTCCAAGAACGAACAGCTAATGAACCTTCTTCACCATGAAAGAATAAGAAAGGGTCATAAGGAACTTCTCGAATCCAATTACCATCAACAAAAACAAAGTGACCAGAGAAGAAACGACTCATAAGAGGTTTTTTCTTTTCTTCTTCCGTCATACAAGCTGGAAGAACAAAGAAAGGTGACTCAGGAATAAATCTATCCCAATCTAATCTCCAAACTTCTTTTACTCTTCCTTGAGGTTCATTGAAAGGGTCAAAGGAAGGAAGGTAAGCTGTAAGAAGAGGTTTCTTGTATCCTTCATTCATTAAGGATGCAATTAAATCTTTGCAAAGACTATCCCAATGAGGAACAAAACGATGATGTGAATCTATTTGAAGATGCCATTTCTCATTTGAATAATGACTTTGTATCAAAGACCTTGCCCAACATGCACCTTTGGATTCTAAGAAAGGAATATCAATAATAATGAATCTTGGGTCATTTTTAAATTCATCTAATTGTCCAATTTCAAATTCTTCATCCCCATGTTGCCAAGCAATACAGATTTTTAAATTAGAAGGTTTATCACAGTTATCTATAAGAGAATGTAATGTTGGTACTAATTCAATATCTCTAAATGCTGCTATAGATATAAAGATATTCTCATTATTTTCTTTAGATGCTATGAAATTGTTAAAATTATCAGGGGTATTCAAAATAAATGTCTCCAAAAATTTTAGAAAAAATAGGGGTATAGATATTTTTAGGTTGTGTGGGAAAGCTAAAAATATTTATTTTCGATATATTGTTTTTTGAGATTTTTTTCTGTAGAATAGTATCAACGGTGAAATTTCACTGAACCAAGTTCAAACTAAACCTTTATTTTAGGAGAAAGACCATGTTTAAAAACCTTGATAGTATTTTTATATTAATTGCTTTCTTATCCTCACTAATATTTTTAAATGTATTAGTGAATAAAGCAATGATTTATAATGAAAATCGGATTTATAATGAAAATCGGATAGCTTTAACACAACATTGTTCTCAAGTAATTGAGAAAAATGCAATACTTTGGAAATGCCCTCAATCGAACAAAGTGAAAGAGGAGAATTAAACCATGATTTCAAATTTCTACAATTCCATTTATTTTGAGATAATCCTTTATTGGATTCCTGCGATGATTTGCCTTCTAGGATATGCACACAAAACATATCAAAATTATCTCTTGGCTATAAAAAGAAGAGATTTATCTAATGATGAATTCTTAACCCTTCTTGGGGAGAAAATTAAAGTATCGAATATAGATTATTACAAAACCGATACCTATGGAATGATTGTTTTGAGAATTGTCTTTTCATTCACTCCCGGATTGAATATAGTAGTTATATTTTTTGACCACATTCCAAAAATATTAGGAAAATATTTTAATGCCTTCATAGATTTTCTTGATAGCCCTATAGTCCCACCAAGAAAAGAATAAGATTTTCTTCCTTTCATCCTCTTAGAAAAGAATATGCGAAAAAATCGCATATTCTTTTTTTTTAAATAAAATTACATCCACACAAAATAAAAAGAAAAACATGAGTAAAAAAGAAATTTTTGTTGTTTCAACGCCTTTAAAGGTTTTAGATTATTCAAGAGTTCCTTTAGAAGCAAAGGAATTTTTTCCTCACCCCGAAGAAGGGTTTATCTTTCTAAATGAACGAGAAGATGATTGTGTAGATGTTTATTGCAAATATTATGACGGAAAAGAAGTATTCATTGAGACTGTTGAAAGGAATATTGCAGATAATATGATTTCTTCTGTTAAAAATTGGAATAGAATTTCTTAAAAAATAAAAAAAATGAAAAAGAATAGTTTTTCCTTTAATCCTCAATCTAAGGATAATGATACTCATTCAATAGTAAGAAATAAAATACTATCTTTAACTGATGAGGATACAATCAATGTCATTGTAGAAAGAACAAAAGAAAATATAAAGAGAAGAGAAGAAAAATTAGAAAATGATCGTTATTGTGATTTAGGGCCAATTCTGAGGTGTTACACCAAAATATCAGATAGAATTAACCGATGTTTGTTGCTTGAAGAAAAAAGACGTTTTGTTGTCTCTTCGGTTTCTGAACGTCTTTTAGAAATCCTTAAGATTTTAAGACAAGATTTATTTTACAGAGTAAGGTGTGATGCTTGTAACAAAGGAGTAATTCATGCTTATTCTCTTTCTTCTAACTTTTATTGTGAATCCTGTTTTTCTTACATCAAAGCAAATTCTTCTTTGATAAAATCTACTCAATTTAAACTTATAGATATGAATGAAAGACAGAGAAAAGAAGATAATGAAAAATTCAATACATCATCTTTTTCTCTTCTAAAGAAAAAACTTTCTATTATTAAAACTGAGGTTGATTCTTCTTCAAAGAAAGATAAGGAATCTTTGTTTTTTATTTTAGAAAGGGTAGAAAAATATATGAATATAGTTAAGAAAAAATTAATGAAATTCTCTCTTGAGCCTTCTTTTTAAAAGAAGAGAGATTTTATAAAACGAAAAAACCTGCTTTTTTAAGAAGCAGGTTTTGTTTTTTGGAGCATAGTGAGAGAGTCGAACTCTCTACCTTTGATTGGAAGTCAAAGATGTAACCACCAACACTTACTATGCTTTATTGTTTAATATCTATTATTCAATATTTATTTTTTTAAAAAACGGCCAAACAATTTCAGGGGTTAAAGATTTAAATTCTTTTTCATCATCATTTTTGATGCTTTGTTCAACCCTTGATGAAGAGATTGAGTTCTTTTCAGGGCGAGGAAAAACATCTAAAGAAATGTTTGTTCCCCAAAGAGCATTACATGTTTTTAATTGTTCCCGATAATCATCAGAAGCATCTTCACCACAATAAAGAATAGAAACATTATTCCTGAAAGGAAAAAGAACTTGCTTTAGATTTGCATTAGAGACTTCAACAATCTTTACTTTTTTTCCAAATGATTTTTGTAGGATTGTTTTTCTTTCTTGAAAAGAAAGAGATAATTTATGAGTCTTGACTAAGGCAACTATCAATCCTTCAGGATTGTTTTTCAACGCTCTCTCAATAATTTTAAAATGTGCTTTTGTAGGGATGCGTATCTTTCCAATAAAAAATCCAAGATTTGATTCGTTCTTTATAGAAGAAGAAATATAAAATTCTGATGAAGAATCTTTAGAATCTAAAATCATTGTTTTGACCTTTAGATAAAGGTCATCTTGTTTTTGTAGGTTCGTCTTTTTTTCTGAGAAAGGTAAAGAAGAAGAAAAGTCTGATGAATAAATTTTCTTTGAAATTTCTTTGAGAAGAGTTTCAATGTCTTTTTGTTTGTTCAAACTTGAAAATAAGTTTTCAGCTTCTTTTTCAAGCAAAGAAAAATATTTCTCTTTTTCTTTCTGAGTACCTTCCATGTTTTCTTTTTTGATTGACCTAAAATCTTTTGAATATTGTCCGGGTGCAATGAATTTATAAAATTTTCCTGAAAATGAATTTTTCAAAACTGAACCTTCAATCTGAGAACCACCGAACGAAGAATGATAGGTTGTAAAAAGAGTTTGCAACACAGAAACAATCAAATCTTCATTCTCATTTTCCTTCACAACATCATCAATTTCTTCCTTCATTTCATTGAATCTTTTTTTAAGATTGTCAGAAACAATTCCACTCTCATTGAACTTTCCATCTTTCAAAAGAGTACCTTCAAATATTTTTTGTAAAGGTTTTATTTTAGTTGCTTGTGTGAATTGTTTTGCTAAGGAATCATCTTGAATGAAAGAAGAAGGATTAGAGCTTATCTTTCCTTGTTTTATCACAAAAGAAGAAGGAGAGTGAGCAATGAGAATTAGTTGATGAAGTCCCTCTGAAGGAGAATAGGTTCTTGTCAGAGTAGGTTTATTCATTAAAAATTCTAAGAAAAATTCTTCATTCTTTGGAACGAATGATAATTTTGAATGAGCCTTTTTTAATATTTCATGAACAAAAGCAAATTGAGAATTTCCTATAGATTCATTTTTAATAACATCTTTATCAATTCCTTCATGTTCAAAAGGATAAAGGATAAACCCTTTGTGGGCAACAATCCAATTCTTTGAATAATCTTTTGAGTCAAAATCTTCTTTATTTCTAAACAATGAAACTTTTACACCGTCTGTTTTTTCAGTAATAATAAAACTTTCTTCTCTTAAGAAAGAATGAATTGCACTTTTAGATTTAATAACTTTAGATACTTCAGGAATATGAATATCCAACATCTTCATATTCTCTTTATTTTGTGTTCCCTCAATGAGAAATTCCTTAAATGTTTTCATTTCTTTATCTAATATTCGTTAAAGCAGTTAAAAGATGTTGGTTTGAAAGAATTCTTCTAAGAATATAGGTATATTCATCAAGCATCTTCTTATCTTCTATAGAACCGCTTGCAAAAGAATGATAAAACCAATTCCATGATTTTTTCATGAAAGATAAATTCATAGAAGGAAATATGTTAATAAAATTAAAAAGAGTAGAATAACTTTGAAATAAATTTTGAATTATATCTAAATCACTCTTAGATGATTTTTGTAATGTTGAGGATAAGATATAGGTTTCAGACATATTCTTTAATTTTTCTACGATTCTTTTAATCTGTTCATTAAATGGATTAAAGGGGATTTTTATCTTTCTTTCTTTTGCATTTTCTAAGACATAAAACCAATCTTTGACAGTATTTTGAAATGTAAGAACCCCATTTTTTTCATTGAAAAAGATTTCATGATTTATTTCTTTCAATTCTTCAAGTTTATTCTTAATAGTATCATCAATAGCTTTCTTATTTTTCTTGATAAGAAAAGTATTAAATTCTTCATTTCTTAAGTGAATATCTTCATCATCAAAAGAAATAATAGGATTGTTTAATTTAAATTTTAGATATTTTATAATAGTTGAATATAAAAGTTTATTCTTTTCAATATCTGAGAGAGATAGTTTATTAAAAACTTCAGGATATTCTTTAGTTATTTTAAAAAATGATTTAATATCATTTTCTGTTTTTAATGTGTTTATTAATTCAACAGATTGTTCTTTTGTAATAATTAATTTATGATGTTCTAACCATTGATGAAAAAAAGATGAAGAATATAAATCTAAGAAATCATTCTTTAATTTCTCAAACCAATTATCATAAGTAAGAGGTTCAACAATTTTTATATCTTTAATCTCTACGTCTCCGAAAAGAATACATTCATTTTCAGCAGTCCTAGTAAATTTCTTTTTTGTTTCTCCAAAAGTTGACGCTATGACCTGTGAAGGAGTTGGTTTCAACGTCAAAAGAAATGAACCAAATTTTCCAGCAGAACCCATGGTCATAGAATGCAATAAAGACCTATAAGTAATACTTTCATCATAAGATTTAACATATTCCATAAATGATTTAGCTAAAGATTTATCCGGCGTTGCTGAAATAAGATTACAAGAGTATTTCATTCCTTTTTTCAAAGATTCAAGGAAAGTAAGTTGTTCTTTTGAAATTATTCTATTTCCATGATAAACAATACCTACATCAACATTTCCATAACTCTTTTTACAATCATTTCTTTCTTTTTCATCCCAATGAATAGGTTTTTCATTAAGAGCATATTCACCAAAAGCTTTATCAAATTTATCTTTAAATTTAATATCTTTTAAATCTTGATAGGCCATTTCAGTAAGAAATTCTTTAAACCCTTTAATTATCATTTAATGATGATCCTTTTTCTTTTTTTAAGTTCTATTATTTTTTCGTTGATAAAATAATTTAATTATTTCATCAAACGGTGAAATAGGTTTATTGAAAGTAGAAAGTAAAAGTGAAAAGGCTTTCATCTTATCAACTTTATCTTTTTCTTTGTTGTCTCTATACATAAACTGTGCTTTTTTTCCAAAAAGAAGGTCAGCAAAATTTTGAATAGTTTTATTGATTTGTTCTGGGTTTAATTTTCTCTTCATAAGAGATAATAACCCTGAGAAAGAATTAAAATCTTTCAAGTCGGCCTTAGAAGGTTTTGATGAAAAGAGAATAGAAAATATTTTATATAAATCTGTGATGTAAGTAGAATCTTCAGGTTTTATTTCTTTATAATAATTACCTTCTTTAAAATAGATATATTTTTCTCTCAAACCCTTTGCAACAGAAAAAGACCAAAGATTAGATTTTACTTCTTTATCTTTAGTTTTCATTCTAACAATGAATTTGTTGTCGTCTTTATTTGTCAAAGCTCTCAGTAAGAGTTTATGAAAGACTCCTTTTATTCCTAACTTCATATCGGCCCAAGATGAAGAATGAGAAAATATTGCCCATTCTGAAGGAACTTCATCTTTAGTAAATTCAACCATTTCCATATCAATTTGAATATTGATAGATTTATTACTATTTAAAGAAAATGTCCAAAGTGTAATGAATTGATTTGATGTTCTTTTAAATCCCTTTAAAACCAATTGATAAAATTTTTCTTTATCTCCCAAAGAAGAATCTAAAAATTTTTCTAAATTATCTGATAATGAATAATCCACTTGTGTATCAATGTCCCCAAGTGAATCTTTATATTTTATAAAAGTTTTAGTTGGAATAGATTCTAAAGAGAAAAAATGAAAAGCGGAACCTGAGAGGAATTGATTGCTGTCAAATGCTTCTTTTGACCAAAGTTCTTGATTAAACTCTTGTTTAAATTTTAAAGAAATTGAAGCTAATGATTTTTTTAATTTTGGTACAATTTCATCCCTTGAATATTTTTTTAAATCTATTTGTTCAGCTTCTTCATCTTCAAACTTTATATTTCCACCCATAAGTAGCAGCGTTTTAAACTCTTTAAATGATTTCATCTTTGTGATATATCCTTTTTTTTAAATCCTTTTGTATAAATGAATTTAGACAAATATTAATCTTTTAATTTCAAGCCACACAAAAAAATGGGAGTGGGTCACTAACATCTTTAACTTTTTGTTCTAATGTTGCTATATTGGTTTCAGCTTCAGATAACATTTCAGTAGCATTAAGAGTAATCCCACCTGGAAGTTGAACGCCTGAGTATTTTTTCAAATTTGATGCCCATTGTCTTAAGATATAGTAATAAGCTAATTCTCTTAAAAAATAAGAACTATAAATGTTTGGAAAAACTTCAGGATTTATTTTTTCAATTCCTTCATAGATAATGAAAGAAGTATCAGGAGCAAATCGTCCCCATTCTGTATTCAAACCTAAAGATAAAGTGTTTGCATTGAACGTAAAAGAAACAGATTCTTTACCCATAAGAAAATTCAACAAGGCAATATGTCTTTCTGTAATAAAATAAGCATCTAAGGCACCATCTTGAAGGTCTTTTAATTCCCTAATAAAATTTTGATATTCGGGTGACATCCAAGAAGGATAAGAAAATGCTTCTGTTGGAAAAACTCTTAAAACCGCTAGAGTTTGGTCAGACAATATAATAGCTTTTCTATCTAAATCCTCTTGTGAAATAATTCTTTTAACAATCGTTTGTTTCTGTGCTTCATCCGAAAATGATTGATAGAAAAGAAGAGCATCATCAATCCTATCTTGTAATTGATTTTCTTCAACATTTATTCTAATGACTGGATGCCCTAAACGTCTTAAAACATATAACTTTAAATCTTCTCTTGATGTTATTTTCATGTTGTGAAAGGTTCTTTATTTTATGAAGGTAAATGATAGAAACATTCTGGTCTATAAGGAAGTTCACCTATATAGACTATAATGTATTCTGTTCCGGCTAAAAGAAATAGAGTATAATTTCCTGATGAATCAGGAATTTGTACTGTTAATTCCTCTCCTGTGGAAAATAAAAGCAAAACTACTTTTGAAACAGGAGAACCGTTTTTTAGTTTTGCGTTCCAATTGACGGTTCTTAAATTGGGGTCGGAGCCTGAAGGTGGATAAGACATATCTTTTTTTATGAAACCTCAAAAGGAAATTTTATATTTTCTGCAAAAAATTGTTCAGTCTGATAAAGTTCAAATCTTGAAAGGAAATGAGAGAGAAAATAATTTTGTCTACCTTTATATTTTGCATAATCAACAAAATCATAAACCGTACAAAATTTCTTTTCAGGATGAAGTCTCAACCCTCTTCCTATTGATTGAAGAATACGAATTTTTGCTTTAAATGGAGAAGAAAAAACAATATTATGAATATTCTTAATAGAAACACCCTGAGATATAACTCCATAAGAACCAATGATAATAACATTTTTATTATTTTCTGTTATTTGTCTAACCTCTTCTCGTTCCTTTGCATTATTTTTCCCTGAAAGAAATAATATTTTCTTATCTAATTTTCTTTCTAAAATATTCTTAAAAATAATTTCCCCATGTTTTTCTATGCGTGTAAAAAGAACAAGAGTATTTTCTTCTAAAGAAGAAATGAAATCTATCAGTATTTTCATCCTTGAATTTAATGAAATGATGAATTCATACTCTTGTTGAAAATTTAATTTAGAAATAGTTTTTGATAGTTCCTTAGAATAAGGAAGAATAATATTTTTAATTTTAAGGGTTGCTATTTCATTTCTATCCATCAATTCTTTTGTTGTAACAAGTCTTAAAGGTTTTCCGAAAAGACCCTCAAGAACTAAAAGGTCTAAAGTAGTATCTTGAAGTGTTCCCGTTAATCCAATTCTATAAGTAGAATTGATACAAGATTCTAAAATTTTTTGTCCTGAAGTTTTCGACATTGAATGAACTTCATCAGCACAAACAAAATCAAACATCTTTAGATAATCTGAAGGAAGATAGACAGCAGATTGCCAACAAGAAATAGTTACTTTTTTTTCTGAAAACTTATCTACTCCATCAAGTTGAAGATGAACCTGATTTTTAAAAAAAGATTTAATACTATCTGAAGAAGTATAAGAAATAAAATCATCAATCATTTGTTGTATTAATGAAATAGAAGGAACAAGGATTAATAATTTTTTTGCTTTGTTATGTTTTAAGATAAAGGTTAGAAAGATAAAAAGAGTTAGAGTTTTTCCACTTGAAGTAGGACTTACAATAATTCCATTCTTTTGATTTAATATAGAATGAACATAAGCAATTTGATAATCTCTTGGTTCATAATTTAATTTCAAAAAAGAAATATGATTCTTAATTGCTTCTAAAGAAACAATATCAGGATTTTTTTCAGAAAAGTTATCAACAAATTCATATCTATTTTTTTTAAGAAACTCTTTGAGAACCTCAAGTAACCCCGAATAAAGAAGATTATTTCTCTTAAGAAGATTAATCTTTCCATTCCATGTCTTTCCTGATTTATATGCTTTTGTAAATTTATAATTAGGTATATCAAAAGTAAATTCATCTTTGATATGTCTAATGATACCTTCGTCTGAAGTTTTTAATTTTAAAAATGATGAATTTTCTTTTTCTATAAAAAGTGTCATTTTTTTAATTTTTTTTTATGAGAAGAAATGAGGGGTTAAAACTATTTAGCCATTTTTGTTAAATTTAAGGACAATATGCTTGTTTTTAACTTTTTTTGCGCTAAACTAGCAGTAAGGGAAAATTTGAAAACCTTCAAGAAAAATATTCTTGAAATTTTTTCCCCAAAAAATCCAATTCTCCCATCTAATCAATGGGTCTTTGTTTCTTGCTATGTATTAAGAGGAAGGTAATTTCAATGAATTTTCTGAACTTCAAAAAAGTTATCCAAACCCAATTCACAGAAATGTCTAATTTGAAAGGTGGATTGTTTGTTGTAGACATTTCAGGGGATGAATTGTGGGATACTTATCTCTCTTCGTTTAGAGAAAAAGATAATCCTGTCTTTAAAACTAAAAGAGAGTATGATTGCAATTGTTGCAGAAAATTCATTAAAACTTTAGGTGGAGTTGTTGCCATCAAAAAAGATAATACATTAGTTAGTCTTTGGGATGTTAATATTACCCAAGAACCTGGATTTGAAATAGTTGCCTCTTCACTTGCTGAAAAAGTGAAAGGAAGAAAAATTATTAATAAATTCATTTCTTCTTTAAGAAATATCGGTGAAGATAAACCAAATTTTTTGTATGGATTGACATGGAATCATTTTCATGTGTCTGTACCTTCTACTTATCTTAAGTCTGCAAAAGATATAGATACTTTTCTAGGAGAGACTAGACAAGCTCATCAATTGTTTTTTCGTGGTCTTTCTGATATTTCTTTAGAAGCAATTGACATTGTTTCTGATTTAATCAATCAAAAATCTATCTATCGTGGTGAAGAACACCTTGCACTAATAAAGGGATTTAGACAAATAAAAGAAACCTTTGAGACAGTTGATTTAGATAGACGAGAGAATTATGTTTGGAAAATTCTTTCTTCTTCTCCACCCTCTGTTCAAAGGATTAGAAATACTTTAATTGGAACTCTTTTGTTGGATATTGTTAATGATGTTGACCTTGATAGGGCGGTTACTTCATTTGAAACAAAGGCATATAATTACAAACGTCCAACTCCAATTATTACAAAACGAGATATTGATGAATTACGAAAAAATATTGATGAAACAGCATTAGCTAGAAGGTTTGCTAATCTTCAGGATATAAAGATTACAAATACGTTATTTGTTGAACGAGAAGTAAAATCTTCTCTAAAACCTATTTCAGATGAAAATGATATTCTTTCTTCTTTAGAGAAAGAGTGTAAAGCTTCTTCTTCAAAGAAGAAGAAAGGAATTACTTCTGCTACATTAGCAGAAGTTTCTATCTATGATTTTATTACTAATGTTCTTCCAAACGTTAGTAAAATGTCTATTCTTTTTGAAGAAAGACTATCAAGAAACTTAGTTTCTTTAATTGCACCCGATAACCCAACATCAGAAAATATTTTGAATTGGGGAAATCCTTTTTCATGGTCATATATTGGAGACTTTGCCGATTCAATCAAAGAAAGAGTTAAGAAAGCAGGCGGAAATGTTTTAGGTAAATTTTGTTCGCGATTGGGATGGTATAATTATGATGACCTTGATATATCTTTGATTGAACCGTCGGGGTATAAAATATATTTTGGTAACAAAGGAAGCTTGTCGCCATGTGGTGGGCAATTAGATGTGGACATGAATGCGGGTGAAGGAAAATCACGGCAAGCTGTCGAAAACATTTTTTATACGGATTTAAACCATTTAGAGAGTGGTAATTATGAAATTATTGTGCATAATTACGCAAAACGCGAATATGTTGACGAAGGGTTTGAAGTTGATATAGAATTCCTTGGTGATAATTACTCATTTTTTTATGAAAAGTCTGTAAAGAGTAATGAAAAAATAACGGTTGCAACTTTTCGTTATTGTAAACGGACTAAAGAAATGATTTTGGTTTCATCTATACCGATGAAACCAAAGCATAGAACAGTCTGGAATTTAACTACAGAAAATCTTTATCCTGTAGATGCTTTTATGCTTTCTCCCAATCATTGGGATAGTGAAGTAGGAACTGGTAATAAACATTACTTCTTTTTTATTCGAGGATGTAAAAATGATGGTTCTGCAAGGGGATTTTATAATGAATTTCTAAACCCAAAGTTTAATAAGTATAGGAAAGCTATGGAGTTATTAGGTTCAAAGGTTAGAACGGAAGAAACGGATAATCAATTATCCGGGCTAGGATTTTCTTCTACACAAGAAAATTCACTTGTTGTTAAGGTAGAAGGAAACTTTACAAGGATGTTAAAGGTTCTCTTTTAAAAAAGAGAAAATGGTTTTAAACTCTTAAACTGTGTAAATTCTGAAGGAGATGAAAAATGAGTACCAATTTGTTTGAAATTGCTTCTCGAAATAAACTTCGTTTTACTTATCCTAATACGGGAAGTTTTAGTGATGAAGAACTTTGGGATATTCCATTAACAGCTTCTCCTAAATCGAGGAGAAATAATCACGATGGGTTAGATTCTTTTCCACCTCTTTCTTTAGATAACTTAGCAAAATATTTGCATCGTCGTCTTAAGGATTCTGAAGAAGTTTCCTTCGTAAATGAAGGAAAGAATAGTCCTAATTCCTTACTTCAATTGCAATTGGATATTGTCAAACATGTTATTGCAGTAAAAATTAAGGAAAGGGATAAAGAAATCGAAAGGAAAAGGATTTTACAGACAAATGAAACTATTTCTGAAATAATTCGTAAGAAAGAAATGGAAGAATTGGAGAATATGCCCTTAGATGACTTGAAGAAATTGATAGCCAACAATTCCCCGTCTGAAGGCGAGGATGGGAAAAGTTGATAACCTAAAGAAATTTTAGGTTAAGAAAAACCCTACTTTGCTGCTACAAAGTAGGGTTGTTGAGATTCCTAGTTATTCAAGGTCTTTCCAATATTTCGGGTCAAACCAGTTAATTTCAACTTTCAAATTTTCTTCAGCTTCATTCCGCATCATGATGATGCGATTCGCTGCGTCGCGTACCTCACAAATTTCTAACGTGGATAATTGAGGGAGATGTGAAATTAACAAGTTGATCAAAAATTTACGTTTTAGTCTCATTTACTTCGTTCCTCGTTGTTTGCTTGATCATTCAAGCAAATACATTATACAAAATATTCAAACGATACACAAGGATTCAAACCTTTTTTTTAAATATTTTTAAAAAGTTTCCAACAAAAAAGGATTGAAACTATATCTTAAGAGATACGTTTATGAAAAAAGAAGAAACATTCTTAGAAAAACCTTGGTTATGTTCTTCCATTGCTATAAAAAATGAGGTACTCTATCATACTGATAATTTTATTAAATGGAAAAATGAATGGTTTGTCTGTAAACCTAATAAGAAACTATTTGAAAGAAGATTACATGATTTTTATTCAGAACTTATCAACAAAGAAGCGGAAAAAAATCTAAGATTTATTCAACATATTTTAACAACAGCTATTGATGATATTGATTGGGAAAAACTCACAGAAATCTTTATTAAAAAATTTGAACAAGAAATAAATGAACTACGATAATCTAATTGATGAAATATCTCTTTATTTGGATAGGTTTAAAAAAAAGAGAAATGGACTTTTTGAATTTAGGTGTCCTATTTGTGGAGATTCAAAAAAATCAAAATATAAAACAAGAGGAAACATTTATCTCTTTCAAGGAACTTATCTTTATAAATGTCATAACTGTTCCTATTCTTCTTCTCTTAAATCCTTTGTAAAAGATTATTTTCCTCATATCTATTCAAGACATTATTTTTCTTCTTTTCAAAAAAGAAATGTTCATAATCAAAAAGAAGAAGAGAAAAGAAAAGAAGAATCAATTTTTCTTTCTTCTTTTGATTGTTTGATACCTTATCAAGAATCTGAAGAAGCAAGAACATTTATTAAAAAAAGAAAATTACCTAAGAACAAATGTTCTGAAATATTTTATATAGAAGATGTTAATAACCTTATTGAATATATTCCAAATAAAGGTTATGAAAAGTTGAGCTATCGTTCTCAACGAATTGTTTTTCCTGTAAGATTATTAGATTCATCGTTATCGGGTTTTGTTACAAGGGCTATCAACGATAAAGACCCTATTCGATATTTTAATATGAAAATTTCAAGTGAGAATTCTTTACTCTTTGGTCAAGGAAGTTTGAATTTTAAGAAGAGAGTTTTTATTGTTGAAGGTATTATAGATTCTTTGTTTTTAGATAATTCACTTGCGGCATGTTCGTCTAGTTTTGATTTTGCAATTTCTTTTTGTAAAGAACATTCATTAGAGTATGTTCTTCTTTTTGATAATGAACCTAGAAATACTCAAATAAAAAAACAAATGATGAAATATATAAATGAAGGTGAATTTATTGTTATTTTTTCTTCTTTCCCTTTGAAGGGAAAAGATATTAATAATATGATTCTTCAGAATCAATATTTGAATATTCAAGATGAAATAGAAAAAAAAGTATTCAAAGGATTAAAGGCTCAATTGGAATTTAAAAGATGGGAAAGGGAATGAGAGAACAAAAAAGTCTAGGTTTGCTAAAAAATTAATTTTTTTAATTTTTTTCTTGTTTTAATTCAAAGACTTATAGGGGTCATTTTCCTTAATTTTTTCTTAGGGGTATCTTAGGTACTCTTTTTTTTAAAAATTTTCATTTTTTTAAGTCATTGAAAAAAATAAAAAATAAATAAAACATTAAAATAAAAAAAGAGGTATCGTTATGGATTTTCAAGAAAGAGTAAAGACAGAAAAAACTGAATTAGATGTAAAATTAAAGGCTCTAATCACTTTCATAGATTCTTCAAACATCTTTAAGGGACTTGATTCTTTAGAACAACAACGTTTAGAAAAACAAAGAGATTTGATGAAAGCTTATTCAGATATTTTAGAAGAAAGGATTTTAAATTTCACTTAAAGATTTTATCCTTTTATAAAAAACAACAAGGATGTTGTTTATCATGACATTAGAAATAGTTTTCAAAGAAAAATTAAATAAAAAGAATTTTTCATTAAAACCGAATACATCTTATTTTAGTCATTCATTCCCCCGTCAACATGATTTTAGATATGAATACTGTGGTGAAAGAATCTGTTGTCCCTCATTTTACGGTGAAAGAGATTTTCATTCATCTATGCAATCCCTTCCTCAGTCTTTTTTTCTTCTTTATGCGTCCATGGAAGCCTTGGAACATCGGTTAAAATGTACCGGGTGCCTTGATTCCGGGTTGCTCTAAAAATAAAATTTCCCTTTTTTGTTGTTGCTTTTTATTGTTAAAAACAGTAAAATGAATTTGTAAATTCAAATTATGTTCATACCGTTGTTGAAGAGGAGACGCTATAATGTTGTTGAAAGTCAATGGTGATAACTTTTTATTGCTGAGTAAATTACAACAAGATGGATTTATTGCTAATCGAACTTCGTATTTTAGAAGTTTGCCTGATGTAGCAAAACTAAAACTTGTTCCTGATAAAACTTATAAATTTTTTCGGAAAGCAGAAAGGTACGAAGATGATAGGGAATTAGTTGATTGGATTTTACCTTATTCGAGTGTAGATTCACCACTCTCTGAAGAGCTATTATCCCTGCCTTTTGTTGATTGTGTGCTACAAACATATTTTTCTCAGAGAGTCGCAAGGCTTTCAGGGGTTAAGTAATTTAAACTCACAACTTTTTTTCATTTTTGGAGATGAAACATGATTAACGAAGAATTGAATTACTCTGTTTCCCAACAAACCAACGGCTCCTACAAAGTAACGGGAACAAAAACTTTTCAATTTTTAAATCCTGAAACTAACCTACTCGAAAGTAAAGAATTTAGTGATATTGTTTATATCCATGCTCTTTCAGATATATCTTATGCTATTGGTAATCTTAAATCTTCTTATAAAGAATTTGTTGAAAAATTCTTACGGCAATAATAACTCCTTTACTTCAAGCAAACGAGAGAGTGAGAAAAGATGAAAACTGAGAAAAGTATTTCACGGTATGAATGTGAAAAAATCAAATATCAACACATTACTTTGGGTGAAAGTGGATTTAAGCTAACCCTTGCTAAACATGTATGTAAAGATACAGGTATCATCACTGTTGGATATGCCGTATTCAATAAATCTGATAGTGTGTTTACAAAGAAAAAGGGAAATGAACTTGCAATGAAGAGATTAATTGCAAATCCTCTTTCTGTAAGAGGACATATTAGTTATCTAAATCATTCCTATATCACTTGGTTATCTCTTCTGAGAATATCAATGGATATGAGAAATAATAGTCCGTACTATGGAGTAAAGTTTTCTGATTCTGTTCTCTTTGAAGTCAGTAAGCAGGTACAAGAGTTCAAACGTGAATCTATCAATAGATTCACAGAAACATATATTTCTGATATATCATTCTTAGAATGTAATATTGATTGTCAAGCCTATTTCTTCTAAGCCTTTTAATTCATTTCCTGAATAGTTCTAAATGCCTTCATTTTTTTAATGAAGGCATTTGTTGAAATTTCTTCGGAGAAAAATGAACCCATTTCATCTTCTTTAGCAATCTCTAAAAGTGCTTCATAAGAAGCATCCTCAATAAACAAAATCTTTTCTTCTAAGGAAAGATTTTTTTTCATTTTTTCTTTTTTCCTTAAGGTTATTTTATGACTCATACTATATTTGAAAATAATACAAACAAAAATCTTATTAATAATCTTTTTCCAAATTTTAAGATAACTGATGATGTTGAGTTATTATTTTCTCATCTTGAAAATGATGAATCTTCTTTTTATCTATCAAAAGAAGAATATATAAATTTATCATCAACAATAGATAATATATATCTTTATATTGTGTTTAAAAATTTAAACAGGTGTGGGCAAAAAAATGTTCTTTTCCTAACGGAAAAAAATAAATGTAATGAATCAAACTATGATAGAGTAAAACGACTTTTTACTCATGGGCAAATACAAAAAAGTAATGATACATTTGAAATATTCAATACAACATTCTTTTTTAGAACATTTAATCTACAAAATTTTAGAGGAATAAATTTTGATTTTGTTGTCATAGATGAATATTTTAAAAATAAAATAGATGATACTATTATTGAAAATACGTTGCATATAAAAAATAAAACCATTTTTCTTTTTCCTAATAAAAAAATTATTTCTGAATATGAAGAGATACTTTCTTCCTTTAATGAAATTATTCAAAGAATAGGTTCTCATCATTTTAATGAATTAGTTTTTATTGCACAAAATCAAAATTATTTTTCTTCATATAAAAGGAATGAAACCAATTATTTTAATGTCAAGATAGATTTAATTCTTTCCTGTTCTAATCCAAAAAATATAGAATTACTTAAGAAAATATTTTCAACTAATTATTATGATGATATTGTTTCTTCTTTCTTGAAATTATATCCTGACTGGAAATGGTTTAAATTTATTATGATAAATTTTCTTAGAGATATTAATAGTACCTGTAAATCAAGTTGTCCGAAAGAGATTACTTGTGAGCAATATAAAATGCACATATCTTGGCAACGTGAATTTAATAATTTGTTTTTTGCAAATCTTTCAGAGATTCTAAAAATTTTAGAAAATCAAAAAACATAAAAAGTCAAGAGGTATTTTTTGTAAAAAGTATATTGTTTTTTGTGAAGTAACTATGTATAATAGTTTACATGGAATGTAGGTAAGAACAAGGAACGTTCAAAATCCCTTCCTTTTCCTTAAATGAGAGTGTTTTGAAATGAAGAAAGAATTTTATTTAAGTGCTGGTAATTATGTTGTTGGCGACCCTTGTTATAGTGTAAAATCCAATGAAAACTGGAAAGAGTTGTTGGGTGAAGATAATTTTAAAGAAGGAATAGGAAAGCTTGAAGGTGAATTTGTATATGCCTTCAACACTTCATTTGGGGATGGGATTTATTATGATGATTTTGATGTTGAATACGGAGTAGATTCGGGATTGATTGGAATCATGCCATTCTCTTTAGTGAGAAAAGTTGCATCTGAAGAAAGAATAAAGGAAATTCTTGAAAATAGAAGAAATTTTCTTGGAAGATTGATAGAATTTAAAGATAATTTTAAGGTCATTTTTGATGATGAAAATGACCCAACTCATACATTTGGAAACATTTGTATTGATACAATTACCAGTGATTATACTTATGAACGTGAGTATGAGGATGATTATGAAGATGATGAAGATGATGAAGAAGATAACTCATAAGGTTGATGAAATATTCATTATCTTCTTCTAAGAAGTATTTGAGAAAAAGAAGAAGATGATGTGGTTAAAGTGACTATTTTAGAGGATTTAACAATGCTTAACAATAATGAATTTAGATTACCGTCTGGAAGCTATGTTATAGGCGACCCAATTAATTTCTTCAGTGAAGAAGAAGATTTCATGGAAATTGTCTCTTTAGTTTTCGGATTTTCTGAGTGTGAAATTAAAAAATTTAATTTCACACTTTATGCTTTTCCAGCAGCATATGGTCAAAATGAACATTATTATGATAATGAAGGGAGTATTTACTATTGCCCTTCAGGAATTTTAGGAATAATATCATGGGATGATTTACAAAAAACAGCAGACGAAAATTATTTGAATAATTTAAAAGTTGAAGTAGATACACCAGAAGGAAAACTTGTAGCTTTTGATGATGAATTTATTTGTCGTTTTTCGTTAGATAAAAATCTATCCCATTGTTTTGGAGAAATCAATATTGACACAACTATCATTGATGTTATGCCTCATTCATTGTTTGATGATGAAGATGATGTTGACTTTGATTTCCCTTATGATGAAGATGAATTTGAAGATTCTTAAATAAAAGAAAAATCATAATAATAAAAAACCCCTCTTAAATAGAGGGGTTTTTTTGTTTTCTTAAAAATAAAGTAAACTCAAATTGTAAAACCTTTTTCAATCTATCTGTCATTTTCTTATAAAGTTTTTTCCAAGAGTTATCCTTATATCTATCAGGATAAAGAATAAATTCAAATAAATCTTTAAATTTTATAAGTTCAGGAATCTTCATGATATAGTTTTTTACATAATTTTCAAATGTAAGTTCTTTGTTATTTTGAAGAAGAATACTAAGATGAAGTTGATTATTTTTTATAATATTTTTTATAGAAAACAATTCAGCATCTAATTCTTCATCGTCAAAGAAATAAGAAAGAGAAGAGGATGAAGATTGATTGTATTTGTCGTAATAACCACCATGTGCTTCTGCTGATGGTAAAGAATTAGAATTAGGACTTTTTAGTAATTGAAAATAATGCCCTATCTCATGAATAAAAATATCTTTGTTATCATCAAGAGATTTAACTATATGTACCTTTCCTGCTTTTTTTGCAAAAAGTCTCAATGAATTTAATTCAATATTAAAATGTTCTCTTTCTTGAATAGTTTTGTTTTTTTCTTTTGAAAAGATTATGAAAAGGTCTTTGCTGGTGCTTAAATTGATTTGAGAAAGAAATTCTTGATTCAATTGTTCTTTTGATATTCTTAAGAGTGCTAAGAATCCTTCAGAATATCTTTTACTTAAAAATTCCGGTAGTTTTAATGAATAGAATTTTATCGTAGAAGTTTTTAGAGTTTCCAGCAAAGAATTAGAGATAGAGAGAATAGTATCTCTTTCGAGAAGATTTCTTTCTACTAGGAATTGTTGAAATGAAAGCATCTTTTTGTTTTCTTAAAAGGAAGTAATCTCATTGTTTTTTCATTTTTAAATCTCTACTTTAAATAAAATTTTAATAGCTTTGACATTAAAATTAAAATGAATTTCTTTAAACTCAAATTTAAAACCATTTTTTTCAAAGAGATTCTTTAAGTGTTCCTGTAAATGTTCAGAAATAATAGTTTTATTATTTTCATCCATTTCTATTTTGGTTTTGTAATTATAAATTAAATTAAAGTGTGAATTAAGATAAAAACTACCATTCAATAAAGTTAATTTAAATTTTTTAATAGTATTATTAGGATTTTTCAAAGGAACAATAATTGAAATAGCATCTTTGATAAAAGGAAAGAAATATTTGATGCCTGAATAAGTAAACACATTCCCAATTTCATAGCTTTGCTTCATAATATAAAATTGATAGCATGTATCAAAAATATCTTCTTCTTTAAGATAAGATAACGTTCTAAGTGGTTTATCTTGATACCAAAAGAAAGAAATGCACATACGTTCTAAATTCTCAGCAACTTCAGGATAAATTCTAAAATTTAAATTATAAGCATCTTCATTAACTGACCCATCAGGATTTCTTGTTTTGATATTTGGATATTGAAAATAAATATAATTATAATTATTTTTTGTTGTTTTAATTTTTATTGAATAAGTTCCAGCCTTTGTCATAGGAAAGGTAGTGATAAAATTATTTTGGTTTAAAGGTCTAAGATAATCTTTTCTAATTTGTTCAGTAGATTGTTCATATGCTTTTTTTGCTAAAGCTGTATTTTCTTCGTCTGAAATAAGTTTTAGATTAGGGTAAAACCTCTTCATACAGTCTTTAACTAATTCTAAAAACGTTTCAATTCTATCATCCTTTGAATTCATCATTGGTATAAAATAACTTTTTGTATGAAGCATCCTTACTACATACTTATACATTTCCAAATTAGATTTTTTAGCTTCTAAAAGAAATTCTTTTAAATTTTTCATTTTTAAATATCTATCTTTGCTGAGAGTTGAACACTTTTGTCTTTTAGATTAAAATGAATTTCTTTAAACTCAAATTTAAAACCATTTTTTTCAAAGAGATTCTTTAAGTGTTCCTGTAAATGTTCAGAAATAATAGTTTCATTATTCTCATCCAATCTTATATTTATCTTATATCTATAAAATAAATGAAGATATGAATTAAGATAAAAAGTTTTAAAAAATAAACCTAATTTAAAATTTTTAATAATATTATAAGAATTTATCTTATCAGGAATAATAATTGAGTCGGCATCCTTAATAAAAGGAAAGAAGTAAAGAACAGCAGAATAATTAAATGGAATCAATGCATATATTGGTAATACGGTTTGGAATTGATAACATTTATCAAAAATATCTTCTTCTATAATCTGTTCTGATTTTTTTAATGCGTTATCCCGAAAGTAAAAGAAAGAAATGAAAATTCGTTCTAAATTCTCAGCAACTTCAGGATAGACTTTAAAATTTAAATTATAAGCATCTTCATTAACTGACCCATCAGGATTTCTTGTTTTGATATTTGGATGCTGAAAACAAAAATATCTAAAAACATTATTGTTAATAAATCCTAACGAGTAAGTTCCTTCCTTTGTCATAGGAAAGGTAGTGATAAAATTATTTTGGTTTAAAGGTCTAAGATAATCTTTTCTAATTTGTTCAGTAGATTCATTGTATGCTTTTTTTGCTAAAGCTGTATTTTCTTCGTCTGAAATAAGTTTTAGATTAGGATAGAAACGCTTCATACACTCTTTAGCTAATTCTAAAAATATTTCAAATCTATCCTTTGAATTCATCATTGGTATAAAATAACTTTTTGTATGAAGCTTTCTTACTGCATACTTAAACATTTCCAAATTAGATTTTTTAGCTTCTAAAAGAAATTCTTTTAAATTTTTCATTTTTAACTTATCTCCCATGTAACATAAATTACATTTTCTCTCATGTTGAATTCTGTCTCTTTGTATTTAAAAGTAAAACCATCCTTTTCAAAAATATCTTTAAAATAATTTGTTAGATAATCAGAAACAATTTCCTTATCTTTATTATTCAAATTTATTTTCTTTTGAAATTTATAAGCATAAAAAAAAGATGGAAATTCAAAATAAAATCTATCATTTAAAGCAGTTAATTTAAGTTTTTTACCATCTTCAAATATTGAATCAGGAATAGAAATAATTCTAGCTTTCCTTAGTGAAGGAAAGAAATATTCAATTACATCCAGAGATACAAAATTAAAACTTTTACTAAGGTTCAATTCATTTAAAATTATGCTCTTATAACATATGTCAAAAATATCTTCTTCTTTAGTTTGAATTATTGGTTTAAATGATTTATCTTTACACCAAAAATAAGAAAAACACATACGTTCTAAATTCTCAACAACTTCTGGATAAATTCTATAATTTAAATTATAAGCATCTTCATTAACTGACCCATCATCGTTTCTTGTTTTGATATTTGGATGCTGAAAACAAAAACGTTTGTTTGCTATGCTATCTCCTTTATAACCTATACAATAAGTTCCTTCCTTTGTCATAGGAAGGGTAGTGATAAATTTAGCTTTGTCTATAGGTTTAAGGTAATCTGTTCTAATGAGTTCGATAGATTCACTGTATTTCTTCTTTGCTAAAGATGTATTTTCTTCATCTGAAATCAATCTCAATTTAGGATAGAAACGCTTTATAGAGTCTTTAACTATTTCTAAAAAATAATCATATTTGTTATTGGTAGATAACAAACGCATGATATAACTTTTTGTATGAAGAATTCTAACAACGTAATTGTACATTTTAAAATCAGTTGTACTTTTTTTAGATTCTGTAATAAATTCTTGTAATGTTTTCATTTTAAAATAAAATTTTATTTTGGTTCAAATTATAATAAGATTATTTAGAAATAAATTAAAAATAAGAGAGGAATAAATGCCTGTAGTATGTAAAACTTGTAATTCAGAAATTGATGGAAAAGGTATATTCTCTAATATTTTAAAGAGTTTTTTCTGTTCAAATAATTGTTTGAAAAGAAATCCTAAACTTATTTTCATTGCAAATGAAAAAAGAAAACAAACAAACTTAAAAAGATTTGGAGTAGAAAATCCTGCAAAACTAGAATCTAAAAAAGAAAAATCAAAAAGAACACAATTAGAAAAATATGGGGTTGAATATCATTCAAAGACCCCTGAGTTTTTAAAGAAACAAAAAGAAACAAATCTAAGGAAAAGAGGGGTTGAATTTCCTACACAATCTAAAGAGGTAATGGAAAAGCAAAAGGCAACAAATTTAAAGAAAAGAGGGGTTGAATTTTCTCTTCAATCTGAAGAAGTTAGAAATAAAGGAAAGAAAACAAATCTTGAAAGGTATGGGGTTGAAAATGTTTCTAAGTCAGAACAAATAAAGGAAAAAATAAGAAAAACAAACTTTGAAAAGTATGGGGTTGAATGTGTTCTTCAATCTGAAGAAGTCAGAAATAAAGGAAAGAAAACAAATCTTGAAAGATATGGAGTTGAATATACTTTCCAATCTGAAGAGGTAAAAGAAAAAATAAGAAAGACAAATCTTGAAAGATATGGGGTTGAAAATGTTTCTAAGTCAGAAGAAATAAAAGAAAATACAAGAAAAACAAATCTTGAAAGATATGGAGTTGAATATACTTTCCAATCTGAAGAAGTAAAAGAAAAAATAAGAAAAACAAACTTTGAAAAGTATGGGGTTTCTTCTACGTCTCAAAGACATTTGAAGGAAATTTTGACAACTATTTCTGAATTTGATTGGTGGAAAGATTTTACTGAAGTGTCTGAAGTGAAACTTAAACTTTTACCTTTTATGGTATCTTCTACAATCAACATCTACACTAAAAAATTTAGACCTGATTTAGTTGGATTAGGTACTATATCTACTCCTCATCAAATTGTTATTGATATATTAAAATCTTTAGATGTTTCCTTTTTAATTAATGATAGAACTATCATCAACCCCTTAGAATTAGATATTTTTATTCCTCATTTAAATTTAGCTATAGAAATCAATGGAATTTTTTGGCACTCAGAATTATCAGGAAAAGATAAAAATTATCATTTAGATAAATTGAAAAGATGTGAAAATAAGGGAATAAAACTTTTACATTTTTGGGATATAGAAATTCTTAATAAACTTGAGATTGTATCATCTATCATTAAAAATCATTTAAAGAAGAGTATTAAAATTAGTGCAAGAAAAACTATCTTAAAAGAAATTTCTTCTTCTGAAGAAGAAAAGAAGTTTTTAGATGAAAATCATTTGCAAGGATACACACCTTCTCAATGTTGTTTTGGACTTTATTATGAAGAAGAATTAGTTTGTCTTATGACATTTATACAATCTAGGTATAGAAAAAACATAGATTGGGAATTACTTAGATTTTGTAATAAAAAAGGTGTTTCTGTTGTCGGTGGAGCATCTAAATTGTTTTCAAAAAGACCAAAAGGAAGTATTATTTCTTATGCAGATAAAAGATTTTCTTCAGGTTCTTTGTATAAAAATCAACTTGGAATGAAAGAAGAAAAAGATTCTCCACCAAATAGTTATTATTTTCAAAGAAATTCTTCTTCTTCAAACAATCTTCAATTAAAGTCTAGGATTGTTTTTCAAAAACACAAATTAAAAAATATATTAGAGAATTTTATTGAAAGTAAGAGCGCATGGGAAAATTTGATTGAACATGGTTTTGATAGGGTTTGGGATTGCGGAAACAAAGTTTTTATAAAATACTAAAGATAAAACCCTCAAATTTCTTTGAGGGTTTTTTATTAGACTATCTCTTTAGAATCAGGATTAAGAAACATCAAATTCACAAATTAATCCGAATTGACTTGAACCGTATGAATTCGGGCGAGCCGAGAAGCCTAGATAATAGGTATGAACCGAGCCTGTGGCTTGGTCAGCCAATGATAAAGCATTTGCACGTCCGCCTACTCCATACGAAGCGTTCCAAGCATTTCCAGAAACGTCACCACCAACTCGATTCTTTCTCAAAGTAGATGCGGCGCGTTCAAACGCGACTACTGTTGTATTTGCTGGTGCGTTATTGACATTAACTTTATCATAAGCATAAAATCTTCCTTGTGAAAGGGCTGTAGTAACTGATGAATCAGTCCAATTGAATTGAACAACACAATCTGTTGTCTGAACATTGGTATCATTCAAAACGACAGAATTAACAGTCCCATCTGCACCATTTGTCAATCCTACATGAGTAGCATCTACATAGACGGTAGACTTAGATGCTTTATTAATAGTTGTCATTGTAGCATCGGTAATAAGGAGATTGGGTGCCCATTCGTTTAAAAGAACGCCTTCAATAACATCCCAACGTCTTGAAAATGTAAAAACATCTGTATCAAGTACCGTGTAATCGAAAGAAGAGGTTGTATTACCGGAAACAGAAGTAGTTCCAACCTTAAAAGATTTTGTAACAGCCATTGTTTTATTTTCCTTATTTTATCGTTTTTTAGATTTATCCAAAATAATTTTTATTTGTTTTATTTAGCGTTTTTATCATTTAAGGTGAAGAAAGTATTTTTCTAACGACATTTGTTGAGACTTGATGCCTTCCTGAAATATTTTCTACTAATGAAATAGAATCATTTTCATCAGGTCTTGTTTGAGCATATTCATCTTTGAATGTTTTTTCTTTGTCATACATAAAAAAATGACCATTATTAGAAGTAATAGTTTGAGGAGTCCATTGATTAATTCTATCTCTTCTTTTTCTATTCATAGTAGATATTAACATTTTAAAAATTTATCCTTAAATTCTTAAGTTGTTCTTTTAGTTGGTGGTTTCTACTCTCAAGGGAGTAGAAGATGTAAAAGGAAAAAGATCAAATCCTTTATATTGTTCTTTTTCTATAATTTCATGTGGAGATTTTAGAAATGGTAGGTTAAAATTAAAAAGAGAATTTATTTGTGTTTCTCTAAAAAGTTTTTGTAAAAAAGCAAATCTTTTTCTTGCTGTATTGATTGGATGTGAAAAAGAAGTAAAAACATCTTCAAAAGAAAATATATCTGAATTTAAGATAGTAATCTCAAAAAGGATTTCTTTGCCGAAGAGCGACAAATGATTTTCAAACATTTGAAAAAATACATTTTTTAGATTCTTTGAAATGGAAATTTCATTTCCATCTTGAAATGATTTTAAATGAAGAATTCCGTCTTTCAAAAAGAAAAAGAATTTTTTCCCTTCATTCCTTTGGTCTTTCCTGATATAAATGACATCAGGAAAGACTTTCAATTCAGACAAAGAAATAATTTGTGGTTTTAAGAATTCTTGAAAAGAAGAGATAAAATTATTCATTTTTTAACTCTCTTCATTTTTAATTCTTTTTCTAATTCTAGGATTGAAAAAACTGCAACTTTTGGATTTCTGAAAACAATAACGTCTGTTGTATATTGAATAGAATCATCAAAAGATGAAACTTCTTGGCATGTGAAATATTCAAGACATTCCGAATAAAATATATCCTTTGATATTTCATTTCTATTTTCAGGTAATTTGAAAAGTTTATCGTTTACTCTGAAATATGAAAATGAAAGGATATAATCAAAAAAAGTATCAGATAAATTATTTGAATAAAGTTCATCTTGGAAAGTATCTACTACATTCAAAACATCATTCTGTTTCTTTGGAAATATTTCTTTTAGATACTTTCTATAGTAGATAGAATCATTAGGAAATTTTTGAGTATCAATTTCATATAAAAGATTAGAATTTAATTTTAAAAGCGTTATAATGTCTTGTAATGAAAAATTTTCTAATGTTGAAATGATATAATTCATAAATTTATTTTATTTTCCTTTTTATAAAATTAAAAAATTTTTATCTCTTTCTTATATTTAAAAATGAAAATTTATGCAAACACAACAACCTTTAAATTATTCTTCTTTAGAAGAAACTAGAGAAATTTTCTCTTCTAATTTTAGGAAAGCTCTTTCTTCAACTAAATCTAATAAATTTCTTTTAGATGGAGTAGTCGGTTTAGGAAAAACAGAATGCCTAAGACATCTTTGTTCTTTTACTCATGAGAAAGCTGTAATCTGTTTTCCTACACATGATTTAAAAGAAGAATTTTTATCTTCAGTCAAAAACAAAAGTCTTTTCTTTTCAACCCCTAGACCACCTTCTTCTCTTTCTTCTTTTTTACAAAAAATAAAAAATGATTTCAAAGAAAACCCTTCATTGTTTTTTTCAAAGATTAAAAATAAATTTCCTGATTTTTATTCTTCTCTTGAGAATTCTATAAATTTTCATGAGAATATTGTTACAACCCATGATGCTTTTCTTTGTGCTTCACATAGATTTATTCATCAAAGTCTTATCATCTTTGATGAAGTTCCTTCAAAACTATTTGGACAAATCGTTTCTGAATCTATTTTTTCTATATCAGAATTAATTTTTATTCTTCAAGGGAATATGTTTGAACAAAAAGATGAAATCATAAAAGCATTAGAAGATTTAGAAAAGAAAATTAAACGATGTAATCCTTTTCTTCATTCTGAAGATGGAATTATTTTTAAAAGAATTTTGAATAATCTTTCAAATGAACAAAGATTAATCTTAAAACAATTTAAAGACAATCAATCATTCACAAAAATATTTACAAACACAATTTCAATTCTTCAATCTGATACTTTTATTTGCAATTATCTTTCTTTAACAATATCAACATTCTCAAGAAATGAATTTCCTGAGAATAAAAAAATCATTTGTTTTTCTGCAACTCCTAACAAAGAATTATTCAAACTACATAAATTTAAAATACTTTCATCCCCTATTCCTAAACTATTATCTTCTATCATTCATATACCAATTTCTACATCAAAGGTATCTCTTTCTTCAAAAGAAAGACAAAAAGAAATAAATAATATTATAAAGATGAATAACATTGAAATTTCTATTTCTTATAAGGATGTATATTTTAGAAATCAAGTTTCTGATGTTTATTTTGGAAATTCAGAGGGAACTAATAAATATGCAGAAAAAGATTCATTGGCTGTAATAGGAACTCCAATGTTTCCTCTTTCATTTTTCTATGATCAATGTATTTTGAATAATAAAATTTCTTTTAGAAAAGATGATTTTTTGATGATTGAAAAAGATATTGATGTAGAAGGTATAAAAATTAAATATCGGACATTTCAACATCCGTGGCTAACACAACAACATCTTGATCAAATAAGATCATCTTTAGTACAAGTTATAGGAAGATTAAGACCTTTCACAAGAAAAAGTAAAATATTTCTTTTTTCAAAACTTCCTTTTATGTGTTCAGAAAATCTTTATCAACAATAATAATAAAAAGAAAAGGAATTCTAAAATTTCTTGAAAAATTTAATCCTTGTTGGAGAAATAATATCTCCAAGCTCAGTTTCTACGATAGACCTTTATGATTCATCTTTGAATCATATAACTCCTGATTCTTCTTCTATAATTTCATCTGGAGTTTACAAGTATACTTTTGAGTTAATAAAATCAGTTTTAGATTCAGTTACAGACAACATTTATTATCTAAAAGTTTTTAATGAAATGATAAAGTGTGAAGGTATAACATACAATACTTCAAATTCATTTTCATTTTCGTTAGGTTCTCTTCCTGTAGAAACTGATAAATCATGGTTAAAAAATGACCCTGTTTTTTTAAGAGAAGGGTCATCGTATGTTTCAAAAGTTGGAATTGATTATACTGAGTTATTAACATCTTTAGTTCTTGTTTCTGGTGAAAACGTTGTTGAGTGGTTTTCTTATTCTCAAGGCATTTTTCAAACAAATTCCTCCCTAGAAATAGGGTCTGGAATTCTTTTTTGTTGGGTTTTGAAAAAGAAATCTTCTTCTCTTGTTAATGTTGTTCTTTTTGAAAATCTTTCAAAATATAAAATTGAAATTATTGATGATCAATTTGTTGTCAATAATTCTAATTTTACAACTCTCTTTCTTTCTGAAACATTTACTATGTTTTCTATTTGGATTTCTACTTCTCAAATCAAAACATGGCAAAACAGAACATTAAAAGATACTATTTCAATTTAAACCAATCCTTTTAGATAGAAGAAAAGAATGACAATCTATAATTATAATTATAATTCAACTAATTCAACAAGAGTTATTTCTTTAGCCGGTCTTGTAAATTCAGGAATTATGCTTTTTGATGCTTTACTTCTAAGCGGATTTCCACCATCTTCAGGAAAAATTATTACTTCATTAACTCGTTCTGGTACAACGGCAACCTTAACTTGTTCTTCACATGGTTTTGTTGCGGGAAATGTAATTTTAATATCAGGCGTCACAAATGACGCTAACCCAACGTGGAATGGAGCTTATACTGTACTTACAACGCCTACTTCAGATACTTTAACGTTTACAGTAACAACACAAACAACCCCAGCGGTTTTTACTGCTCCAATTGTTTCAAGGAATGTAACATCTATTACAAGGTCGGGAACAACGGCAACTTTGACTGCTCAATCTCATGGAATTGCAAATGGTTCAACAATTCATGTTTGGGGAGTAACAAACGATACTAATTGGAATGGATTTTGGGTAGTTACCGGCACAACGACAGATACTTTAACTTTCACAGTTTCATCTCAAACAACCCCTGCTTCATCTACTCATGTTAATGGAATGACGTTGACAAATGTTTCTATTTCGTCTTTAACAAGAGCTTCAACAACAGCAACAATGACGACAGCATCACCTCATGGATATGCTATTGGAGATATTATTGGAGTTTATGGTGTAACAAATGATACCACTTGGAATGATGCTTATGTTGTTACTTCTGTTCCAACTTCAACAACTTTAACCTTTGAAGTTTCTGGAACTCCTACAACCCCTGCGTCGGGAACTATGTCATTTAGAAATCCTCCTGTTGGAGCAAAAGCATCTTCAGGAGCTTTGACTACCTCTTGGACAAAAACTTTTTCAGGAACAAATCAAGCAATTTATAAATCTACGGATGTAGAATCTACTCAGTGGTTTCTAAGAGTAGATGATTCAAATGCTAATTATATGACGGTTTCAATGTTAGAAGGTTATACGGATTTCACAACGGGTTTAATTAACAGACAAGACGTTTATTGGGTAAAATCAGATACATCATCTTCGGCTATAAGACCTTGGTTTATCATTGGAGACTCAAAAAGATTTTATTTTGGATCATCTTGGTTTACAGGTTCAAATCCTAATTGGCAAGGAAATACTCAATCATTACAAACTCATTTGGCTTTTGATTCTTATTTCTTTGGAGATATTATTTCATTAAAACCCGGCGATGCTTATCATTGTGCTATTTCAGGTTCTACATCATCGGCTTTATCTTCTACATACTTTTGTTCAATCTCTTATAACTCATTTTGGTCAACTAATAATAACGTTGTTGCTGGTTCATTTATTATGAGAAGTTATAATCAACTAGGTTCTCAAACAAATTTCACAAGATGGTCTTTGTCTAACGTAACCGCTTCAGGGCATCTTAATACTACAACATTTCCTAACCCTTCTGATAATGGAACTTATATAGATTATGTTTGGGTATTTCAACCAACAACTTCAGTTAGGGGTAGGATGCCCGGATTTTATGCGCCAATTAATCAAACTCAGTGGTGGTTTACTTCTTTTGATAAATCATTTGTCAAAGATGGAAATACTTATATGTACATAAGAAGTTATTCGTCATCATCCGCTTATTTTACAGGAACGTTTTACCTTGTAACTCCAACTGTTCAATGGTCATAAAAGAAAATGACTATTTCAGATTCTTATTACGATAAAGTAACAACACTTTGCAATTTTGAAGGAAGTAATAACTCAACAACTATTCTTAATGATATAAATTTAAAACCATTAACTGTTGTCGGAACAGGAAAACTTTCAAATACACAAGTTAAATTTGGTTCTACTTCATTTGCCGGTCTTTCTGCATATACTACATCAATATGGGTTCCTTTTATAAATCAAGCAAGTGATTTCACTATAGAATTTTTTTATTACAATACATCTACAACATATTCAGAAATTTTAACGTTATCATCAAGCACTTCTAGTTCATTAAGAAATTTAAATATTCAACTAAACGGAACAGGAAAACTAAATTTTACAGGAAATTCAACATTTGGCGGTGGTGGTGCAGGATTTTCTTTAGTAGGAACAACGACAGTAACTAACAATGTGTGGCATTTTTATACTGTTACAAAATCAGGAACAACAGTAAAACTATATTATGACGGAAATTTAGAATTAACGGGAACATTAACATCAACTGATTTACCATCTTATATTCTTGTTTTTGGTAAATATTATACTTATGAATTAAATGGTTATCTTGATTCATTTAGAGTAACTCAAGGTGGAATAGTAAGATATACTTCAAACTTTACTCCACCCACTCAAGCATTTCCTTCTTATCCAAAATTCTTTGGTATTTGGATTAATAGATTCTTATCATCTATCATTGCTCATTATCAATTAGCAGAATCATCAGGAACAACTTTAGCCGATTCTGTGGGTAGTTATCCACTTACAATATCAGGTGGAACTCCTTCGTTTTTTCAAAGTCCTTTACCCTCGTGGTCTGATGATTATTCAATTCAATTTAGTGGTCAAACATCAACATCAGGAATCTTTGCATCATTCAATGCTTTCTCCTCTCTTTCTTTTGTATTTTTTTTAAAAACAACAACAAATTCACAAACGATATTATCAAAATCTGGTGTCTTTTCTATAGGTTTGAATTCATCAGGATTTCTTACATTTACTATTTCAGGAAATACACTTACATCTTCTATTTCTTTCACTGATGATGTAATTCGATTTATTTCTGTAAGCTTTCAAACATCAAGACTTTCTATTTGTTACAATGGAGTTTTAGATTCTTTTTTAAATGGAACATTTTCAATTACAGACGCGGCAACTCAACCTCTTGTTATTGGGCCTTTAACGGGCACACTTGATGAAGTATCAGTTTTATCTAAATCTATTTCATACAAAGAAAATCAAGAATTATACAATTGGGCTTTTTCAATCAACCCTCCTACTTACAATAAAACAAACTATCCTATTATTATTAATGATTCTAATCTTACTTATCCAAGGAAAAACGTAAAAACACCATTAAATTCAATAATTGATACGCGATATTCATGTTATCTTCTTTCTGATTCAACTTATCAGAAACAACCTTATGTTTTAATTGATGGATATATCACTCTTCATGGAGTTCCTGCTAAAAGAAAGGTTTTTCTTTTAGAGAAGTATAATAAATTTATAACAAGGGTGGTATGGTCTGATTCACTCGGATATTTTTCTTTCAATGATATAAAGAAAGATTATTATCAATTAATTTGTGAGGATTACGAAACATCAAAGGGAGCATTAAAAGATGTTGTTATTGGAGTTTCTACTAATTTAGACCCTTTAGCAGGTTCAATAGTTACATCATCTATCAATCAACAATTTGTCGGTTATATGTCTCAATCGGGTATTTTTAAAGTTCCTTCTGTAGACCAAACATTAATTGACAATCTTTTCTATTCTTCTAATGTCTTAGGTTCTTATAAGATTGAGGGTGTGACTTATATAAATCTTGTTGTTACAGGATTTGTAAATGTTCTTCTTTTAGATTCTTCTTATAAAAAGATTTCTACAACACAATCGGATGCTTCAGGTAATTATTCATTTCAAAATTTACATTATGATGCTTATTATGTTTTAACGATTGAAAATTCTTTGAAGAATGTTATCATTGGCCCGATACTTCCTGATTCAATGTAATATCAAAAAAAAAAATAATCATATTTTTTTTAAATTAGACTTGACATTTTAAAATTTCAATGTTTTCATAAACTTAGATAAATTTATTTTAATCTGAAAAAAATTGTTTTTTTTATTTTTTTATTGTATAATACTTTCAATGTAGTAAAGTTGATGTTTAACTAAACCAGTGAGGAAATTTACAATGCAAAACGTAAAGATTATTAAAGGATTTTTAAACAATGGTGAAATGCTGGAAAATATAGTTCTTCCGATGACCTTACCGATTACTCAAGCAAATGGGCCGTTTAAGACAAACTATGTTGGATTCTTTGACTTAAGAGGAATCCAAGGATTTAGGCAACAGAAAAAAGCAAGGGTGTTTTTTATTTCTGAAACCCATTTTGAAATGAATACTGAGGAGCCGGTTGAATATACCCTCACCAATGATGAAAAAAACAATTTTAAGGTTGATAATGAAGAACCGGACGATTTTATAGAGCCGATTGAAGAAAAGACAGACGATGAAATCAGAGAAGAATTGAAGGAAAAATTCTTCATCCTTGAATTGATTTCAAAGGGAATTGCAGAAGGGCAAGTTAAGTCTTTAGTGGTGACTGGTTCACCTGGTACAGGTAAGTCATACGGAATTGATAAAATGATGAAAGAAGCGGAGAGAAATAATCCAAACTTTTATTACAATGTGATAAAGGGAACTGTTTCCGCAATTAAGCTCTATTCCATACTTTGGGAATGTAGAGAAAGGAATTGTGTTGTAATTGTTGATGACTGTGATATTGAGGATGTTGAATGTTTTAATATGCTTAAAGCAGCAACAGATTCTTCTCGAAGAAGAACAATATCCTATAACAAACTATCAACTTATTTGGAAGAGAACGATATTCCAAATTCCTTTGAATTCAAAGGAGGATTAATCTATCTTTCAAATGTCAACCTAGAAAGAGGAAAAAATTCTTCCAAGCTTAAACCTCATATTGATGCGTTCATATCAAGGGCGCATTATATTGATGTGACTCTGTACACAAAAAGAGAGCAACTTATTCGAGTCATGCAAGTTGCTCAAACTGAAGAATTTTGTGTTGAACATAAAGTCACCCAAGAGCAAGTTAATGAAATTTGCTCTTGGGTTCAAGAAAACTCAGATATTATCCGAGAAATCTCAATACGCCTTATAACTAAAATCTGTGACTTATTAAAAACATTCGACTCTAATTGGAGTCGAGTCGCAAAGATTACCCTTTGTTCTAACAAGTCACGGCGAATGTTTGCTTAAGCAAAACAAAAGTAGCTATAAAACCACGAAAAGAAATTTTCGTGGTTTTTTGTTTATTAAAACAATAATTTTTCAAAAAGAAGTTCAAATCAAATGATAAAAAAAAATAAAGTTAATGGTACTACTACAAAAAACAATAAAGAAATAATCAATAAGAATCTTTCATGGTTAGACCTTTGTAAAACACTTTCTTCTTTGTCTGAAACACATGAACAAAAGACACAAAAGAAATGGGTTATCTCTTATATGAAGAAAAGGAATTTTCCTAAATCGGATATAGATTCATTAGAAAAAATAAAAGAATATTATCTTTCTTCTCTTGGTTCATTGTGTCATCTTTTAGATGAAGGATTCATATTACCTTCTCCTTATGATGAAACTTACACCAAGAAATTAATCCTTTCAAAAATAAATGATGACAATAATTTAAATCTTTATTCTTCTTCTTTTTCTTCTTCTTTAGAAAAAGAAAAACCTTTTCAAGAAAGAAAAATAATATCAACAACCACAAATCAGAAACAACAATCATTAATTAAAGCTGAAGCTCTTTTTTCTCTTCTTGACCATCAAATTGAAAAATTCATTTCTTTAAAAGAAAGTATTTCTATACCTTTTGAATTAAAAAACTCAGGAAAAGAAGAATTAGTTATTTTAAAATCATGGATTGAATTATCTTTTAAAAAAGAAATTAAATTAATTTCTTCATCTTTAGATGATGATATTGAATCCTATTCAAATTTTACTTCTGAACAAAAGAAACTTCTTTGTACATTCTATAAAGATATATTAAAAATTATTTCAAAGATTCTTTCTAAAGAAACTTCTTCTTCTTCTTCAGAAAAAAAACTAAACTCTAATAAAACTATTTCTTCATCTAAGGGTATAGAGAAACAAAGGAAGCAAAATACTAATAAGAATGTTACCTCAGAAACATTTTCAAAATTTAAATATCTAAAATCATTTGAACAATTTGAATCTTTTTCTCTTTCATCTTTATTAAAAGCAAAGGATATATTTTTATTTGATACTTCTTATAATAAACTTATTAGACTTGTTTCTTTAAATAATCAACCATTCTTTATAAAGGGTATGTCTATTCAAAATATTGATTTTGAAAAAAGTTACTCTAAAAGAATTTCTCCTAATAAAATTCCTTCTATACTTTTTAGTCTAATCAATTGTAAAAAAAATGAAGATATACAAAAGATATTAGAAAATGTTAGAACATCAAATCAGGAAGCAAAGGGAAAATGTAATTCAAATATTCTTTTACTTAAAATCATATCAACCTGAATTAAAATCATGTAGAGTAGAAGGTCATTGCCTTCATGAAGAAATAACTATGAATGGATTGAAGAGATTTGAAAGATGTTGTATCTGTGGAGAAAGGATTGAAATTTCTTCATAAGAGTTTTATGAAAAAACCTACTTCTCTTTTTGAGAAGTAGGTTTTTCTTTTTTTAAAAAAATAAATTATATTATTTTTTATACATCATCAGAAGGTCTTGAAATATTTACTTGAATGAATGAATAAGGAAGATTTAAAGATGCTTTGATTGAAGATTCATCTGTATAGTTTTCATTGTCTAGATAAATCTTTTCTCCTTCTGATAAAGAAATATCAGTTAATCCGAGAAGTGTAACTAATGAGTCCTTTTCTAAAATAGAATCTCTTTCAAGAGGCGTTGAAGGAATAGAATAAGTAAAAATTAATTCTTGTTCTTCTTTTTGTTCTGTGAATGATGCTTCTAAAGGCACAATTCCTAATAAGAAAGATAATTTAGATTCTGATGTTAAAGTATCTGAGGATACAGGAAAAGAATAAGTTACAATAAACTTTATCTCATTATCTACTTTTAAATTGTAATTTAATTTTTCAGTTTTGATTGAACGAATTCCGGGAACTTGTTTTGATGACAATCTTGAAATCGCTACAATGATTTCTTGAGAGCCATCGGCCTTTTGTCTTACCCATCCTTTTCTTGATGCAAAGGTTGCTTGTTTTTCTACTTCAGAAAGAAATTTAGGTTTTTCATGCAATGATCTTGGCATAGTAGTTTCTCTTATAAATCCTTTTTTTTAAAAATAAGTAAATTTATTTATAATAAGTTTATGTTTTTTTCAAAGTGAATTTTTAATCTTTTGTTTTTTAACCTGTTTTCAAAAATATGAAAATTTTGATAAAAAAGAGTACCTAGACTACCAGATCAAGAAAAAACGTAAAAATTACCCTTATAAGTTTTTGAATTAAAAAGATAAAAAAATTAAAATTTTAATTTTTTAAATAAGCAAGAGAACAAAAAAAAACAAAAAAGGAGTTTCTTAGATATGGACATCAGGACAAAAATTATTACTTATGCTTTCGATAGACTTCATGAAACATCTACAATAAAATCACTTATTCTTTTCTTTTCATCTTGTTTTGGTTATAACCCTTCTGAGAGTCTTACATCAAACCTTGTCTTTATTATTCTTGGGGTTATTGGTATTATAGGTTCAACATTGCCTGATAATTTAAAGAAACAAGAAACTAAAGAAGATGAAAAGGAAGAAGAATAGGAAAAATGATTTCAACCCCACTCCCCTCCTAAAATATTTCCATCAAAGTCATAGAATACAGACCATTTAGTTTCATCTTTATACAGAACAACAAGTCTATAAAAATAGTTAGGGTCTGAAACTGAAGAAAGAACATCAGCTAAAACTTTGATGGAACCATAAAAACCTAAAATATCCTCTTCTTTTTTTTCAGGATTGTGAATTGGTTTAATCTTCTTTCCGTTCCTACAAGAAATCTCAATATGCTTAAAGGGACTTGGAACCAAACTAGGTCTAATTCCACGATATGAATTTCCATCAGAACCTACAATAAAAAAATTACTAAATGAAATTGCCATGTTGTTTAAATTCTCTATCTTTAAGGGGTAAAGTGAATTATATCTCCATTCTCCATAACAATCATTTCCGGTGGAACTCCATCTGCACCAAAAACAAAAAACAATTCATGTCCAATCTCAATAGAAGAATTTCTATATGTTCGTTTTATCCATGCAACAAGTTGTTGAAAGGATTCTAAAGAAAGAGAAGAACAAACAAGTCTGAAATATGTCTTTTCTGAAAAGACTAAATTTTGATGAGAGGTTGAAAAGGAACCAAAAATAAAATAACCATCCCATCTAAAGGATGAAGAAGAAAATGGAGAAGGATTTATTTTGAATTTTTCATTTTCTATAAATCTATTTTTTTGAATAGGTTTATTAGGTAAATAAGTAGTAAAACCATAATCAAGAAGTCCAAGAATATAAATCTTTATCTTTTTTATAATGACTGAAGAAAGAAGAGGTACATTTATCTTTATAACATTGTCTTGAGTAGAAGATTGATTAATTCTAAAAAGAAATTTCTTTTTTCCTTGTTGAGTTACTTCTACTTCTTGGGAGCAAATAGAAATAAAATAAGAATTTAGAAGATAAGTTTCTTCACATTCTATGATATACCAAATATTTTCTTTAAAAAGATGAGAAGTATTTAACAAATTACAGGTATGTCCACCTGTAATTTGTATATCTTCAGTAATGGTTAATCTTTCATTAGTCATTGTTTTAGAAAATAATTTCTTTATAGGAAAATTAATATATAGGTTATTTAATATAGATATTATTCTCTTTTATAAAATTAATTTCTTCTTCTAATAATTGTCTTTTAGTTTTATATAAAACTAAAAGATTAAAAAAACATTTATATTATAATCTATTCTAAGAAGTAATTATTTTAATAAACAAAGAATAGAAGTTTAAATTAATAAATTTTTATTCTTATTATTAAGAATAAGGTTGACAATAATAAGATTATTTAAGAAGTAATTTATCTTCTTCTTATAGAAGAAAATAAAAAAGTCTAGGTTTGCTAAAAAATGAATTTTTTTCATTTTTTTATTGTTTTAATTCAAAGAGTTACAAGGGTCATTTTTACGTTTTTTTAAGGGGTGGTAGTCTAGGTACTCTTTTTTTTCAAAATTTTCATTTTTTTAAAAACCTCTTGAAAAACAAAGAATTATAAATCCGATTGTAAAATTTTATATTCAGGAAATTCAAGCTCAACGACTTGCTCTTCAGGATAAGTTGACAGATATTGTCTTTGACAAATGATTCTACAATCTCTTGAATAAAAAACATTATAAGGTTTAGGACAACGAATGAAGAAAGGAATTTCTGAAGAATCAATTTTTCTCATATCTGAAAAAATAATTTCTCTTATAGCCATATCTAAAGAAAATGTTATTTCTTGTCTTTCTTTTATTCTTAGATAAGAATCTAAAGGATAGATAAGAGAAGTAGAAGAATAAGATGAAGATATTTCTTCTATAGCTTTTTTCTTAAGGTCACAAGAAATTGAATCTTGAAAAAGAGCAAGCATAAAACATGATATTCTTTCTCTTTCTGTACAAGAGAAATCACAAGAAAAAGAAGTAGAAAAAGAAACAGGACACCTTATTTTTAGTTCATCAGAAGGTTTTGATAGAACAATTGCAGTTACTTCATACTTTAATCTTGTTTCCCAAAAACAAAGACAATTGAATTTTTGTCCTACAAACCCACCAAGTATTTGCCTTGTTTCTAAACAATGAATGAAGCAAGAAAGTGATTTTATTTGTTTTGCAAAAGAAGCAGTAAGATAATTTGCTTCTATGCAGAATAGATTTAATGTTATCTTTTCTAAATCAAATGCAAATGTTACAGTAAAATCATAAAGAGGTTTTACATCAACGAAGGCTAAGGATGAAAATCTTGTTCTTTCTTTTGAAGAAATGAAAGCAATCTTTGGTTCTCTTATTGTAAAGGCATCTAATCTAACAGGAATGAAACCAAACCCTCTTGAAGAAATAAAGGCTGTCTTTGTAAAAGTTTCTATGACCTTTGCGAATGTACAAGAAATGTTTTCTTTCTGTTTAGGATAAGAGCATGTGACTTCATAGGGTATTAAACAAGAAATGAAAGCAGAAATTGAAAATAATTGTCTTGCAAAAGAAAGAGTAATAATTGAAAATGGTGAAGATGTAATAGAACAAGAAAGGATTCCTAGTTTAAAAGCAAAAGTAACATTTATTTCACTTCTAGCTCTTGTTTTATAAAAAGAAGAAGAAATTCTAAATCTTTCTTTTGAAGAAATGAAAGCATTCTTTGGTTCTCTTATTGTAAAGGCATTTAATCTAACAGGAATGAAACCAAACCCTCTTGAAGAAATGATTGTATTTCTAAAATGAACTTCAAAAACATTTCCAAACGTACAATTTAATTTTTCTTTGAAACGAGGAAAAGAAGCAGATAGAGTTGCTGCATATTTTGTATCTTGAAATGCTAAAGAAAGCCTTGAATTTTGTTTTGCAAAAGATGATGATAATGATGAATAATAAAGACCCTTCAAGGAACAAATGATTAAATTTCCAATTGGAGCAATGATAGCTGTAAGTGAATAACCTTGTACAACCTTTATCCAACAATCATGAGAATTTCTTGAAAACAAAAAAGAGCAATTTATTTCATTAGCATTAAGAGCATGAATAGCACAAGAAAGAGTATGATTCTCTCTTGAGAAAGAAAGAGATAAAGGAAACTTTTCATTGATGGAACAAGAGGAGATTTGTTTGAATACAAATCTTTGTGAAGTACAATTGATAATATTATCTCTTGATTTCTTTAGAATAAAAAGATTAAAATTATTTCTTTGTTTGAAAGAAAATTTAGAAGAGAAAATATCATAGATAGATGAATTAATATAACAAGAAAGATAAGAATGAATGTAAACAGCCATATCACAAAATAAAGAATATTCTAATGTTGTTCCAAAGAATGTACCTGTTATTTTTTCTTTAGGAGATAGATTTATAAAAGATGAAAATTCATTTATTTCAGAAATAGAATAAGAAAGTATTATTTCTTCTGAAATAGTTGTATTCTTTTTAATGTCTCCATAAAGTTCAGAAGAAAGTGTTGTTGCAAAAATTCCTGAAAGTATTTCTTCTTTTTGAAGAAAAGAAAATAAAAGATTAAATTTTTCTAAAAGAATTGCTGAATGAAAAGCATTGATGTTAGAAACTTGTCTAAGGAAAGTTTCAAGATTAAATGATTCAAAGATGGATGTAAATAAAGAAGAATTTAAAAGAGAAGAATAATCGGATGTTTTTATAAAAGAATTTAATTTAGGTACATAAAAAGATGTTTTTATAGCATTACTTAAAGTTGAAATCTGTTTAGATGAAACAATAGAATTTCTTTGGTCTAAGAAGATACAATGAATAAAACAAGAAATAGGTGAATTTTGTCTTGTTGAAACAATAGATGATGCAATAGTTTTAACCGATGTTTTCCACACAAGTGAAAAACTATTTCTCTGTGAAAGAAAATTAATAGAGGATAAAGAGTATTGTTCTTTAAATCTAAGATAAGCAGAATATTCTGTATATTCTGAAATCTTATTTCCCAAAGTAATCTCAAAGAATTGTGAATAAGAAACAATTAAAATTTCTAATTCATTTCCTTCAAGATGAACTGATGAAATGTCATCTTGTTCAGAAATATTTTCATCTAAGACTATGGATGAATGATTTTTTTGAATTCCATGAGTATAGATAAAAAGGTTTTGTATAGGCATTTTATATGAAGAAAAATTAATAATTATTTATTTTTTTTTCTAACAAAGCGTGTTATAATTTTTTTGTTGGTTCTGTATCAGAAATAACTTTATTGTCTTTTAACAAAGAGAGAGAAACTAAGATGGGTTTGAAACTTTCACCAAAAACACAAAAAATTCTTTCCAATTTCGCAATAAACAATCCGGGGATGTTTTTTGAAGAGGGGAATATTCAATATACGGTTTCATCAATCAACACTATCATTTGTCAAGCAACTCTTGAGGAGAGTTTTCCGAGAAGTTTTGCTATTTATGGTTTAGATACATTTTTAAAATTTTATGATAAGTTTGATGATGCTGAATTAGAATTTTATGACGGATATATTCTAATTAAAAACTCAAAATCAAGTTTTAAGTATCATTATGCTGATAAATCTGTAATTGTTCTTCCTCCAAAGAAACCCTATGATCATGAAGATGTAATTCTTCGTTTTTCTGTTAATGAAAAGTTGTTTGCAAAACTTCGTTCTATGTGTACTATTGCTGCTTATCTTAAGCACTTGTGTATTTTCTCAAAGAATGGGAAAATTATGTTATCTTTAACAAATAAAGATTCAAAGGAGATTGCTATTAATGAATCAGAAGATACTATAAGAGCTTTGAATGAAGATGATGTAATCCAAGATTTTAATTTTTTTGTACAAATGGAAACTTTGAAGATTTTAGATGGAGATTATGAATTTGTTATTGCTAGGATGGTTAGAAATCAGAATACAATCTATATTCTTCGTTTAGTTAATTCAACTTACAATGTTAAATATTGGACATCTTTAAACACTTAATCTTTTTTTTCTAAAACCAAAAGGTAGAGAACTGAGCTATGAAATTAATCATTCTTGATGTAGATAATCTCTCAAGAGATACTATTAATAAATTAAACGAATATGTTGAAGTCAAGGAACGTATTCTTGACCTCAAGAAAGAAGCAGAGGAATTAGAAAAATCATTAAGTACAAATTCAAATTATTTTTATAATTTAGAACTCATTAATAAAAATTTAGATAAGTTGAAGATTATTTTCTCTTCAACAACCCTCTTTAAAGATATTGAGGGATTTGCTTCTTATATTTATCATGACATGACGTTAAATGTAGGTATGAATTTAACTGGTGATAAAATTCACAAAGAACTAGAGAAAATTTCAAAAATAGTTAATGGTAATAATTTTGTTCTTCATGATTTACCCGATAAAGTATTTTTAACTGAATTTATTGATTGTGTTGATGAAATTTTAAAACGCATTAAAAATACTAAATAAATTTATTCTCTTTGTTGATAAGTCTAAAGATTTTTCTTTTTAGGCTTATCACCTTTTTTTTGGAAAAAAAATGAAAATCATTTCTTCTTTTAAAGATTATTATGATTACATTGCACATACTCTTTTTTGTGGTGGTGATAAGAAAATTGTTTATTTGAGAAAGGAATTATCTCCTTCTTCATTAGAGATAAGAATTAAAAGCGATAATGATTTACCTTCTTTGAGAATTTCACCAGAAAGAGTTTCAAAAAAATACTTAGTTGTTTGTGGATATGTTTATCCTTTGATTTCTCTCAAGAATCAAAAAACAGGAAGTTCTGAACCTTTTAGATTATTAACAAAGAATGATATGTCATTAATTTTATCTGAAGAAAGTTATTTTTTTAATAGACAAAGATTTGAACATTCTTTTGCAGTAAAAAGTATAACTGCTGAAGAGATTTCAAAACAAATTCAACAACCTGTTTTTATTATTTCTCATATAAGTATAATAAAAAATAATTTAAAATACTCTCTATGTTCTTTAGAGAAAAGAATTCCATCCTTAGAAAAAATTGGATTTATGAAAATAAAATCCCCTGAGATACTTTTTCAAGATGTATATAGTTATATTTCAAATGTCTTAAGAGAAAATCCTGATGTTAAACCGCCGGTTGAGGTTGCAAATGAAAATAAAATTACTGCGGCCGGATTCGACATAAAAAAATCATTCAGGCATAGGGTGTAACTAAAAATGAACATAAAAAAATTTAAAAAAGGTCTATTTACAAGCATAAATTTGTGTGTATAATGTCTTAAATTTAAAAACAAAGCCGAATAACAGTTTTAGAAGGAGACTATATCCATGTTTTATTGAAATCTTTGTGAGAATGAAAAAAGTTGAGTCAAACAATTCCTTTTGTTTCCTTTTTTAAGAGGTGATTTTAATCATGTCGTTATCCCATGAAGTTAATTTCAATCATTCCCCTTCTATGTTCATTCCCTTTGCATCTATCAAAGCTATCAAAGATAGCTCAGAATCAAATATCAAAAAAGAAAAATTTAAACCTACTACTACTGTAGTATCAGTGAAGAAACATTCTTCATTTCCTAAAAGGAAAAAATTTTCATTAATCAACGTTAGGTTGTATGAAAAAAATAAACATAAGTCTATGTCTTTACTTGAAGTTAAGAAAGCCGTAGAAACTCAAACAAAACAAGATAGAATTTCTTCTCTGCAAATAATTATTTCTTATTATTCAAATGATAAATTTAGAGACTTTTTCATTAGACATTTCTACCCGGATGTTAATGAAAGAACAATGAGGTATTATCTTTATGGGCTTTCATCAATTCTTCAGGGTGGAAATCCGTATTGTAAACCATCAAATAAATTCATTAGAAGTTTAACGGCATACGGTGATATTGCCGTTAAACACTTTCGGAATTATTGATGGGTTGATGTGAAGTAAAGAAAGAGGTGAAAAGAAAATTTGAATTCTCTTTTTCACCTCTTAAATCGGCTTAATTTCATTCTTTCGGAGTAAATTGTTATGCAAGAAATAATTGTAGTTCTTGACAAATCCGGTTCAATGCAAGCTTACCACAATGATAATGTTGGTGGATTTAATGCTTTCTTGAAAGCACAACAAGAAATTGGAGAGGCAAATTTAACCATCATCTTTTTTGATGATACCTTTGATGTATTTTATGAAGGTAAATTATCAGAAATGAAACCTTTGACTTCATGGCCTTCAGGGGGAATGACTGCACTCCTAGATTCAATGGGAAAAACATTTTCTCATGTCTCTGATAGATTCTCAAAAGAGTCTCCTGAGAAAGTTGTTATGGCTATTCTTACCGATGGACAAGAAAATGCCTCTCATGAATTTACGAAGGAACAAATTAATGATTTGATGAAACATCATCAAGAAAAATATGGATGGGATGTTATCTTTTTAGCAGCAAATCAAGATGCTTGGGCTGTTGGGAAACGTTTAGGGTTTTATCAAAATAAAACCTTTAATTACAACCAAAATCAAACTTTAGATGCCTTTGGTGTAGTATCATCAACGGTAAGAAGTTTTAGAACAAAATAAAAAAAATAATAATCCCTTTCCCCCTTTAAGGGGGAAAGTAAAGAAACCCTTTAGTTCCTAACCACCAACCTGAAGAGTAAACCACTCAAGATGAAAAATCTCCAAGAAGGTTGTTCCGCTGTTAAAAAACAATTCAAATACAAAGTAACTTACCAGCATCATGGTAATCCTTTAGTATTTGAGATGCTTTTAAAAGAGAAACTACCCGATACGATTTTTGAATCTTTTCTTTTCTGTAAAGTAGAGCCGATTAATCCTGTTTCGCGCAATATCAAGAAACGCGATCAAACTTTTGATTTGATTGTGTAATAGTTGGAGAAACCATTGCCCTTAGCTTATTCATGATAAAATAAGTTAAGGGTTTTTTTGGTTTTAAAATTCAATGATTGTTTGAAAAACAAAGAAACGAAAGAAAGAGGATAAATTGTTATGACTAATTCAACCTTTCAAAAATTGTTTGAAAATTCTACCTCTTCTTCTAAAGAAGAAGGAGAAAAACCTTTAGAGATGTTGTTGACTGAAGAGATGCCTTTAGATTTTAGAGTTTGGTGTCTTTGTAATGATTATTCTCTTTTTGAGAAAAATTGCCCATGGAAAGATTTTTCTCATTGGAATTGGATAATGTTGCTTTCTGAAAAACCTCAATATATTGTTCAATGTGAACAATACAACCCTGATTTTTGGAGTATAGGTGTAGGTGAAAATTATGCAACGTTATTTGTACACCAACCACATCTAAGTAAAAAATTCAAACATTGGAATTATTTTGAAGGTTCTGATTGGTTGAAATTATTAACTGAACAACCTCATTTGCATATTCATTGCAATTGGGATACATTAAACCCTTGGCATTGGGTTGAACTTCTAATAAAACAACCTAAGTTTAATGTTTATTGTAATTGGAAACAAATAAAGGGATGTTATTGGATTGACCTACTTAAAGCACATCCTGACTTCTTTCCTTTTTGTAGAAAAGAAACATTGTCTGATATTCATTGGGTGCATATTCTTTCCAACAATCCTCAATTCTCTTCTTTCTTTTCAAATTGGGAGAGTATAAGTGGTTATGATTGGTGTATACTTCTTCAAAAACAACCTCAATTTTCTGAATTATGTAATTGGGATAAATTAAATGGTGAAGATTGGAAACTTATTCTTCAAAAACAACCTCAACTTTCAATCTTTACTGATTGGACAAAGATGAGTGAAGATGATTTTACTGAATACTTTTCTTTAGACTAAAATCTTTTTTAACTTCAACTAAAACTTATCAAGAGGAGTAAATTTCGATGTCTCATAAAACAAAAGTCATTAATTTTTTTGGTGGGCCGGGAATAGGAAAAACCATCACTTCATGTCTTTTGTTTGCTAAATTAAAAATGAATGGACATGTTGCTGAATTTGTTCCTGAATACGCTAAGACATTAGTTTGGAAAAAGGATTATGAAACATTAAAGAATCAATATTATGTTTCTAGGAAACAATATTCAAAGATTTCTATTCTAAAAGACCATGTAGATTTCATTATTACAGATTCACCGATAGCTCTTGGAATCTATTACAATAGATTTTATCCTGATAATGTTTCAGATAAACAAAAAACAGAAGAAATGATCATTTCTTCTTATCATGAGTTTGATAATGTTAATTTCTTTTTAAGAAGAAATAAAGATGAAATATATGAACAACGTGGAAGATTGCAAACGGAAGAAGAAGCAAAGAAGATAGATGAAGAATTAAAATCTATTTTGCTTGAGTTTTCAATTCCTTTTGTGGAAGTAGATGCTTGTGATGTTTCTAAAGTTTATTCTTTGTTGTTTTCTTAAATCATTTTTTGAGGAGTATCTATTACAATGAGAGCAATTCTTGAGTCTGATTTTAGAGATTGTTATGACCATTGGTTTATTGATTCTATCAGACCAATGAGACGAAAGACAGATAATATCTTTCAAAGAAACTCTTTCGGTGGAATGAGTAGAAGTGAGATGTTTACTTGGTTTAAAGAAAGAAATATTCTTACTCCAAGGTTTGGAAAAGTTAAAGATTTATTATTAGAATTACCAGAAGGAACACCACTTGTCATTTATCTTAATGAATCTTCTCATCAAGGTGAAGGAAAAATACTTGTTTACCCCAATGAAAATGATATTAAAGAATTTAATCATCACTTTGCTTCCGAGTTTATTCAACCTAGAGATTTTCCTATTTCAATAAGATTACTTTTTATAGGACAACATATTTTTTGGCTTTCTTATCAATCTTCAGACAAGTGGAGATCAAATTGTGGAGATAATGTTGATATTCAAATTCTCAATCCAATTGAACATTATTACCTTGACCTTTCTTCTTCAATCATGAAAGAAAGAAATTCTTTTCCTCTTTTAGCTATAGATTTTGTTGAGGAAACTTCATCTGGAAATCTATTAGCTATTGATTTAAATGTTTCTCCTCAAATCAAAGGAACAGGTATAGAATTTATTCTTAAGCCTAAAGAGATTGCTGAAGAAATAGATTCTTTTCTTTTTGATTAATCTTTTTTTCTTTTTTAAGAGGATAAAAAAGTGAATTTATTTTTGTGGCAAGTTAATAGAAAAAATCCCACACAACGTGGATTTATTTTTATTAAAGTCATTGCTGAATCTGAAGAGGTTGCAAGAAAAACGCATCCAACAATCTCTAGAATTTATAGTGAAAAGGAAGATTGTAAACAAAATTCTGAGTGGATTAATCTTTGGGTTTATCCACATGAAACGGAAGTTATTTTGCTAGGAAATGCACCTAAGATAAAAACAACGCCGGTTATTTGCGCTCAATATGTGGAGTGAGGGGAAAATGAAAAATGTTTAAAAAGGGGTTGCTTTTTTCATCGGGATGATTTAAAATATTTTCATACTGTTTTGATGTAAGAACAAAAACAGTATGAAAAAAGAATGGCCCTTTAGCTCAAGTGGTTAGAGCAGAGAACTCATAATTCTTTGGTTGTAGGTTCAAATCCTACAAGGGCCACCAAATTGAAATAAATAATTTAAATTAAAATTGTCCCAGTAGCTCAGTTGGATAGAGCAACATCCTTCTAAGATGTGGGTCGGGAGTTCAAATCTCTCCTGGGACGCCAATTTTGGGCGTGAAACTTTTTCGGTGAAGTACCGGACTTTTAATCCGGCTAAGATGGTTCGATTCCATCCGCGCCTACCAATTCTTTAAAAGGTCTATATATTCTCTTTTTAGAGATGTATAGACTTTTCTTTTTATAAAGGAAAAAAAATGAAAAAGAAATTTAATTTTGATGTAGTTGGGAAAACAAAAGAAGGGTTTAATGTAATTTCTAATATTTTTTTACTTTATGATACTTATGGTTTACCCCTTCAAGTCATTTATGATATTACGCAAAAATATAATTTTGTTATATCATGGGTTCATTTTACTCAAGATGCTTTAAAAGCAGGATGGTCTGAAAAAAAGATTAAAAGTACTATACATGAATTATTCGTTGATATTTACCCTCCTGATATAAGAAAAGAACTAGATGAAAAAATTAATTTTATTATTTCTAAAAATAGTTTCCTGTAGAAAAATTTTATCTAACTTAACTTAGGATTATAAATTCCCTATGATAATTATTGATTGGTTAATTTTCTTAGTAGTTATCTATTTTTTAATCGTTTACTTTCCTAGATTTATCTTTTTTCTTTTTAAGAAAAAGATTAAGAAAATTTTTAAAAGAAAGTAAGAAAAAAAGTTTTTAATGCAAACAAACAAAGAGGTTTAATTTTTTCATGCTTTATTTTGATATGATTTATACCCATTCATCTGTTTTTCTTTCTTATTCTAAGAATAATACTAAATTTATTCCTTTAAGTAATCTTCTATTTGATGGACAACAACCTGAAGAAACATTTAAGCATAATTGGGTTAAAGTATCTTCTATACCTAAGAAAGTAGAATAAATTATTTTTAAACAAAGTATTATTATTTCTTATACTTTGAATGATGATTATACACCATCTGAATCTATACCTTTAAGACATTAGCATCTGATTTTTTTGAAAAGTGGTGTTATGAAAATGATACAGAATATGATTTTGAACATCCTCTTTTCAACCTTTATGAGCCTGTTTATGAAATCATTCCTGAAAATTTTAAAGAAGAGGAATTTAGTATTGAATGTATTGCAACAAAAGAAACAGATTGGAATTTTGTAAAAGCTCCTTTTCAAAACATCAAGCATAATCTTATAGATGAAATAATAACAAATCCTGATTTGTTACAAGATACATCATCTACTCTTGATTCATTGTGGATGTTTAATCATACTAGAGAATACATCAAAACTCATATTGATAAATCAGTTGCTTTTGTTTCTTCAGATTATGATTTTTGTTTTGCTGTTAAGAAACACATTCCAAGTTTTAATAAGAATGACAATGATGGTTGTCATGTAAATAACAACATTATTGACACTAGGGATGTTGAAATTTTTAAGATGGCACCTAAAGCCTATCAAAACTATCCAGTGATACAACCTATCACGGGAAAGTCATTTGAAGATTTAAAAAATAAGGTTCAGGAGTTTTTAGATGAATTGATGGGAATTATTAATAGACCTTTGATTAATTGTCCTCATTGCAATGGGCGTGGAGTTATTGATAAGCCTTAATCACATGCTTTTTATTTTTAAGAAATAATCTTCAAAATCCTACTTCGGGAGTGTAACATTTTCGAGGTAGGATTTTTTTTATTTTTTCAAAAAAAAGGTTGATCAATCTTAAAAAAAAGATTATAATCTTTTTGCAGTTTAGGGAAAGGAAGTTTTAAAAAAGGAACCAAACCTTTAAACTCTCTAGGAGATTGCTACAATGGCAACACGTTCAATGATTGCTCTTAAGCAGACCGGAACCAATGGTACTGACTATTACACGTCAATTTATTGCCACTGGGATGGATACCCTGAAGCGATGCTTCCTACTCTGACTAGCTCCTTTGCAAACGTAGAAAGAATCAAAGAACTTCTAGCTTTAGGGGATTTATCAGCACTTTATCCCTCAATAGAGAAGCCTGAAGGTCATACCTTCTCTTCACCAGTGAAAGGACACACGGTTGCTTACGGGAGAGATAGGGGAGATAAGGGCACTCAAGCTAGGAAATATTATACTTACTATGAATTAAAGAGGTCAGCACAAAAAGCAAATTGTGAATTTTTGTATGTTTTTAATAATGAGGAGTCAAGATGGGAGTATTTTGAAATTTAAGTAAGTAGGTAAGTATGAAAAGGGTGAGATTTCTTCTCACCCTTTTTTTGGTTTTTAAAAAAGTCTAGGTTTGTCAAAAAATGAATTTTTTTCATTTTTTTCTTGTTTTAATTCAAAGACTTACAAGGGTCATTTTTACGTTTTTTTACGAGGTGGTAGTCTAGGTACTCTTTTTTTCAAAATTTTCATTTTTTTAAAAAACTCTTGAAAAACAAAAGGTTAAATATTTTAAATCTCTTTCTTTTCAACAAATTAAACTTAGATAAATTCTAAATAAATTTATTCCTCAACTTTACTTTCAAAAATAAAAAATAAACAATCAAGAGAAAATAAGAAGTATATAACCTATGAAAAAAACAAATTACTTAGAATTTTTATTTGAAAGTCTTTTATTAGAAATGCCTCATATCCTTGTCCAAGATAGAAATGAATCTAAAGCCTTTGATTTAGAAACTGAGGTTCATCTTTCTCAATCCCCCTCTGAATTCATTGCTTATATTCAATCATGGGTTGACGGTAATCCTATTCAATCAAAGAGACATGGATTTATCATGAAAGTTCCACCTAAATTAATTCCAATGTTTGCAAAGAAACTTTTAGTAAATGCACAATTTCAAATGATTGTAAAAAATACTTATGGCAATGAAGTTTGGGAAAAAATTGAAAAGATACTTTCTACGAAGGAGTCTTAAGGAGTTATGAAAGATTATCAGAGATTTCTTTTAGAAATAAAACAAAATCCAATTTATAAAAATTTTAAAACTGGTGAATTATCACAATTAAGAAAAACTTTTTCATCTGATATATCAGATAATACCTTTACATCACAGGAAGGAATAGCAAAACAAATTCTTGATTCTCTTTCTTCTATGAAAATAGGATTTGAATTTGAATGTTATCTAAAGGATAGTGAATCTTTATCTAATAAAAAAATCATTGAGAGAATAGACCTAGAAGAAATATTTCCAGAAAATTATTTAAATTTCTTAATGAGTCATTTTCCTGAAAATAATCATCATCTTTCTTATAAAGGATTAAAGAGAGAATATGATAAATGGTTTCAAGAAAGAATGTATGAAATGATTGATATAAATGATGTAAATGATGAATTGAAAAAAGAAAATGAAAAAGATGAAAATAAGCGACAAAAAAAGAAATTAGAAATTCAAAGAAAATTGCAAGATGAATTTGCAGAACAATATCGAGATGATGAAGAATATTCATTCTCAACATTCTTATCTTCTGAATTTAAAATAGAAGATTTATTAGAAGATTTTAATTTCTTAGATGGTTCTAACTATTATATAGATGATGAAGGTTATCTATTAAAAACTGTATCAACGGATACCTTTTCACCTTCTTCTAAAAATAAAAATGATAAAGATATTTTTTATTCAAAAGTTTCTTCTGTTCTTCAGGATGAATTTGATACAAAGGTAAATTGGACAAAAAGAAAATCATCAATCCAATTTAAAAAAGATTATCACAATGCTTGGACTTTAGAAGAAGATGAATCTTTAAATCAGATTCCATCATCAAATTTTATTCCTATTGAAATTATTTCAAAAACATATTCGGCAAAATCATTTAGAGATATTTTCTTTAGAACAAAGAAATGCCTTTCAAATGCAGGATTTGAACCTAAGACAAATACATCTACAGGAGTTCATTTTTCAGTTTCTTTCAATGATGCAAAACAAAATTCTGAAATAGATTTTTTAAAATTAGTTATCTTAGGGCAAGATAATTTTTTCTTAAGAAGAATTGGACGACAGTTTAACAAATATTGTGTTTCTCAATTAGTGAGTGTTAAAGATTCAATTAAAACTCTAACTAGATCATTTAAACGACCCTTAACGATTGATGACCTTTTAAAAAGACATTACATTTATACTTTAAAGACGGCTATAAGTAATCAGAAAAGAATGTCTATCAATTTTTCAAAATACAATAAGAATGGTGAAGGGTTTATAGAATTTAGATTAATGGGAAATGATTATTTTGGTGATAAAGAAGAAGCAAATCTTCTTTCAATGGAATGGTTTCTTTATATTCTGATAGCATCAACTTCTCCTACTCTTTGGCAAGATGAATATTTTTCTTGGATTATTAATTATTCGACACAATGCTATGAAGAGATGATAAAAACCGGAAACTGAAAAAATTCCTTTTAAAAATTTTTCATTTGGTGTAAAATTAAATTACCGAATCAATCGGTAATTTTTTTCTCTCCTTTTTAAGATAAGAAACAAATGAAAAAAAATATTCTAAAGTTTCAACTTCCAAAGCTCAATAACAATAAAAATAATCAACAATTAACTAAAAAACATTTAGATAAAATTGTTGATGATGTTTATATTTTAGTTCTTCAGAGTTTAATCAACAAAGGAATATTCCCAAAGGAAACAGATACAGTATTTCATGAGGATATGGGATGGTCTATGGCTCTATTACGATGTTCACTTTATTCTTTAGTGGGTGAACCTCACCATTTGAATGAATATGCAAAATTAATTCAATTACAATATTCTTTAATTCCGTCTGATGTAATGAATAAGGAAAATAAAGTATGATAAATCCTGCATTTACTATCTATAGAGATTTTTATGAAGAATTTATTCAAAAAACAAATGGAGGTATAAAAAAGGATTTTAAGACTTCACTCTTGGATAGAAGTATTTTTATTTACCTTGAAATGACACACCTTGATTTTTCTGCTATACTCTTTAATATCGAGAGATTGTTGAATGATGAATCTTCATCCTTAGAAGAAATCAAAGAGGAATTGAAGAAACAAAATATCACTGAAAAAAAATTGAAAGCTATGAAAGATTTTGTTGATACGTTTTGGGAAGATTGAATTTTTCTTTTCTTTTCTTTGAACTAAGCAAAAAGTGAGAAAGACTGATGAAAATTTCTTCGATAGTAAGAATTTATAATGTAAACCAATCCTTTAGACTAACAGTTACTTCTTCAGGTAATGTTAGAATTAAATTTGAAAAAGGAGCATCAGAAGAGGAGTGTAAAAAAGTAGAAGATTTTTTTCTTTCTTTTATTGAAAAAATACCTCAATCAATAGGTATGACATTTAGGGGAAAGATACAGAAAAAATATTTCTTTTCTTTTAAAGATTCTAAAGATATAAAATTTGTCATGTGGAATGATTCAAAAACAATAAATCTTTTTTCTCACCATACTCTCTAAAAGAGACAATATCATGACAATGAATGGCTCTAAAGTATCCAATTATTTGAAAACAAAAATCAATGACAGAAATGTACTTCTAAAAGAAGGAAATTTCGTTCTCAATTCAGGTGAGATTTCACCTTTCTATTTTGATTTTTCAAAATTTTCAGATTCAGAGGGACTTGTTGAATTAGGATTTGTCATTTGGACGGAAATCCATGAAATGAAAGTTTTACCGGATGTTATTTTTGGCGTTGCTACAAAAGGCATCATTCTTGTTTCATCGGCATGTCTCTATTCATATATTTTTGGTGACAATCATAAAGATTACAATCTTTCTTTTGCTTTCGACCGAAAAGAAAATTTCAAACAACATGGAGAAAAAGGAGATTATGTTGGGTGTGATTTAAGAAATAAATCAGTTCTCATTGTTGATGATGTCTTTGTTACAGGAAAGGCTATAAGAAAATCATTAAATTTAGTTAAACGATATACTCAAGATATTTCTATCATGGTTATGATTAATCGTTCAGAGATAGAAGAAATAGATGGTTATCCCGTGAAATCAATTCTTTCTTTTCCAAAAGATTTTTAAGAGAGAATTTCATGAAAGTTTTTAGAGCTATGAGTGAAGAAGAATTCATAAGAACTATGAAAAAAAAGAGTCCTGATTTTTCTAAAAAACGATTCAAATATTTTTCCCCTTCTCTTTCTTTTATTCAAGAAAGAGTACGAGATGGGAAATTCAACAATTCATCATTCATTCCAGAAAGATACATAAGATGCGTAGCTTTTGAGATTTCAGCAGAAGAATTACTTAGATGTAACAAAGTGTCTGACTGTGAAATTGTTGTGGATAGGAGAAAAAATATTTCTTTGAAAGTGATTTCTGAAATCTGAAAAGAGGAAGCAAAAAAATTTTTTCTTAGGGTGAGGAAATTTTACTTGATTTCCTCACCTTTTTTCATTTATAATGAAATTGCTGAAAAAATCACATTTTTGATTCAGAAAGGTGAAGTTTGATTTTTTTGGTAGGTAAGTTTTTTCTCTTTCTCTTTTTTTCTCTAGGAGTTCTTTTTTGCTATGAAGAAGATTACGTTTTGTGATTCTGGAAAGATTTCTTATGAGACAGCACCTCAAGCATGGGCTGTCGTTCCGTCTATTTCTGCAACAGAAAGGAATATGATGGTCTACAAATGTGGAATCTGTAATCAATTTCATATTTCATATTCTCGCCATCGAACCTCAAACCCAAAGCGAGAATCTTCAAATATGAGAAAACCTTCTCGTATGAAATTAGTAGCAAAATATCACAACAACAACAATACTTCTTTTTGTTTCTGAAGAAAAGATGTATTGTTGTAATCTTGACCTTATCTAAATCTTAGTAAAAAAAGAGAGAGAAAAAGTTTTTCTTTTTCTCTCTCTTTTTTATTGTTATCAATAATACTTAATTAAAAAGAGGATTAAAAAAAATGATTCCTTCAATTATACAAACTTTGATGGATGATTTTCCTTCATGGGTTATTACAGGTTCACGGTTTTTCAACAATGCAAAGGAAGGTTCAGATTGGGATTTCCTTTGTCAATATCCTTTACGATACTCTGACAGAGAACAAATCTTAGAACGAGGGTTTTTCCTAGAAAAGATTTTCTTCAAAAAAGAAGGATTTGGGGGAGTTCTTGAAATTTGGTCTTTAAAGAAGAAGAATGAGGAAGAAGAAGATATTCATCTTCTCGTTGTAGACGACCTTGAAAAAAGAATAGAAATTCAATTCTTAATAAAAACCTTTTTCCATAAAGGATACCTGAACAAAGAATATCATGCCAAAAGTATCTTTGAGATGGCTGAAACTATTTGGGAAATGAAGAAAGATTTAGAAAAAATAAAATCTATTCTTGAAAAGAAAACCAAAAGTTAAATTTTTATTTTCTAAATAAAAAAAGATTGTTTTTTTTGGTGTTCTCAATTCTCTTCTCACAAAAAACCCAAAAGAAAACAATTTACCTCAAGGAAAAAATAGAGGGGGACATTATTATTTCATTGTCCTACAATAAGGGTCTTAAGATTGTGCCTCATACATGGAAAAGAAAAGCAATCTCAGTCTAAAAAGAGCGGACTATAAAAAGCATCCATTAGAAAGACCGATTTCGACATGGACACGGTTAATAAAAATCGCTTCGCGTCAAGACGCCGTGCAGATTAGGCCACTTCGATTAATCTTAAAACAGGTTCCTGAAAGGGGTTATAATTCTTATCTTTAAGAATATCTCAGTTATAGTTATGTCTGAGGACATAACTATGGCGGTCTGAGTGTTTCTTTCTTCCCTTTTCTTTTAAAGAAAAGAAAGAAGAAGAACAGTAAAAACCGACCTGATAAAATATAGAAGTAAGTTTTTTAGAAGATTTGTAAAAAGAGAAGAGAAAGAGAAAAAAGGAAATTTATGAACAACAAATCTTCTAAAATCTTGGATAGAGTTTCTAATTTATTACTTTTCTTTTTTCTTCTTTAAGAGGTTTTTCTCTTTATAAGAGAGAATAAAAAGAAAAGTAATTATTTTTTCTTAAATTCAATTATCAGTTCTTTTCTTTGTATAATATAAAAGAAGTACATTGAAAAGAAATTAAGAATTTAAGAAAAATAAAATTGGGAATGCTATCAATAGGGTTATATAAGAGTTGTTTAACTATAGTTTTAATAAGGAAGCTAGAACTTGGTTATACTACTTATATAACCCTACGTCTTGAGTGTTGTCTAAACAATTGTTATTTTAAGAATATAAGAGAGAATGAAGATGGGTGGAAATGTATTTCAAGGTTTAAAGAGATACTCTAAAGAAGAGTATAACGAAATTATGAATGTTATTTTAACTCATTTGAAAGAAGAAGAATTTTATAAAGAAGAAGATTTTAAGATTATTCCTTCTTTTAGGGAAAAAGAAACATTTGGGGATATGGATATTTTAATAGATTCTTCTAAAAGAGAAGAATACTTATCTTTTTTTAAGAAACTTTTTATTCCTCATGAGATTTCAAATAATAATCATGTTGTTTCTTTGAAGGTTAATGAAGATTTTCAATTAGATTTAATCTTTACAAATACAGAAGATATGGAAACTTCTTTACATTATTTTTCTTTCTCAGACATTTCAAATTTAATTGGTAGGGTATTTCATAAAACAGGATTTAAGTTTTCTCATAGGGGATTAATTTTTATTGTAAGGGTTGGTAATTATGTTTTTCAAGAAATCATTGTTTCTAAGGATTGGAAAAAAATATTAGAATTTCTTGATTATGATTATGAAGTTTATTCAAAGGGATTTGATAACCTTGAAGATATTTTTAAATTTGTTGCTTCTTCTCCTTTCTTTTCACCTGATATATATCTTTTACACAATAGATGCCATACTTCTAGGGTAAGAGATAGAAAGAGAAAAGTTTATAATGAATTTCTTTCTTGGTGTAAGGAAAAAGAAAGTATATTAAATCATTATCATTGGGAATCGTTTGATGAAAGAGGTGGATATAAAGAAGTTGAAGAATGGAAAGAAAAGGCATTTCTGAGTTTTCCGGGGTTTAAAGAAAGTTATGATAATGCAAAAGAAAAACTTTTCATTTCAAGGAAAGTAAAGGAGAAGTTTTATGGTCAAAAAGTTTCTGATATTACAGGACTTAAAGGGAAAGAATTAGGTAATTTCATAAGCATTTTAAAGTCAGGATTTCATACAATTGAAAATTTTAATACTTTTATTCTTTCTCTTTCTGAAGAAGAGCTTAGAGAATGGTTGATGTGGAATGTGGAGGGAATTGTTTCTTTTTAAGAACGAAAGGTGTAAAAATTTATTTTTTTTGTTGGTAAAAAATAGTTGCATCGGTTGTTGTATTTTTGTATACTTGGTTCAGTTGAAGAATGTAGGTCTAAAACTAGAAAAATGATTTTTACACTTTTTTTTCATCTTTACGAAACTTTGCGTAAAGATAAGATAGGAGTGAATTCCTAAACATTTTAGGATTCTTTTTTCCTAGTGGGTTTAAACTTTTTTCTTTTTTCATCAACAGTGAGTGAATTATTATGTCACAGTCAGAATTGATTCGTAATCTTATTTCTTTCCAACTCCAATCACATAAGTTGCCGGTTGAATGGACTGAGCATCTTTTGTGCAAAGGAGAAACGGCTTATGAAGAAGCATTTCAAACTGTTTTAAAGAGTATCAGTTTTAATACACCTGATACCAATAATAATAAAAATGTTGATAAACCATCAGTTACTTATGGTTTTGACCATGAGGATAAAAAAGAAAACAAGAAAATGATTCAATGTGTTATTTGTTTCTCACCTCAATCACTTGATTATGGTGATAATTATGTTTTTCCTAAATTAGAGTTTCTTAGGAGAAAAGTTTATGAGCAAGTTGATGGTGAGCATACCCATCCAAATTTTGGGTTTACTATGCCGACCACCTTACCCAAGGCTTACATTCTCTTCAATCAAAGTGAAGAGTTTAGGGTTTTTTGGAAAGATTATATTCATCCAATTCTAAGTTTAGATGCTTTAGATTTTTTAACCATTGTTAAAGGTGAATTTCCTTTCATTAATTCTTATTGGAAGGATAGTACGATAATGTGGGTTTTAAGTGCAGTATCAAGTGTTATTGATAAAGCTAGGGGTTATCGAAATATCCCAAAGAATGGTGTAAATGTTTGTAGATTTTTTTTCAACTTTAAAACATTATCAAAGCTGAATAAGGCTTTGAATAATCATAATCAATAATTTTTTTGAAACTACCTAAACCAACAACAAGGTTAGGTAGTTTTCTAAAAACAAAAATCCTAGAAAATTCTAGGATTTTTTATTTTTTGTTATATAATGCTTTTATCTTTTTTGAAAAGAAGAAAAGGAAATAAAAATGTCTGTAAATCTTAATGAACGTATTTGGGTAGAAAAGTATCGCCCTAAACAAATTAAAGATTGTATTTTTCCTGAAGCTATTAAAAAAACACTTGAAAATTTTGTTATCTCAGGTCATTGTCCAAATCTAATGTTCTCTTCACCGAATGGTGGAAGTGGAAAATGTTTAGACCCGTTTGAAGAAATAGATATTATTTTTTCAGATAAATTTTATAAAGGAAAAGAAATAACAGTTACATTAGAACATTTATTCAGTTATTTTGAAATGGATGAAGTTCCTTATAATGAATTAAAGGAATTTGATAAAGAAGAGGTTTTTGTAAAGACTCCTGAAAATGTTTGGGTTCCAATAGAAGGATTGATTAAGAAACAAGATAAAAAAATAAAACTACATTTTAATGATGACTTGAATCCTTTTATTTGTGGAAGAAAACATATTGTTTCTTCATCTAAAGGTCTTGTTTTTGCTGAAGAAGCAGAAGATGTTTATAATGTTTTACTTGGTGATTTTTCAAAGATTGTATATAAAGAAGAAATTCCTTTTGGAGATGTTTATGATATTTCTATCGAAAGTCCCCATCTTTATGTGACGCCTAATGGATTTGTTCATCACAACACAACTTGCATCAAAGCCCTCTGTAATCAATTAGATTTTGAATATCTCTTTATCAATTCTTCTGAACAAAGGTCAATAGAAGTTTTGAGACAAGATGTTACTTCGTTTGTAACTACACTTTCTTTAGAAGGAAGGTCAAAGGCTGTTATTTTTGATGAATGTGATGCTATGCTTATGCCTACTCAAACGGCTTTAAGAGGATTCATAGAACAATACTCAAAAATAACATTTTTCTTCTCTTGTAATTATATCGAGAAGATGATGCCTCAACTTCTTTCACGGTGTTCTGTGATAGACTTTACATGGCCTAAAGAAGATTATAAGGATTTAAAAACAAAATTCTTTCACCGAGTTAAAGATATTTTAAAGAATGAGAATATTGAATTTAAAAAAGAAGTGGTTGTTGAATTAATCAATAGATACTTTCCTGATTTTAGAAGAATTATAAATGAATTACAAAAGTATTCTATTTCAGGAAAGATTGATGAAGGACTCTTAACTTACTCTAAAGAATTAGATTTTAAAGATATTCTTTTCTTTATGAAAGAAAAGAGATTTAACTCAATAGTAGAGTGGGTAGAAAAAAATTCAGACATGAATTTTGAAATGTTCTATAAAAATTTTTATAAAGAATTAAAATCAGTTGTACAACCTGAGTGTTTACCTGCTATAATTTTAGCTCTAGCTCAATATGAATTTAGACACCCATCAATGATGGATAAATCAATCAATCTATTAGCTTGTTTGACTGAAATTCTTTCTGAGGTAAGATTTAAATGAAAAGAAAACAATATAGAATTATATCAAATTGTGATAAAACTTTATTTGTTGCTCAAGAGAAACAATTTACCTTTTTTCAAAAAATTTTAAATTTCTTTTTAAGAAAAGAAAGATTTTTTTATTGGAAAGATGTAATGATGCCTCATGAATCCAATACAGTCGTTAAGTGTTATATAAGAATTTTAGAAAAGAAGAATAGAGATTCAGACCGTTCAACATGGATAGAATATGAATCCTAAAAAAGTAAAGAAGAATGAAATCGGAGAGAAAGAAGAAAAACCAAGAGGATTGTTTGATGTTATCAATGCTCTTTCAAAAACAAAAGAATTAACGGAAGGGGATATAGATTTATTTGATTCTTTTATGGTTAGAAAATTCTTCTCTAAGTTTCCTGAGACTTTATTTCTTGCAAATGAAATGAATGAGTTTAATTTTTTAGATAAAGAAATGCAAATGGATTTTTATCTATTTGGAGTAACAAAGAAAAGTCGTTATTCAAAGTGGTTTAAACCACCACCACCCCAAGAATCTATAATCCTTATATCAAAACAATTAAATGTTTCAAGAAAAGAATCAGAAGTCATTTATTCTTTATTATCAGATGAAGAAAAACAATCTCTAAGTTTTATGAAAGGAGGATTGCAAAAAAGTAAAAAATAAATATGTTTATCTTAAGAATTAATCTTTAAATTATTAAATTTCTAAAACTTCATTGTGTGAAAAAAGAGAGAGAGAAAAGTAACTATGAACGTAAATGAATTACAAAGTATTTTAGATACCTTTTTAGAAGTTAAAGTTGAACCTAGTAAAACTTTAATTGTTAAAGAAACATTAACTCGTTTAGGTGTATCTCCAAGAGGAAAGACAATCCTTTATCAGTCATGTCATCTTTTATCCTTGTATGGAAAAACATACATTACCCATTTCAAAGAATTATTTCTTTTAGATGGAAAGGAATCAACATTAGATGAAACTGATAAGAATAGGAGAAATCAGATAGCAAAACTATTAGAGGATTGGGGTTTATTAACCATTGCTTCTCCTGATAAGTTTCCTGTTCAAGACCATTACATGAAACTTTTAAAGATTGTTTCTTCAAAAGAAAAATCTCATTGGAGATTAGTTGCAAAATATCATTTAGGATTTTATAATCCTAATCATAAACCTTATTCTTCATTAGCTTCTGTGTTTGATAATCATGATGATGAAGATGACGAAAATTCTAAATGGAATCGTTGAAAAAGGAGTTAAGATGCTTACGGAAAACAAGAAAAAGTATTGGTTTGATATTTTTTTCAAAGGTGTTAAAATTGGTGAAGGTGACGAAGAATCAAAGAATGAAGTAGTGAGAAACTTCATAGAAGAAAATCATCAAAAAGGTTTTTACGGTGTTATCAATCTAACTGATTTTACTTCTAAGTTAGTTTCTTATCTTTAAGATAAAGAAAGAGTAGAGAATAAGGGAATTTCATTTTCTTTCTCTACTCTTTTTATTTGTTTACTTTCTTTAAAAAGAAAGAGGAAAGATATGAACAAAGCTATGTTTAAAATTTTTAAAGATAAATTAGAATCCAGAAAGAAAAAAATTAGGAAATATTTAAATAATAAAAAGAATCTTAAAGAAAAAGAAAAAAGGTTTCTAAAACTTCTTATCAAAGAAACTAGGCAATTGAAAAAAACATTGAAAGAAGATGAACTTTCTCTTATAATTTGTCCCCATTGTCAGAAAAGTTTTTCTCAAGTTGAGTAATTATTAAAAATAATTTTAGAAAAAGGAAACAAATAAAACTTATGGCATTTTTTACGTCTGTAGATAGACATTTTGATAAATTATATGTAAGAGGATATGATGATGAATCATATCCTTTTTCTTATAAAACAGGTGGGGATGATATTTCTTGTTCTCTCTTTATAAAAGATAAGAATGGTACTTCAAAATTTAAAACTATCTTTGGGGAGAATACAAAAGAAATTCATTTTAATTCTTTTTCAGAAATGAATGATTTTAAAAGGGATTTTGGAAAAGAATTTTCAATCCTTGGTGATTCTCCTATAGAAAATCAATATATCAATCAAAAGAAACTTTCAGAAAAGTATGATAAATCATTAATCAATATTGGTATTTTTGATATAGAGTGTGAATCAAAATTTGGATTTCCTTCTGTGGAAGAAGCAAAAGAAATGATAACAGTCATTTCTTGTCTTTCAACAAAGACAATGATACTTACTTGTTTTGCTCTTTCTTCATCTAAATTAGAAATAGAATGGAAAGATGAAACTATTTCTTTGAATTTAGTATTCTGTTCTTCAGAACAAGAGTTATTAAGGAAATTTCTATCTTATTGGAAAAAAGAATCATTTGATATTATAGGAGGATGGAATACTAAATTGTTTGATATTCCTTATCTTTACTATAGAATTGCTAAGGTTCTTTCACAGAAAGAAGCTAACTCTCTTTCATTTTGGAATTTAAGCAATGTTAAAGAAAAGATGATCAATGGTAGAAAACAAATTGTTATTGACCTTTTTGGAAATCCTCATTTAGATTATATTGACCTTTATAAAAAGTTTGTTCTGAAACCAAGAGATAGTTATAAATTAGATAGTATTGCTGAAATTGAATTGGGACAAAATAAATTAGATTATTCCGAGTATCAATCTATTCAAGAATTTTGGGAAAAGAACCCTTCAAAGTTTATTCTTTATAATCTTATTGACGTAGCCTTGGTTTATAGATTAGAAAAAAAATTAGGATTGTTTTCATTAGCTATGTCTTTTTCTTTTACTGCAAAACAAAATTTTATAGATGTATTTTCTCCTGTAAAAACATGGGATTCTCTTTGTTATAATGCTCTTTTTTCAAAAAATATTGTTGTTCCTGAACTATCTCCAAAAGGAAAGAATGAATCATTTGAGGGTGCTTATGTTAAAGAAGTATTACCGGGAAAATACAATGATGTTGTTTCTTATGACTTGAATTCTCTTTATCCTTCAATTATTCAATTTTTAAATATTTCACCTGAAACAATTCAAAGAAGAATTATAGATAAAGACATTCAAAATTGTAATCTTGTTGAAAGGATTTTATCAGGTGAATTAGATAACTTGACAATACATAAAGAAAATAATTTAACCTTTTCGGCAAACGGTCAATTTTTCTCAAAAAATAAAAAGGGGTTTATTCCTGAGATAATGTTCTATCTTATGTCAGAGAGAAAAAAAGCAAAATCTATGATGAATGAATATGAGAAAGAATTAGAACAAATTAATCAAGAGCTTTCTAATCTCTAAAGGGGATATTAAAAGATGTTATCTACGAATGTAGAACGTAAATTAGTTTGGGATAACGATTTAAACAAATTAGTTTTAAAATATGAGATTTATTGTCTTGTAGTAGGTAATTGTGGTTCTATCTTTTTTGAAGAAGGGCCGTTGTATGTAGAAAAACATGCAGAAATAATTTCTGCTTCCTCACTTTTAAAAGAACGATTACAAAATAAATTAGGAAAACAATTTAAATTACAAAACAATGAAGAAGATGATGATACTACTACTGTTACTTCTTAATTAATGTAATACTGCCATCAGCAGCAACATTCATCTTTACCTTTAAATTTGTATTATTGTATATTTCAGAAGTATCTTGATCAAATCTATAATCTAAGATATATAACTTATCTCCTATTAAACCCCAATTTTCAGGATTTGAAAAATCTGTTGGGGTTATTCCTGTTGTAGAACAAAAAGAATAAAGTGATTTTAAATTTGCTATTTGTTCAGACGAAATAACTCCTTCTTGGGGTTTTATTTTTGAAAATTCTTTGATAAACGAAGGAGAGCCAAATATTTCAAAACCAAATTGTTTCTTTTTTCCAGTTACAGGTGAAATAAATTTAAAATAATCTTCTTTCAATTTTAATTTAGAAATATTTCCAAACATTTCAATAAAATGAGAGTTTAATTCTTTCAATCCCTTTGGTGAATTTTTCAAAGGAGTAACAAGGGGAAATTAAACCCAATGAGAAAAAGATTCCGTGCCAACCTTTATTGGTGTGTGATTTGAGGCATAATCTAAGATTGGAAGAATAAGTTTAAATTTATTCTTCATTGTTTTAAATGCTCTTATTTCCGCTTGATTTTGTGATATTCCTTTTGCACTCAGGGCAATCTTAAACACAGTATCAATTTTTCCATTAGAATTTGGAACTATATCTAAGGGTAATTCTGATTCAAATTGTGAAGGTTCAACTTCAACTTGAATTGCAATTCGTGATGACCCCTTTCCTACCCTTTTTCCAATTTTTAGGAAGGCTTGTTGAATGTCTGCTGAAACATAATTTCCTTCTTTTGGTTGAAAATCAGTAGATGATTTTCCTACAGGAAAGGCCATTTCTAAAAGTGCAAATTCTTTGAATGATTTACGCTCCATGTTCTTTTTTTCCTCTTCTTAATTTTTCTAAAATAGATTCCTTTTTATTTAACTCTTGGAGAAAATTTCTTTTATGAAAAAGATTATTATTTTAGCAATATCATTCTTTATTTCTTCTTCCTCATTATGTGCTGAAAATATAACAACAGAAGATTTTATTAAAAGAAAAGAAAAATGTAAGACACAATCCTATTTGGGTTTAGAAAAGAGAAAGACAATAGGTTATGGTTTTGTAGGTTTAAAACAAAATAAAATGTCTTGTTCTGATGCAGAAAAACTTTTGAGAGAAAAAATTAATGAAATCTCTTTATTCTTGAAAAATGAAAATTTAATTAATCTTTCTAAAAATCAATCTTCTTCATTAATTTCTTTAATTTATAATATAGGAATTCCTTCTTTTAAAAATTCAAAAATGCTTATTCATTTAAAGCGAGGTAATTATGAAAAAGCGTCTGAAGAATTCTCAGCATGGGTTTTTGTAAAAGGAAGGGTTATTAAAGGATTACAAGAAAGAAGAAAAGAGGAGAAGCTTTTATTTCTACAAAGATAACAGAAGGAAATCAATCTAAGTTTCATTCTTTACTAGAATCTTTAGTAAATGTAGTAATTGGATTAATTATTTCCTTTTTTTCTCAATCTTTTATTTTTAGATTTTATGATATTCATATATCATTAATGTCTAATATATCAATTACTATATTTTTTACTTTAATTTCAATAGTTAGGTCATATATCATAAGGAGATTTTTTAATTGTTTTTTTAAACAAATATGTTAAACTTATTTTACTTTAATTTTTTAAACATTTAAGATGAATAAAAACCGAAAATTAGAATTATTAGAAAGAAAGAAATATCTTGAAAGAGAAATTTCAGAATTGTCTGTAACTCAAGAGTCCTTTAAAATTTTAGCAAATGCTGGTTATGGAGCATTAGGAAATCAATATTTTCGTTATTTTGATGTTAAAAATGCAGAAGCTATTACTCTTACAGGAAAGGTTATCATTCAATTATTGGAGAAAGGAGTTAATAAGTTTCTATCTCTATCTTTGAAAGATAATAAAGATAGATGTATTCTTTCAGATACAGATTCTATTGGAATTAACTTAGAAGATATTTCAAATCTTTTCAAAACACAATGTGGTGAAGATTTTTCTTCTTTAGAAGAAAGAATTAACTTCTTAGATTTCTTTTCAAAGGAGAAAATTTTACCGAAAATTAATTCAATTCTAAAGGATATTGAAAAAAGATTTAATGGTAATGAAGGAATCTTGGGAATGAAAAGAGAGAATATTTGCTCTTCAATCATTATCACAGGAAAGAAACATTACATTATGAATGTTTATGATAAAGAGGGAATCAGGTATTCAGAACCTAAAAAGAAGATTATGGGAATAGAATGTGTTAAATCTTCTACTCCTCAACTTATGAGAAATCTTATTAAAGAAACTATTGATTATTTTTTTACTCATTCTAATAACGATTTAATTAAAATCATTAATGATTGTGAGAATAAGATATATTCAGAAAAAGATTTTTCAAAGATTGCATTTCCTAAAACAGTTAATGGTCTTAAAAAATATTCTTCTTCCTCTCAAACTAATAATTTTCTTTATGAGCCAAAAACTCCTTTACATGTTAGGGGTTCATTACGATTTAATAAATGGTTGAAGGATAATCGTCTTGAGACAAAATATTCACCTATTCAAGAGGGAGAAAAAATTAAATATGTTTATTTGAAACTTCCAAATATCATAAAAGAAGATGTTATTGCTTGGTCATCTTCTGACCCACCAAAAGAATTAAAATTAGAAACTATGATTGATTTTGAGAGGCATTTTCAAATTGGCTACATGAATCCTATAAAAACTCTTTTAGCGGCAGTTGGATGGAAAGAAAAAGAAACTATTTCCATGTCTGACCTTTTTTAAAAAACAAATCAACTATGATAAAAAAAGAAAATAAAATATGTCATTATTTCTAAAGATGGTTCAAAAGAAGATTGGAAATAAAAATTCTTCAGTTGTGTCAGATGGAATTGTTGGCGACCTTTCAGGGTTTATTGATACCGGCTCTTTCTTATTAAATGCTGCTATTTCAGGTTCAATGTTTAAGGGATTTCCTGATAATAAAGTTTCAATGCTTGCAGGGCCACCTGGGGTTGGGAAATCTTTTATTCTTCTAACAATGATTTCAAGGTTTTTAAAAACGTATCCAAAAGCAAATGTTGTTTTCTTTGAAACTGAATCCGCTCAAAGAAAAGACACCATGGAAAATTTTGGAATTGATACCTCACGGGTTTTGTTTTGTCCAATTCTTACTGCCCAAGAATTAAGATTTCAAACTATTCAAATATTAGAAGAATATGAAAAAATTCCTGAGAAAGAAAGAGAAGAATTAAAATTGTTTATTTGTTTAGATTCATTAGGAAATCTTTCTACAGTAAAGGAAGTAAGTGATTCAACGGAAGGAAAAGAAACTCAAGATATGACAAGAGCAAAATTAATCAAATCTATCTTTAGGGTCATATCTTTAAAACTTGGAATTTTAAATGTTCCTTTCATTGTTACTAATCACATTTATATGTCTCAAAATGGACTTTACCCTCAAGCTGTTGTAGGTGGTGGATGTTTATCGAAAGGTACTCAAATTTTAATGGCTGATGGGACACTTCGTTGTATTGAAGAAATTCAAGAGGGAGATTTAGTTCAAACTGAATATGGGGCTAGTAAAGTTTCTACTGTTTGGAATCCTTCTACATTAATAGAACCAAATCCAGATTGTATCAGACTTACATTTTTTGATGATTCAACGATTGTTTGTAGTAAGAAACACAAATTTAGATTCAAAGGAGATTGGATAAAAGCAAAGGATTTAAAGGAAGGAATCTACTTAGATACGAAGGATACTCTTTATAATGAAAATGCTCAAATCATAAAAATTGAAAGTATTGGAAGAAATGAAGTCTACGATATTGAAGTAAAGGATGGTCATCATTATATTCTTTCTAATGGTGTACTTTCTCATAATTCAGGTGGACAATATATTTCATCAACTATTTGTTTACTTTCAAAAAGAAAAGAAAAAGAAGGAACTGAATTTGTAGGAAACATTGTCCATTGTAAGATGGAAAAATCTAGGTTTACGAGAGAAGGTTCTACTGTTGATATTTTTATCAATTTTTCTTCAGGACTCTCTCTTTATCATGGTATCTTAGATGAAATGGTTTCAGCAGACTTAGTAAAGTCTGTAGGTAATAGATTTATTTTTCCTTCTTCAGATAAGAAGGTTTTCAAAAAAGAAATCAATCGAAATCCTGAATTATTTTTTACAAACGACCTTATGGAAAAATTAGATAAAATAATTTCAACTAAATTTCTTTATGGTGCTGTTTTAGCTAATAGTGAAGATGAAAATGATGAAGATGAAAATACTGATTATTGGGAAGAGACAGAAACTTAATAATTCAGTTTATTAAAAAACTTTTTCTTAAAAAATAAATCTATTCTCTATAATAACAAGGTAGGATAGATTTATTTTTATTAAACGTCTCAAGGAAGGATTAGAAAACATTATGCTTCACCCCTCAACAAAAATTTTAACTCCTGACGGGCTTGTGTCATTAAACGATATTGAGATAGGTCAAACTGTTTCAACTATCTATGGGCCTGCTAAAGTACAAAATAAAACTACTGAGTTTAAAAGACTTAATAGATTAGTTTTTGACCTTAACGATACAATATTTTGTTGCCATGACCAAAAATTTCTGATAAAAACCTCACAAGGTTATAATTTTAAAATTCCTGAAAAGTATGATGAAGTAGCTTGTTATGGACTATTAACAGAACTAAGAAAGATTCATGCTCTTGATTCTCTTTCTTCATCTAATTTTATTAGATTACATCTTTTAAAAAATTTCACACTTCTTATCAATGGCTATATTGTTGCAAAGACATAAAATATGATTTTAGAAGAAATAGAAACTGAATATTTTCAAATTATACGAAAGATTAGTTTTCGGAAAATGACCAATGAGGAAATTTATGAATCCTCTTTGAGAGGAGATTTTAAGAGGAAACTTATTCCTGTTTTAGAAAGCATAGAAGTGAAAAGAAAAAAATGAGATTTTTAATACAAATTAACTTGGAGTTATCCTTAGTTGATTTGGAATTAAAAGTTATAGAATTCTTTAGGATTTTATGACCATTTATGATTTTACTCTATCAGTATAAAACTATAATAAAAAGGTAGCTTATTTTGTCTGAAATAAAAGAAAATTTAATATTATCTTCTTTAATTACAAATTCAGAATTTAGAATTAAAGTTCTTCCTTATTTGAAGGAAGAATATTTTACTACACAAGTTACAAAGATTCTTTTTTCTACATTAAAAGAGTATCATTCAAAGTATTCATCTATACCTTCAAAAGAAGGTCTTATTATTTCTTTAAAACCAAAGATTCAACATTTTTCTGATGAACATTTTAAAATTCTTTCTAAAGTTATTGATGAAGAGTTATTTTCATTAAGGGAAGAAAAATCTACTCAATTTCTTATAGATATGACTGAATCTTTTTGTCAAGATCAATCAATCTATAATTCAATTCAAAAGTCTATTGAAATTTATCAGGGGGAATCTAAAGATTTAACAAGAAACTCTATTCCTGAACTTTTGAAAGAATCTCTTTCAATATCATTCGATACAAAGATTGGTATAGATTATTCTTTAGATGATGAAGAGCAATATGATTTCTATTCTAAGAAAGAATCAGGAATACCTTTTGATATTCCTATCTTAAACAAAATAACAAATGATATAGGATTACCAAGAAAATCTCTTTCTATTCTTTTAATGTCAACAAATGCAGGAAAATCTCTTTCAAAATGTCATTTTGCTACTACTGCAATGAAAGCAGGGTTTAATGTAGTTTATTTCACAATGGAAATGGCAGCAGAACGTATTCGTCAAAGAATAGATTCAAATATATTAGATATAGATCATAATGATATACCTCTTCTTTCACGAGAAGAATATCTTTCTAAAATGAATAAAGCAAAGAAATTCTGTAAAGGTAAATTATTCATCAAAGAATTTCCTACCGGGTCGGCAACTTCTGAACACTTTAGACATATCTTAGAAGAATTAAGAACAAAGAAAAATGTAAAGATTGATTTAATGATTATAGATTATCTTAATATTTGTGCTTCTTCACGATATAAAGCTTATTCAGGAATCAATACAAATACAAACCTAAAGTCTGTTGCTGAAGAAATTAGGGGTTTAGCAATGGAATATGATTTAGCCGCTCTTTCATCTTCTCAAGTTAATAGGGGAAATATGGAAAAGCAAGATATGGGTTTAGACGGGATTTCTGAATCAATAGGTGTTACGCATACGGCTGATATTGTTTTAGCAGGTTTTAGGAATGAACAATTAGACCAAATGAATAGGATTCTTTTTACTCAACTTAAGAATAGATATGATGATTTAACTAGACATAGAAGATTCTTATTAGGGGTTGATAGACCAAAAATGAGACTTTATTCAGTAGATGATGATGAACTTTATTCATTCTTAGGGAAATCCTCGGATGATGAAGAGGATTCCAAAGAAAAACCACCTGAAGTTGATTCGTCACACTTCAAAGGTAGAAAATCCTCTTTTTCTGATTTTAAATTCTAATTTTTAAAATTTTTCCTTTGAAAAATCTACCTTCATAATTATTTTTTGAAGGTAGATTTTTTATTTCCTTAAATTGTTTTAAAAATCAATAGTGTATTGATTTTTGTTGTTTTAGTACAACAATAAAAAAACATTGATGATAGTTGTATTTTGTAAAAGGATCATCTATAATGTTTTCACCGTAGCAAAACAATCAACCTAAGAAGTAGGAGAATACGATGAAAGCCCAAACCAAGACTCAAACCAAGACTCAATCCAAGACCAAAGAAATGGTGCCGTTTGAGCGGCAGTTTGATGACCGATTTGTGTCTCTAACTGAAGCAGAAGTTGATCAATTAATCTTTGATACAATTTCGGCAACTGAATCAGTAGTTGAACCGGCAACTGAAGTGGTTGTTGAATCGGTAGTTGAATCAGTAGTTGAACCGGCAACTGAAGTGGTTGTTGAATCGGTAGTTGAATCAGTAGTTGAACCGGCAACTGATTCAATTGTTGATACAAAAAATCCGATGATTCAAATGCTAATGTCATTTGAGCTTGAGGAGATTGAAAACTTCATAGAGTTAGCAAATGAAAGATTAGAGACATTAAAAATGAAAAGGATAAATGACATCAAGGAAGCGATGGCTAAGTTGAATGAAGAACTTCATTCACTCTCCGGTCAACATGCTAATCATACCACTTCCTTGAAACATTCAAGTGGTGAAAAGGCGCAACGGAATTTTGGAGAAACTGCATGGAGTCCGATTGTAAATCCCAACAACCCCGACCAAATTTACAAGGCGGGAAGAATCCCCGAATGGTTGAATGAGTTAATGCAGAACACGGGGAAAACAGTAACCGAACTTCGTAAAAGCGTCGGATAAGTGTAGTTTTTAAAATAGAAAAGGTATAGGGATAGAACCCATACCTTTTTCGTGTTGTTTTTCTTGTAAACCTTGAGTGTGAAAAAATGAAGATTGAATATCGTTTGTTTGTTTCTTTTGCTGAATTACAATCATCTATTCTTTCAGATGTTTATTGTCATGAAATTAGTTTAATTAATTCCTTTTACTTAAGGGATATTTTTATAAGGAGAATTGAAAGTATTTTTGACTCTAAGATTAATAGTTTCTTTATAAGTGAATGGTGTATATCTGAAAATCTTAAACAACAAAAAGAATTTATCAGCTTATTCGTGGATAGTAATAAAGAAAAATTTTTATTTCCTTCTTATTTGCACTCTTGGAGTAATGTACTATCTCAATTTTTAGATGCAAGATTAAGTAAAGGGAAAGAATATATTGTTGTTAAATTTTCGGAAAGTGAAAATGAGATATTCACTCATCCGAAAAAAACTATAGAAAGATACCGCACAAATTGGATAAATGATTTATCTAATGATTGTTTTGCTTTATTCATTAAATTCATGTCAAGAAATTACCTTGACATTTCTCTCGAAGAAACAATTTAAGAAAGGTTAGAGATACAACCATGACATTAAAGATGACGAATGAAAGATGTGAAATAATTGGAAAGGTAATCGAGAAGGAACTTTATAACATTAATCACAGGATTTCATGTTTTAAAATGAAAGTTTATAATAAGTTAGATGATATACGACCACGTTTTTGGTTTTCTAAAAACAAAAGGATTAGAGTATTAGAGGAAGAAATGTTTATTAATACTTTCATTTACTTAGATAATATGAGTCAATTTAAAACACCGCCGTATATCAAAAAATTGGTTTGTTTTCATCAATTTATAAAGGAGTATTTGGAAAAATGGTATTTTATTGAGGATGTTACTTTGATTGAAGAATATAGAAAGATGATTGATGATACAGAACTCTATTTAAAAGAAAATAGAGAAAAATTTCAGGAAAATTTGTTCGATAATTTTATTTACAAATTTTCTAAAGAGTTTAAAGTTCTTTAAAAAATAATTCTTTTTTTAATTACCCCTTTCTTTCTTTTGATTTTTGAAAAAACTATAAATATTTTTATAGTTTCTAAAAAAAATTAAAAAGAAAGAAAGGGGTTTTTAATGGCTGTTTCAAATGCGATTGCTTCATCATTAGGGAAATTGGCAAGGGTAACTGTAGGTACTGGTTTATCTATTGTTGCTCATTCTTTAATGTCTCAGGATTTTGCAGATAAGTATATGTCTGCAAAAAAATATATGAGATTTCATTATGAAGAAATTAAAACTCTGAGAGAAAATTATCCTAATCTTCCTACGAAGTTTAATTCAACAGACCTTAGATTTGAAAAATTACAAGTAAAAGATAATGGAGAGTCATTAGTTGCTAGAGTTTTCTTTTCTGAAGATATTAAGAAAAAACTTTCATCATTTTATCATCTTGATACAAATGCAAAAATAAAATTAGAAGAAGAACCCTTTTACCTTGTTCTAAGAAAAGTCTTTGAAGGAAAGAGAACAGATAAATCTATGCCGCCAATTATTCAATTTTTACAGAATAATTTTAATGTTGATTCTTTCTTAGTTGTTTCTTTATCCGGGTCTGGTGCATTTAATTCTTTTTCATCTTCTCTTCTTTTAGAAAAAGAATCTCCTAAAAATTTAAATCTTGTTTGTTTCTTTGATTTTATTGGGAAAGGAAATCAAGCTATTGCCGGGATAAATTCTATTTTGAAAGGTGAAAGAAGAGATACCATTTCTAATAAAAATTATATTAATGATTATACATCAAAATTTATTTTTGCTGCTTCTGCACGATTATTGAAAGGTGCAAAAGAAACTCTTTTCAATTCTTCATCTACTTATGGATTGAGAACTTTTTTCTTAGAAGCTCAATCAACAATAAAATCTATTTCTCCTGTAAATGTTATTCTTCCTGAGATGTTAAAGTCTTGGAAAGTTAATCTTTGTCATGGAAAAAGTGTAAATCTAAATCCTAATATTACTCTTTCTATTGAAAAATCAGGACATACAAGTTTAATTTTCTCTCTTTCTTCTACAAATATAGACGCGCCTCATTATCTTCTTTATGTTGATTTTAAAGAAAATACATCTAAAATTGAAACCATTATGATTCTCTCAGGAATGAGAAATCTCATAACTACAAAAAGAAAACCAGTTCCTGAATTAGAGAAATTTTCAGAAAAAATAAGGGCATCAAATTTAGTTTTAAATGAGCTTCAAGCAAAAAAAGAATTTATTAAAGTTATAGAAGAGTGTGTAAAAGTACATTGGGCTGAAAATCCAGACGCGGTTGCAGCATTGTTGAGGTAATTTCCATCCTCAAATTTTACATCTTCGTAAGCCTGTGTTATAATTCATGTATCAAAAGTGTAAAGTAACTTTGAAAGTGAGAAGAAAATGTTAATCTTAGAACTTATAGCAATTTTCATCATAATTTTTCTTGGTGTAAAGTTCTTCAGGACTGGAACTTTAACCATAGGAAATATAGTTCTTTTATCTATTGCGTTGTGGGTTCTAAAACCCGCACCGAAAGAAGAGAAAAAAGAACTAAAACCCCTGTAATACTACCTTCACAACCATTATCAATTATTGGGAAAATTAATAATGAAACAAATCCTTTTAACGAAGGAAACGTTTAAAGGTCATTGTGATGCAGTTGCTAATCACTTCATTCGTTTGAATAGAAATTCCAATCAACAGAGATTCTTCAATTATAGGTCTGAAGAAATGCTCTCTGAGTGGGTTTCTTCATTCAAGACAAACTTTAAATTTGATCATTATTGGATTCTATTTCAAGATAGAAACCAAAATGTTATAGGATTAGGACAATTGACCTTGGACATGAATGGTGGTGGAGAAATTGCAATATCTGTAGATGATAATCAACAAAACAAAGGATTAGGAAAAAAGATTATGTCTGAACTTATTTCTCTTTCTAAAGAATTAGAATTAAAATTCGTTGAAATGTCTTGTCTTGTTTCCAATCGAAAAATATGCTCTCTTGTCAAGCAATTCGGGTTTACACTGAAACCGGATTCAGATACTATGATAGGAAAGCTCTATCTTTCTTATCCAAGAAAGAAAAATGACTGGAATGATGAAGAAGAGGATGGTATTTGCGATGATTACAATGAAAACGGGGTACTCGCCTTCGTATAAAACAAAGCGTTCACCTGTTGCTAGGAGTCTTAGGACTCCTAGATTTCAGATGATTGTTGTTAAATCAAAAAAGGGTAAAGGTTCTTATGACCGAAAAAAGAAAATAAATGTATGATAAAAAAAATAATCCCTGAAGGATTTGAACAGTCTTTTCTTTCTTTCCAAGAGAATGAAAGAAAAGACTTTACTTATTTTGCCGTTGAACAAATTAGGAAATATGTATCTCCTCTTTTGCTTCATGAATTGAAGGCAACAAGAAAATTCATTTATTTGATGGGTAATGGTTTCTATTCTGTTCCTGAAGCCTTAAGAGAAAAATCATTCTCTTGGCAAAATTATTTTTTTGGATTTTCTCAAAAAGATAATTACACTATCATTAACAAAACTAAGATAGGACGTTTACTTACTAAAGTAAAAACATTTCCTTCTTATTCAACTTCAAAATCTTTAACTGAGGAAAGTATCTTTGCTTTTCCTATCTTTAACCTTAGATTCTTTTGGTCTCCTCTTGTTACTAATCTAAATTTATTTTTAAAGAATATTGTTCTTTCTAATTCACCTGAGAAAGAGAATTGGAACTTTCCTACAAGGAAAGAAGGAAAGGAATTAAGAATAATCCTAAAAAGAAATAAAGATATTATAAAAAATATTCAAGATGGAAAGTATGAGGATATTTTTCCTCTTTTAGACCAACTTGCATTTAGGTCAGACGATTTAAAATCTGCTTTACTTTCAGGAAATGAAATTATATTCTATACACCAGATTTTTATTATTTTCATACTTCAGAAATCTCTGAAGATATTTTTAAAACATCACTTTGGAAAGAATATTTTAGAACATGAATATAGAACAGTATCTTAATGAGATTTTAATTAAACAAAATCATGAAAAAGATGTGGTTGATAGGAATGATGAGATTATTGAAAATATTACCGATGAAATTGATGAAATTGATGAAAAAGAAGGATTTATTGGAATATATTTTGTTCAATTAAATTCAGGTGAAAAATTTATTTCTGCTACATTCATTGTAGATGATGATGATTTGATAGAGAATTATGCAGATTATTCTTTTAAACTTATGTTCTTTGAACCTCTTCGTATACTTGAATTTATAAGTCATACTGATATAAACATACAATTTGTTAGATTTAATCAGTTTATGGAAGATAATTATATTATCTTAAGACGAAGTGATATAAGTTATATGGGAGAGTGCAATAAAGAAACAAAAGAAACTTATGATAATTTTATTAAAGAAATAACTGAATATTCTCTTAACCATAAGAATGATGAAAATAAAACAATATCTAAGACTATTTTAAACACGAAAGAAAATATTATATTTGGTAAATTTACCGATAATTGAGAAAGAAAAAATAAAAAGAGAGGTGAAATCATGTTTTATACTTTTTGTTCAAAGAATCAAAGATTTATTATTGAAGCTAGAGTATTCACAGATGCCGAATCTACTATTAGAAAAATAAATAATTCAGATTCGTTTTCATTTTCAATTTGTTCCTTTGAACCTTCCATAGAGTTTGCTGAAATTTCAGCAATCGTTCCTGTAGTAACAACCATCCTTTATGAAGATGGCACCATAGAAGTTTTAAAAGAAAATTAAAAAAATAATACTTATGTTAAGAAAAAAATGACTTTATCAAAAAAATGGTTAGAATATTTCATGGCCGTTTCCTTTGAAACGGCTAATTTATCTTACGCACAACGATTAAAAGTAGGGTGCGTTGCTGTAAAAGAAAAAAGAATTATTCTTTGTGGGTTCAACGGAACTCCACCCGGAATGAACAATGTTTGTGAAGATTCAGAAGGAAAAACACTTCCTTTTGTTATTCATGCTGAAGAAAATCTTATTCTCTTTTCAGCAAAAACAGGAATTTCATTAAAAGATTCTAGTATTTTTATTACCCATTCCCCGTGTCCATCTTGTTCAAGGATGATATTAGGTTCAGGAATCAGTGAAGTTTATTTTAAACACTCTTATAGAGATTTATCAGGATTAGATTTCTTAAGAGGAAATGGAATCAAAATAATTCAACTTTATTAGAAGATTTATCTTTAAATTTACTTTTTTAGGAATAATAAAAAAATATGATTTACTCAAGAGATGAAGTTTTAAAAGCAACAAAATCTTATTTTAATGATGATGTTTTAGCTGCTGATGTTTGTGTCAACAAATACCTTCTTAAAGATAAAGAAGGAAATTTATTAGAAAAATCTCCTGATGATATGCACAAAAGAATGGCAAAGGAATTTGCTAGAATTGAACAAAAATACGATAATCCTTTAACTGAAGAAGAAATTTATTCTACCTTTAAGGATTTTAGATACATTGTTCCTCAAGGTTCACCCATGGCTGGAATCGGGAACAATGAACATTTGACTTCATTAGGGAATTGTTTCACAGAAAATAATTTTGTTTTGACAAATAAAGGATATAAAAAAATCTCAGAAGTAAAAATTGGAGATTTTGTTCTTTCACATAAAGGATTATGGAAAGCTGTTGTAAATGTTATGTCCCGTTATTATCAAGGAAATATAGATGTTTATACTTCTTCATTATTAACAAATTCAATTGAAGTGACACCTGAACATCCATTTTATAATGGAAATGGTATTTGGGTTGAATCTAAAAATAATCAAAAGTTAATGTTATTAAATTTTCAACATGAAACTAATGATTATACATTTGATCTTTTAAATTTTGTAAAACAAAGACATGATCAAGAAATTATTCTTGATCAATCTAAAATTTCATTAAAAACAAAATTTATTGGTAGATGGGGATCAAATTCACAAAAAAATAGTCATTCTATCAATAGGTTTATAAATCTCGATGAAAACTTTGCTTATGTTCTTGGTGTGTTCATTGGAGATGGGTGTGTATATTCAAATCATAAAGATGGTGAGAAATTAAAAGGAATTACTATAACCTTTTCAAATAAAGATCAAAAAAATTTATTAACTATCAAACAAATTCTTGAAAATAAATTTGGATGTGATTTTTATATTAACGGTGATATTAATAAACAAAACTTTAATAATGTTAGAAAAGGTAATAAAATTCTTGCTGATTTTTTTAGTGAAATTTGTGGAAGAGGATTTGAAAATAAAAAGATTCCTGATTTAATTTGGCATTCTTCTTATGAAATAAAAAAATCATTTTTATTAGGAGTTCTTGATTCAAATGGTTGTGTTTGTAGAAATGGTTCGATAAAATTAACTATAACAAACAAAACACTTATTAATAATTTACAAGCATTAGCAATATCTTTAGGATATGTATTTAATAATACCTTAGCAAAAAATAAAAATTATCAAGATGCAACAAATATGTATTTGTCTGGTTATCTTTCAAATGAACTTCGTCAACATTCAAAAAAGAATTATGATGATGATAGAATAGAAAAAAAGTTAGAATTTAATGGACTTATCCCTTATATTGATGAAAGTAATGATGTTGAAACTATCAGGCTAATAAAAAACTTTAAAAAAGAACAAAAGGAATTTACTGGTTGGGTATATAATTTGTCAGTAGAAGATGATGAATCCTATGTAGTGAACAATGTAATTTGTCATAATTGCAACGTTGTCGGAAATAATTCCGATTCTTATGGTGGGATTCTTCAACTTGATCAAGAGCTTGCCCACCTAATGAAACGTAGGTGTGTAGAAGAAGATTCTTATGTTTGTACTTTAGAAAAAGGAATCATTAAATTAAAAGATGTTGAAATTGGAGATTATATTTTATCGTTTAATTTACAAAAAAAGAAAAGTGAATTTAAGAAAGTATTGAATAAATTTAAGTCTGAAGTAAATGAAGAAGATAGAGTAAAGATTATCTTTAGTAATGGAACTGAATTAAAGACTTCAAAGAATCATCCTATTTTAATTAAAAATGAAAATTATGAATACAAGAATGTAAGAGACATTTCTTTGGGTGAAGTAGGAATAAAACCTGAACTTCAAGATATTAAATTAAATTTTGATACTTCATTAAGTAATATTGGTTGGTTTATTGGTTCACATATTGGTGACGGAACTTGTGGACAAATTAAACAAAAAACAGACAAAGAGACAAATGAACATGTTTCTTTGAAACTTCGTATGAGAATTTTAAACAATAATGAAAATGTAGTAAAACATTATGCAAATATTCTTAATGAATTAACTGAATCAAAAAGTAATTATATTAAATCTAAACAGAAAGCTTATAAAGTAGATGTTTGGGAATATTCAAATAATCATTCTAATATAAATGATGTTATTGAAAAATATTTTGACAATCAAACAGGAAGAAAAACATATTCAGCAAAAATACCTTCATTTATTGTTCAAAATAATTTATGGATTCCATTTATTGCTGGTTTAATTGATACAGATGGAACAATTAATGATTCAAATGAAATTTCATTAGAACTTTGTGCAAAATCTATTATTGATGGTGTGTCGTCATTTTTATCATCAATTGGAGTATCATTTAAGTCTTTTGAAAGAATTCCAAAGAATACTAAGCATCATAAACTTTATGGAATTAAGATTCATTGTTCAGAAGTTAATATTATTAACCTAATTAAATCATTTATGGTTAATGATGATAAAATTGAGAAATTAGAATTATTAAACAATAATCTTATTAACAATCAACAATATAATGAAATAAATCAGGGAATTTTTATAACATCAATTTTAAATGATGAAACATCATTAAATTATATTGATTTAGAAGTAGAAGAAACTAATAATTTTTATTCAGGAAATTTTGGATTAGTTAATATTCACAATTGTGGAGTTGGATTAGACTTATCTCATATTCGTCCAAAAGATTCACCTGTTAATAATGCTGCAATAACAGCTACCGGGGTTGTTCCTTTTATGGAACGATACTCAAATACAACAAGAGAAGTAGCACAATGTTTATATGGTGATACTTTAGTTTTAACGGAACATGGTTTAGTAAAAATTAAAGATATTAAACAAGGAACAAAGGTTTGGACAAAGAATGGATTTGTAACTGTTATTGATGTTATTAAGAATAATAAATCTGTTTCAAAATTAATATCAAAGTATGGAAATGAAATAATTTGTTCACTTGACCATGTTATTCATACTATTGAAGGTGAAAAGAAATTAAAGGATTTGTCTGAAGGAGATGATGTTACTGCTATTATTGGTGAAGGTTGGAACGGAAAAGATATTATTTTAAATGTTAATGATTATGTTTCTTCATTCACTAATCATAGTAATAGACTTAATACTGATATAACTTTCCCTAATATACTAGATGAAGAATTTGCTTATTTTCTTGGCAATTGTTATGGGAATGGATATACAGACAATGCTTGTGAAATTGAAATAACTTCATCATGGGATGAAGTTATAGAAAAGAATAAAATTATTGTTAAAAAATTATTCAATTATGATGCAAAGATACAAGACAAAAAAACTTATAAAAAATTGAAAATTCATTCAAAATTAATTGTTAAGTTTTTGCAAGATGATTTTTGTCTAAAGGAAAAGAGTCATTCAATAAAGTTTCCTGAATTTTTATTAACGGCAAAGAAAGAAATCGTTTTCTCCTTTATTTCTGGTTTTTTTGATGCTGATGGATGTTTCGAGAAAGGAAAGAAATCCTTTTCAATGACTTCTACATCTAAAAACTTTTTACTTTTAATTCAACAAATTTTTTACTCATGGGGAATTAGAAGTAAGATTCATACCAAAGTTCGTAAAAATGAAAATTGGAAAACTCTCTATTTACTTTCAATTGACGGGTCACAAAATCAAAAATTGTTTTATTCTTTGATGGTAGAATCTATTAAAGTAAATTCTTTTCCTTTACAAGAAAAGAGGAATGATTGGACATCATCAATTTATACAACAAAGGATTTTAATACAAATGCAGGAAAACATGATTATATTTCTTCAAGTAAACAACATCTTTCTTATTCAGTATGTGTTAAATTAAAAGAGGAATTAGGATTAGATAATAAAATTACTTTATTTAAAGATTATGTTGAAACAATCGAAGGAATGTTTGATGATGAATTGGTTGAAGTTTATGATTTAGTATTAGAAAAAGAACATCTTTTCTTTGGAAATTGTTTCTATGTTCATAACTCTGGAAGAAGGGGTGCATTACTCTTATCTATTGACGTTAAACATCCAGATGCTGAAGATTTTATTGATGCCAAATTAGAATTAAAGAAAGTAACGGGAGCAAATATTTCTGTAAAACTTTCGGATGAATTTTTAGATGCTATTGTGAACAAGAAACCCTTTATTCAAAAGTTTCCAATTGATTCCGATAATCCTATTATTTCGCGGGAGATTGACCCACTTCCTATTTGGAAAAAGCTTGTACACAATGCTTGGAAATCAGGTGAACCAGGAATTTTTCTTTGGTCAAAAGTAATTTCTGAATCTCCCGCTGACTGTTATTCTGATGAAGGTTTCAAAACAGTAACAACTAATCCATGTGGTGAAATTCCTTTAGCTGTTGGAGATGCTTGTCGTTTACTTTTACTTAATCTTTATTCTTTTGTTGAGGAACCCTTTACAAAAAGGGCAACCTTTAATTTCTCTTTGTTTGAGAAACATGTAGAAATTGCCCAAAGGCTCATGGATGATATTGTTGACCTTGAAGAAGAAAAGATTTTAAAGATTATTGAAAAGATAAAAAATCATGACCCTGAAGAATTGAAAATAAAACTTATTGAATTGTCTCTTTGGAATGAAATTCATCATAAATTGAAATCAGGTAGAAGAACTGGTTTAGGTATTACTGCTGAAGCTGATATGTTAGCCGCTCTTGGACTTCGTTATGCTACTCAAGAGGCTACAGAGTTTTCAACATTAGTTCATTCTAAGTTAGCTTATTATTCTTTAGTTTCTTCTGTAAAGATGGCCGAAGAACGTGGTTCTTTTCCAATATGGAATTATGAGAAAGAAAAAGATAATCCTTTTCTTAATCGTGTTTTAGACTTAGAAGAAATGCCTGAATTGAGAGAAAGATATAAAACATTTGGTAGGAGAAATATTTCATCTTTAACTATTGCTCCCGCTGGAAGTGTTTCTTTGTTGACTCAAACATCATCAGGAGTTGAACCCGTTATCTCACTTTATTATGTGAGACGAAGAAAGATTAATCCTAATGATAAAACGTCTACAACACATTTTATTGATGAACTTGGTGATCATTGGGAAGAATATAATGTAGTTCATCCTAAGTTTCAAGATTGGGCAACAATTAATCATCATTGTTCTTATCTTGACCACCTTAATAAAGAAGAAATGATTGAACTTATTAAACTTTCTCCTTATTATAATTCAACGGCCAATGAAATTGACCCTCTTGAAAAAGTAAGAATGATAGGAGCAATACAACAATTCGTTGATCATTCAATTTCTTCAACAGGAAATTTGCCTGAGACTGCTTCTGAAGATGTTGTAGAATCTTATTTCTTTGAAGCATGGAAATCGGGTTGTAAGGGAATAACTGTCTATAGAGATAAATGTCGTTCAGGAGTATTGCTTCATTCTTCTTCAAATGAAGAAAATAAAATTAATATCTTCAAAGAAAATCATGCACCAAAGAGAGGAAAATCACTTCCTTGTGATATTATTAGATTTTCAAATAAAGGAGATAAATGGATTGGATTCTTAGGTTTATTGGATAATAAACCCTATGAAGTTTTTACAGGGCCACAGGAATTTGTTTACATTCCTTCTTATGTCACAGAAGGTAAAATTGTTAAAGAGAAATCAGAAACTTTATCTAAAAACATTTATAATCTAGTTTGGGTAGATAAAGATGGTTTTGTCCAAGAATTCAAAGGTCTTTCAAGGGCATTTAACCGAGAATATTGGAACATAGGAAGATTAGTTTCTGGTATCTTAAGACATGGTATGCCTTTACCTAATGTTATTTCTTTGATTGATTCTCTTGAGATTGATAATTCAGAATCTATTACCAATTGGAAGAATGGAGTCAAAAGAATGTTGAAAAAATATATTTCAGAAGGAACAAAGGTAAAGGGTGAAGTTTGTCCTGAGTGTGGTTCGCATCAATTCATTTACAAGGAAGGATGTTTATCTTGTCAAGATTGTGGATGGAGTAAATGTGGTTAAGAATGAGAATGATTGTATAAAAGATACAAATGATGAAAGCAAAAAGGAAAATAAAAAGTGTTATTATTATTTTAAAGGAGATTATTTTATCTCACCTTTTTGTAAGGTATTTTGTAACTCATTATTTTTACTTATATTATTCATAGGATTACCTTTAGCTATCATCGTTTCCATGATAAGGATTTTTTTAAAATATTTTTAAAAATACTTGTGTTCAACCTTAAATTTTTGTATAATGTTTTCACGGTAAACAAACAGTCAATCAAGAGGAAAGTTAAATGTCAAAGCAAATTTATATCCAAACTCTCTTAGGAAAAACCTTTGTTAAAGTATCCTCTTATGGAGAGGGAAAATGTTTAGCCTTTTTTGAAAAGGGTGGGAAAGTGTTTGCATTTTTTCACGAGCAAGAATGCTGTGAAGAAGTGACCATAGAAGAAATTGCTGGAGAGTTATCATCATTAGAGGGAAATCCGATTTTAGTTGCTGAAGAATCTACTCAAGAAAAGGGTGGATGTGATGATAACGAACATCAAACGTGGACTTTTTACAAATTTGCAACCATCAAGGGATGGGTTGATGTTAGATGGTGCGGAGTATCAAACGGATACTATTCAGAGAAAGTTTCTTTGTTTGAATATGAGGATAAAGAAGAGTTTCAAGATTGTTTTTAAAAAATAAAATTTCATTGTTCTTAAACCCTCACAAATTTCTGTGAGGGTTTTTTTTTTGGTTTAAAAATATTTTTTTTAAATTCCTCACAACGTCTTGAGTCGTTTTAGGAATTTTCGTATAATTATTTTAACTTAAAGTGAGGAGAAAATTGAAATGTCTACCTTCGTCTTTTCTTCAAAAGAAGAACTCTTAGAACAAGCCGAAAAAGATAGAGCTTGTGAAGAAGGTTTACTTTGGGCTAATGATAAAGATTCTTTAGAATCTATTCTAAAAGAAATTCCTATAAAATATAGGATATGGTGTTTAAAACAAGGTTATTATCAATTCCTAGATGATTGTGTGTGGGAAGAATTAGATGGATGGTATTGGTCAAATCTTCTTTCATCTCAACCCCAGTTTTCAGAGTTTTGTATTTGGGGTAAATTGAGTGGATTTAATTGGTCAATTCTTCTTTCTGAACAACCTCAATTATCAAAGTTTTGTTCTTACTGGGAAAACTTAGATGGATGGGATTGGTCAAATCTTCTTTATTATCAGCCCCAATTTTCAGAATATTGTGATTGGAAAAAATTGATTGTTTTAGATTGGACATACCTTCTTTCTAAACAACCACAATTTGAAATATTCAGGTAAAGAAAAAAATAAAATTTTGTTCTTAAACCCTCACATAGATTTGTGAGGGTTTTTTTGATTTAAAATTTTAGACTTGTGCCGCCATTTAAAAATTGCTATAATGATTTTCCTGTAAATTCAATTGGAGTGATGTACTATGAGAACCTATGAAATCGTTGAATTCAAAGAAGGGTTTTATGTAGGATTTAGGGATGAAAACGGGGAATGGTGGGATTCATGTTTAGACCCATTTGAAACAAAGGAAGAGGCTGAATTTTTTAGGGATGAACTTCAGAAAGATGAGGATTTTATATGTCTCTCTGAATGAACATTCCCTTATAAGAAAAAAGAAAACTACAATCATTTCTTGTAGTTTTCTTTTGTTTTTAAAATTCCTAAAGTCTTAAAATTTTATAAATAAAATTTAACATTAAAAATTAATCTATTCTATTACAAGAGATAATAAACAATATGAAAACGTTTAAAGAATTTATTCTTCTTTCCGAAGAAGATAAAAATGAAGAAGAAAAAGAAAATGATAAAGAAACAACAGAACAGGAGAAAGAAGATTCTTCTTTAGAAAACAATAATCCTGATAATGAAAAAGAAAGTAAAGTTGAAAAATCATCTAATGATGAAAAGAAAAATAAATTGAAATCAAAAATTAATTCATCAAATGATATGTCAGATGTTTGTTTTGGAACTTTACCAAAGATTCAAAAGTAGAAAAGATATACTTTAAATTTACTATAAAAAACAAGGATGGTTTAAAACTATGAAATATCTTGACCTTTACTTAGAATCTATTTCAAAATCTATTTTCTCAGGGAAAAACTTTTTCCCAGGAATAGGATTTATTACCTTTTCATTTCAATCGGAAACTGGTCAATCCGGTTGTATCTTACCCTATGCTACCAATTCTAATGTTTCATCTTCAAAAACTTTAAAGATTAGTAAAAGCAATATTATTTGGTGGGCAAAAGCATGGAAACAACTTTTTGATACAGTACAAAAGGAAAATAAAGAGGATTTATTACTGTTTTATTTTTCAAATAGTCTTTTAAATTTAAAAAATAAAGAAGCGATATGGATTATTCCTCATGTTGATTATTCTCAATTAAATCTTTTCTTCAAAAAACTTTCTTTAAAATTAAGAGCCGTTTATTCATCCCATGTAACAGATAAAGACCCTTTTTTGGGAAAGATTAATTATGCTATCTATATCAGAAAGAATTTTCCAATATCAAAGATTCTTGATACGATAGGAGAACAATCTCTTCAAAAGTTTTATTTACACACTAAGAAAAAAAATTTTGAAGGTGATATAAAACAAGCATTACAAACTGAGTTAGAACAAAATTCAGACAAGGAAATATTAGATGGACTTGCAGAATTCTTTTCTGCTGATAAAGAAGACATTGTTCTGAACTTGTTTCAAAATCATTTACCATTTTCAAAAGTTAAACCAGATTCACCTAGTAAAGAAGGAGAAAATATTTCCAATTTAAAATTTCATGATGTAGATGAACAACCTTCTTCAAATGAAAATGATGAAAATGAAAATAATTCTTCTTCAAAATCTACTGAAGAGAATGTTAAGGAATTTCCTCAAGAAAATAGTAATCAAATTCAAAATAAAGAAATTTCTTCAACTAAAGAAACAACCTCTTCTTCTGAAGAAAAACCTAAAGAGAAAGAAGAACAACAACAAGAATCTATTTCTGTTTTAACAGAAAAAGAAATAATAGATTATTCTATACCAAGTGAATATGGAAATAATATCTTTTATTCTTTTACACAACAACAAAGTAAAAAATTTGAAAAAGCTATTCCTAATGAATATCATCGTAGTCTTGTAAATTTATATACTTCAGATAATTTTTATAAATCTGTGAATTTAATGCTCTCAACAGACTTTATTATTTCTTCAGTTTTAAGTATTCCAACAGGACATCTTAATCTTTATTCTTTGATACCTAAAGATGAATTAAAACAAAAAATTCCTGAAGAAAAAGTTAAAAATCTAATATCTTTTATTTCTTTACGTTGTAATCTAATAAATGTCAAAGCTTCTCCACCAAAAACAAACACTTTAGTTATTAATAAAACAAAAGAAATTATTTCTTCATTGTTTAATGCCTATAAATCCGATGAAATTAAATTTGATAAACCTATCATCCTTTATCGAGGGACTCGCATAGAAAACAATTCAAAATATATTTCTGATGTTTGGTGCAGAAATCCAGAATTACCTATTTCAAGTGATACAAACGGAAAATTTCAAGAACAATTAAGATTTGCTTTAAAACACTCATCTTCTGATGAATCAGTTTTCAAGAAATTTTATTATATAGGAAAAGAAGTTTCTTGTCCTTCTTTCCTTTCAACATCTATATCTATAGATGTTGCCAATTTATTTTCTTTAAATGAAAAAGACTATCCTGGTTATCTATTTGTAATTAAATTACCCAAAGATTCATCTATTTTGTATGTGGGTGGTGTTTCAGATTATGATGATGAAGAAGAAATAATTTTAAAACCTTCTTCTTCATTTACTCTTCTTTCTGTTTCAAGAAGAGATAATTATAATAAGATAAAATATATTATTGATGATAGAGGAACTTCATCATTTCCTGATTCTCTAATCTTTGAATTAGAATATAAATTAGAACCTAAAGATTCTTTAGAATCTATTCAAGATAGAACTAATAATTTTTGGACTAATATGTTTAATTTAATTGATTAAAAATTATTTTTTTTCTGAGGAGTTTATTATTATGAGGAGTTTATTATTATAATGAGTTCAGTTATGCAACTAAACAAAGAACGATTAAAAAGACAATCAAGGCAAATCATTAATTCTGCTTTTACTCAAATAGCTTATATTCAAAGAGAATGTAAACATTACTTATCTGATTTTCAACAAAGTAAAGTTCCTTTACTAAGAACAAATGAAAGAAAGAATTTTCAGTTGCTTGTTGAAAAAAAAGAATCACACCCTTCATTCATTTCTGATTATCATGAATTAATAACATTGAATAATAATGGAAGATATGTTATATTTCCAAAAGGAAATTATAATATTGCATGGAATGAAAAATCTCCAAATTTTGAACCTTCAGACTTTCAAACTATTTTAGAACAATGGACATTTGAGAATTTAAAAGAAGCAATGGATAAAGATGCAACAGTTGTCATTACATCAGATAAGATTTATTTCTTGGAATATCAAATGGTATTATCTATTTTGAATAGAATAAAAACAATGTTTTTAGGAAATTTTTAAAAAAATAAAATGATAGTCAATAAAAAAACAAGATTTGTTAAACCTCCAAAGAAATTTAATTACCTTTCAAATAAAACATTAATTCCTTTACTTGCTAAATTTAAAGAAACGGGGAAAATGTCTGATGAATTAGGTTCATGTTTTTTACTATTAGCTAATAAGTTAGCTACTTCAGCAAATTTTAGGGGTTATACATTTATTGATGACTGCATTCAAGATGGAGTGGAATGTTGTTTAAAGTATGCTCATAATTATGACCCAAATAAAGGTTCAAATCCTTTTGGTTATTTTACAGAAATTATGAAATTTGCGTTTATCACAAGAATAAAAGCTGAAAAACATAATCAAAATATAAAATTGAAAGCTATGCAATTTGATGAAAATGGTTATCCTTTTATGAATATCATAGAAAATTCATTAGATAATTCATCAAATCTATTAGGTAATGAAGATACGCAATACCCTCTTATGGTTAATGAAGAATCTTTTATTTCTTCTTCTTCTCAATCAAAGAACGAGAAAGAAAATAAAAAGTATATACCCTTTAAACATGAAAAAGTAAATGTAGCAATCGTTGTAAAAAAGACTAAGGTTGAATTGCTTATAGAAGAAATGTCCTGTTGGTTTTAATTTTTCAATCTTCTTATCAAAAAGAGATAAAGAGTTCAAATGAAAATTAAAGTTTCTGAAATTACTTCTGGAATCCAAGGTGAGGGAATTCATGCCGGAAAACCTTCAATCTTTGTTCGTTTGTTTGGTTGTAATCTTAGATGCCCATCTTTAGGGGTTGAGGGACTCAAAGAAACTGTTAGATATAGGAACAAAGAGATAAAGATAATTAGTCAAAATATAATTCATTTTAAAACACTTGATGATCTTCCTGCTCTTGGAACCGGGTGTGATTCTTATTTTTCTGTCTATCCAGAATTTAAATCTTTTTCAAAGGATTATAAACCTGATGAATTAATATCTGAGATACAAAAAAGACATTCTAAAAAAGCATTTTGTCAATTTGATGTTGTTTTTACAGGTGGAGAACCTTTACTTCAACAAATGCCTTTAGGTTTAGTTATTGCACGTTTAGATGAAAATAAACTGAATAGAATTACATTTGAAACGAACGGAACTCTTTTATTACATGACGAGTTCATTGATGGTTTAAATGAATCATCAATAGATTTTACTTTTTCTGTTTCTCCAAAACTAAGACACTCAGGACATCCGTTTTTTGAAACATTTAGATCAGATGCAGTCAGAACAATGAATCGTGTAAAGAAATCAAAAGTAATTTTAAATTTTGTTATCTCAAGGCATTATTATAATGAAGATGAATTATTTTCTTACATCAAAGGTTATATGAATGAAGGAATAGATATTGAAAATATTTTTCTAATGGGTGAAGGAGGAATTAACAATGAAAATTTCCTTTTAAATTCTCAACTTGCTGTTGAAATTTGTTGTAAGTATGGTTTTATGTATTCTCCAAGGCATCAAGTGACTTTAGGCATATAATAAAAATATTTTTAATTCTTCTTAAAAAACCGATAGAATCATTTTATCTTCTATCGGTTTCTTTTTTATCTTTATCAAAAGAAAAAATAATATCAAATGGCAAAGATAGCTTTAATCACAGACACTCACATGGGAGCAAGAAATAATTGCTCTATCTTCAATAAATTCTTCTTAAGATTTTTTGATGAAATATTCTTTCCTTATCTTGAAAATAATAACATTGAAACAATTATTCATCTTGGTGATTTAGGGGAATACAGAAAACAAGTAAATTTAAATATTTTAAATTCATGGAATGAAAATGTTTTCGACCGGCTGAAGAAGTATACTTGTTTTTTTATTTCAGGAAATCATGATATTTTCTTTAGAAATGAAAATACTGTTTCAATTCAAAAATCATTACTTCTCGATAAGAAATTTGGTTTTCATCTTATTAATTCTTTTCCTGAAACCATAGAAATAGATTCAAAAAAGTTAGATTTAATTCCTTGGATTACTTCATCTAATGAAAATGAAATTCAAAGATTTCTTTCTTCTTCATTTTCTTCTATTCTTTTTAGTCATCTTGAAATATCAGGGGCTTTGATGACACCCGGATTGTATTGTCAAGAATCACAATTAGATATTTCATTTCTTGAAAAATATCATTCTATCTTTTCAGGTCATTTTCATCTAAGGTCGCAAGTTAAAAATGTTTGTTATATAGGAAATCCTTATGAAATTATTTGGTCTGACTGTGGTTATAAGAAAGGATTTGCTATTTTAGATACTGAAACATTAAGGATAGAATATATCAACAATCCTATTACTATCTTTGAAAAAATTAAATTTGATGAAATCAAAACATCCGAAAAAGAATTTGATTTAGAAAGTTTAAAATCAAAACATATAAAGATATATATTACTGAATCTTCTGATAAGTCAAAATTAAATTCCTTTGTTTCTTTAATAGAAAAAGTAAATCCTTATTCATTAATTATCCAAGAACAAAATCTTAATCAGGAACAACTTTTAATTGATTCTATTTCCTTTAAAGAAATAGAATCAAAAGATACATTTTATTATATAGAAAAATATATTCATACTTTATTTGATAATCAAAAATTAAAATTAGATAAGGATAAACTTATCTCAATAATTCATTCTATCTATCAAGAATCTCAAACCTTAGAAATTTAAAAAAATGATACACTTTAAAAAATTAAGCATTAAAAATTTTCTTTCTTTTGGGAACATTCCATCAGTAATAGAATTAGATAAGGTTTCAAAAACAGCAATCTTTGGAACAAATGGATTTGGAAAATGCTTAGATAAAAATACGTTAGTAACTATAAGAAATAAAAATACATTAGAACTTTTCACTGTGTCTCTTGGAGAACTATATGAATATGCAAAACAAAATCATATACAAAATAAAAATAGATAAAATAACTATTCTCTAATTAGATTAAGTAAACTAAAGATTCTTATATTACTAAACATAAAAAAATAAAATGTCCCTATCAAATTCAATTGAAAGAAAATTTACCTCTTCTTTTTCATTAGAAGATTTAGAAATAGAAACCGATGAAGGTTGGGTGGATATAGATTACGTTCATAAAACTATTCCTTATAAAAAATATAAAATAGTAGTTGAATCAGGACTTTTTATTGAATGTGCTGATAATCATATTGTATTTGATCATTTTATGAATGAAGTCTTTGTAAAAGACTTAGTTCCTTTTGAATCAGCAATCCAAACTAAAAATGGAATAGAAGAAGTAATTTATGTTCAAAATTTAGGAATAGAAGAAGAAATGTATGATGTTTCTTTAGCTTCTAAAGAAAAGAGATTTTATTCTAATGGAATCCTTTCTCATAATTCTTCTATTCATACAGCTTTAACTTTTTGTCTTTTTGGAAAAACAACAAGAGGAGTAAATTTAAATCAACTTATCAATTCTATCAATGAGAAAGATTGTCTTGTAGAAGTTGAGTTTGATTGCTTCGGAAATTCTTATGTAGTGAAAAGAGGATTGAAACCATCAAGGTTTGAAATAGAACAGAATGGAACCATATTAAAACAAGATTCTAGGAGTAAAGATTTTCAAAAATACTTAGAAGAACAAATATTAAGAACTGATTTTAAAACCTTTACTACAGTTATTGTAGTAGGAGGAAGAAATTATATTCCTTTTATGAAATTAGCTAAAGCAGATAGAAGAAAAATTATTGAATCACTTCTTCATATAGATATTTTTTCTTTGATGAATCAAACAGCAAAGAATAAATCTCAAGAATTATTAGAACAAATAAAAGAAAAAAAGATTGAAATAAAAGAACTTACTTCTGAAATATCCTATATAAAAGAGTTAATACAAAAGACTCTTTTACTGATAGAAAAAAATAAAGAAAATAATCAAGAAAAGATTTCTCTTTTTCAACAAAAGATAAAAGATTTAGATATTTCTTTAGAAGAAAAGAATCAAGAATTAAAGAATATAGAACAAAAGTTTGGTAATATAGAAGTCTTAGAAAGAAATTTTAAAGAAAAAGAAAATAAACTTATCTATTCTAAGAATAGAGATATAGATAAGAAGAATAAATTAGAACAATCAAAACTATTCTATAAAGAAAATAATTCTTGTCCTACTTGTTCTCAAGTTATTAATGATAAAATGAAAGAAGAAAAGTTATTAGTTTTAAATGAAAAGATAATCAATACTGATAAACATATCTCTTCTTTAGAAGAATCATTAAATGAATTATCCTCTTTTTATAAAGAAGTATCTAAAGGATTAGATTATTATAAATCTATTATTTCTTTAAAAGAAAGATTGTTAAATGAAAAGAACTCTTATATATCAATTATAAATGAATTAATAACATCTTCTTCTACTTTATCTTTAGATGTAGATATTATAAAAGAAGAAGAATTAATTTTTATTAAAAATAATTTATTAAATGAAAAAAAGGATGAATTAATTAATTTAATAGAAGAAACTGATTATTATGAGTTCTGTCAGTTTTTATTAAAAGATGATGGTGTAAAGACTCTTATCATAAAAGAATATCTACCAAAGATTAATAATTTATTAAATATTTTTTTAGAAGAGTTAAATCTTTCTATTGATTTTCGTTTTGATGAAAATTTTAATGAGATTATTAAATCAAGATATAGAGATAATTTTTCTTATGAATCTTTTTCTGATGGTCAAAAAATGAAAATAGATTTAGCTTTGTTGTTTACTTGGAGAGAGATTTCCAAGATGAAGAATTCATTAAATGCAAATATTCTTTTCTGTGATGAAATTACTGATTCTTCTTTAGACCCTCAATCAACAGAACTTGTCATTGGACTTTTAGAAAGGATTTCTTTAGATACTTCTATATTTGTTATTTCTCATAAATCAGAATTGTTTGAATCTAAGATGGATAGAATTCTTTCTCTTTCTTTAGTGAATAATTTTACTTCTATAAATGAAATAATTTAAGAAAAGTAATCAAAGAGAGAAAAGAAATTTTTTAGGTTTTTAAAAAAGTCTAGGTTTGCTAAAAAATGAATTTTTTTAATTTTTTTCTTGTTTTAATTCAAAGACTTATGAGGGTCATTTTTACGTTTTTTTAAGGGGTGGTAGTCTAGGTACTCTTTTTTTTCAAAATTTTCATTTTTTTGAAAAGATGTTTAAAAACAAAAACTTATGAAAATATTAAAATTAACAATTTAGGAAAAATTAAATGAAAAATTTAAGCATCAACGAAGCAGGAAAAAACATTATTAAATTTTATGAATCTTTACGTTTAAAGACATATCTTGATACAGGTAAAGTTCTTACCATAGGTTATGGGCATACCGGGCCTGATGTTAAGTTGGGTCTTACTATTTCAAAAGAAAAAGCAAATGAATTGTTTGATTCTGATATTGATAAATTTCAAGACGGAGTTAATAAACTATTATCCTATTCAACAAATGAAAATCAATTTTCAGCTATGGTTTCACTTGCTTACAACATAGGATTAGGTAATTTTAAAAAATCATCCGTTCTTCGTTTTCATAACCAAGGGCAATTTGAAAAAGCAGCAAATTCATTTTTACTTTGGAACAAAGACAACGGGGTTGTTTTAGCCGGTTTGGTGAAAAGGAGAAAATCTGAATCTCTTCTTTACCTTTCAACAGATGTTTAATATAATAGTAAAAGTGATTTAAAATCCCTTCTTTTTAACATCTTAAAAAGAGAACTTCTTATGCTATTTTCAATCTGTGGCCCTTCTTCCTGTGGGAAAGGAACAATCTTATCTTCATTGAAAAATGATTTTGGATACAAAGAAATTCAAAATCAATTTGCTCGTGAAGTTATGAAAAAGATGAATATGACTACAAAAGACATTTCATCTTCACTTGAGAATACAATAAAATTTCATGAAACACTTTTTCTTTATAAAAGAGATGTAGAAGAAAGTTTTGTTTCTTCTAAAGAAGTATTTTTAACAGAAAGGTCTTTCATTGATTTTTATATCTACTATTCTTTAATTCTTGATTCCTTTGATAAGAATCAAGAAAGTAAATCTATCTTAGATAATTATTATATGAGATGTTTAGAATATTCATTACGTTTTTATTCATCTATTTTCTTTGTCTCAGAAATTCCTCATATTGAAGATGATGGTATTAGGATAGTAGATATTAATTTTATAAATAAACAAAAAGAATTATTTGATATTATTTTCTCAAAAAGATGTTTTCAAGGAAAAGTAATAAAGGTAATGTCTAGGGATAAACAAGAGAGAAGAGATTTTATTTCTTCTGAGATAAATCGGATTAAAACAAAAACTTAAAAATGTTAGACAATAATTTCATTCAATCTATTATGTTGAGGTCATCATCTTCACTATCTTCTACAGATAGTGAAGAACAGATAAAATCTGTTATAGTAAAGATAAAGGATATAGATTCAATCTTTCCAGAAGATTATTATATATCTTATATAAAAGAAGATTTACGTCTTAATTCTGATGATGTTGGTAAAACTACATCAGAAATTTTATCAGGGATTCAAATTAAAGTTTATTCTTCATTAGGACAATTTTCAACAACGCCTCCTTTTCAAAAATTGAAACCAATAGTTTTTAAAGCCTTTAAACTATTAGCCTTTGCTTTTCAAGAATCCTATGAGAATATGACGGATGAAGATAAAAAAATTTATTCTGATGAAGATTTTAACTTATTAAAATCTTCTCTCCTGAAATTAGGAGTTGGAGATATTATTGATTTTGTTTTTTACCATAACTTAACAATAACTACTTCAGATGAATATTTCTTTCAAAAATCTTTATCTTCTATTTTCTCAGAAACAGAAAAAATTAATTTTATAAGAACAGGTACAGAAAGGATAGATACTAAATCTGATTTTTCACATTTTATTCTTCTTTACAATAAAAACATCATAAACCCTGAGACGTTGATATGGCTGAAACGTGAATTAGAAAAATTAATTGGATTCACTAAAGTATCCTATAAACATTTAGCAAATAAACATCCTTTAAAGAAGCAGACTGAAAAAGAAAATGAATCAAGAGAAAGTATGTGATTTTTTTGAAAAACCAAAGAATAGTAGATATACAGATAAGAAAAAGAAAAATAATTTGTTTAATATCTCAGATAATTTTTTAATAGAACGAAGAGAACCTTATAAAAAACCAAAAAATAAAATTTCTGTAAAAAATAGATTTTGGGAAGAAGATTAAATAGAAAAAAAGAAAATGAATTGAGGTTTTTTTAAAACAAAAACCTAAGAGTGAAAAGGTATAAAGAATCTTTTCTAACTCTTAGGTTTTTTCTTTGGTTAAAGTTTTGTAGATTAATTTTTTTATTTTATAAATAACTTTTATAAAAAATTTTGGTTTTCATCTTCCTTTAAAAAAAGAATTAAAATGATGTATGAAAGATGTGCTTTAAGGAAGATAATTAACATTTTTAAAACAAAAATGAAAAAGGAGTTTCGATCAAATGGCTTACTTATTAAGTCCGGGTATTTTAAGTACAGAGAAGGATTATTCTCTTTCTTCTCCAAGCATTTCTACTACAACTGCTGCAACCGTTATTGCTTCAGAATGGGGAAGATGTGAAGAGTTAGTTTCTTTATTTTCTGAGAACGATATTGTATCAAAGTTCTATAAACCAACTATTGATACTACTAATCCTAAACAATCAACTTATCAAGATTTCTTTACTATGGCAAATTTCTTTGTCTATGGTAATAATCTAAAGGTTGTTCGTTTAGTTGGCGATAATGCAAGAAATGCAAATGCAGTTATTATTGATGGAGTAGTTTCTACAGTTACAGATTTAATCATTAAAAATGATAAAGAGTTTGAATCAAGAAGAAATTCAGGTTTGTTGGCGAATGTAGCTTTTGCTGCTAAATATCCTTCTGCACTTGGAAATTCTATTGCTATTTCAATTGCTGATAAATATTCATTCCCTCATTGGGCTTATAAAACGGCCTTTGATTATCCTCCTGCCGATGGAGAATTTTCTTTAGTAGTTTTAGATACTGGAGAGAAATGGCAAACAGACTCTTATCTTTCTATTATTGAAAAATTTGAAGGATTGTCTTTTGTTCCGGGTGCAAGAAAATACGATGGTTCATCTAAGTATTATAAGACTGCAATTAATAATGGTTCTTCTTATATTTGGGTAGGAGAGAAAAATATTTCAGATATTCTTTCTGGAAAACAAATTGTTCATAATGTTTCTATTACAGATATTACGGTAGCTTTGACAGCAGGTTCAGTTATTACAGCAGCAACAAGAGCTTTAACCTATACTCCTACCGGCGGGTCTACTTCAACAATTCAACCTACTCTTTATAGTATTTCTGGTTCAAATTTACTTTTGAAACCTGAAGTTGTTTCAGCATCCGGTAATGTAACATTTACTCAAACTAAAACATTAACTTTTGATGTAACTCCTGTTGCAACACAAACTGTTATTGTTGATACTACTTCTTCAGTTGATATTATAACTGGAGATACCTTTGTAGTTACTTTCCTTGGAGATTCAGCATCTACTCCTGAAACTCTTTTATCTTCTGATTATACTGTTGACCTTTCTGGTGATACTTTCACTATTGATGCTGATAGATTAACTGAGCATGGTATTGTTACGATTGTAATTACAAGAGCAGAAACTAAGGCTGTTACGGCAACTGCTTATGATGTAGCTTTACCTTCTACAACTCTATCTCAATTTCAAAATATTGATGTTGTGTACGAAAAGAAGGCTTCAGGTATAAGAAGAATTTTAAAACAATCTGAATTCTCAAGAAATAATTCTTTGAATAAGATTACTATCATTCCTGGAATAATTTCTACTGTTGCTTCAGGTGATAACGTTATCACTGTTAAAGTTTCAAAAGACCCAAATGATAATCCTAATAACATCTATTCAAAGATTTCTTTAGCTTCAGGGGTTTCCGATAATGATATTGGAACTTTGAATGATGAAAATTTAGCAACTGTAATTAATGGATTCTATTTGTTCAGAAATCCAAATTCAGTTGATGTTTCATTAATTATCATGGGACAATACCTAAATCCAGTTATTGTGAATTGGGTAATTTCTAATGTTGTTGAAGTTAGACAAGATTGTGTAATGTTCTATTCTCCTCCTTTAGAAGCAGTATTAGATAATAGAGGAAAAGAGTTAGAAGATGTTATTTCTTATAAAAATGCAGTTGGTTATGATTCAACTTATGCAGTCATGGATTCAGGATGGAAGTATCAATATGATAGATACAATGACACTTTCCATTGGTTGCCTTTAAATCCTGACATTGCCGGTCTTTGTGCGCGAACTGATTATACAAACGATCCTTGGTGGTCGCCAGCCGGATTTAACAGAGGAAAAGTTGCTAATGTTACTAAATTAGCATGGAACCCAGGTGCAGACTTCGGTATTGTTGCTTTCTCAGGTGCAGAGTTATCAGGAGAAAGAGATGATTTGTATCAAGCATCTATTAATCCTGTTGTATCCTTTGTGGGAGAAGGAACTATTTTATTAGGTGATAAGACTACAACCTTAAAACCCTCAGCTTTCTCTCGTATTGGTGTAAGAAGATTGTTCATTTATCTAAAGAAAGCAGTTTCTAAGATTTCAAAATATTTCCTCTTTGAATTCAATGATGAAACAACCCGCGAAATTTACAAAATGACCACAACGCCTATCTTTAGAGACGTTGAGGCACGAAGAGGAATTCAAAAGGGTGGATTTAGAATTACTTGTGATTCAGATAATAATGGCCCTGAAGTTATTGATAGAAATGAATTCCATAGCTTGTTTGCTATTAAACCATCAAGAAGTATCAATTTCATTTATTTGGACTTTGTAGGAGTTAGGTCAGATTCTTCAATGTCATTTACTGAAATTGAAGGTTTATAAGATAAAAAAGAAAGTTTTTAATTTTTAAATAAAAACCTAGAAACAAAAAAGTTTCTAGGTTTTTTTATGATTTATATTTTCTCTTTTTAGGAAAAAAAAACAAAATGAAAATTTTAACACCTTCAGGTTTTGAATGTTTAAATTCTATAATTAAATTAACTAATATTCCTTCCTGTAGATTAGTTTTTGAGGATGGAAATACTTTAGAGTGTGCAGAAGAACATATACTTATTCAAGATAATGATGATGAAATTTTTGCAAAGGATTCTTTTGAAAAAAATATTAAAATTAATAATTCATTATATTCTTCATCAAAAGTAGTTTCTGTAGAAAGTATTGGAGAAAAAGAATGTTTTGATATTTCAGTAGAAGGTGAAAGGTATTTTACAAATAATATTCTTTCTCATAATTCAACAATCTCTGCAATTTTTATACTTCATTATGTCCTTTTTAATTCATCAAAGACTGTAGCAATCTTAGCAAATAAAGCATCAACAGCCATTGATATTCTTTCACGAATAAAGTTAGCTTATCAAAACTTACCTAAATTTCTTCAACAGGGAGTTTTAGAATGGTCAAAAACTTATATTGTTCTTGAAAATGGTTCTAAAGTATTAGCTTCTGCATCTTCTTCTTCAAACATCAGAGGTATGCCTATTTCTTGTGTCTCTATAGATTCTTTTATAACGGTTTCAAAAAAACCTGGAAAAATTTTATATGGAAGGATTAGAGATTTTATAGATACTCATTATAAAGATGTTATTCCTAATGGGTTTTATCCTAATAACGATTATCAAGTTTTAACTTCAGATGGTTTCAAAGATTTTTCAGGGTTTTCTGTTTCTTATAAACCAGTTATAAAAATTTCATTCCTTCCTTTTCTTTTCAATGAAAAAGAAACTTCTTTAATTTGCACAAAAGACCATCTTATCAAAGATAAAAAACTTGGGATATTCAAACAAGCTAGTGAATTTTTACCTGAAGAATCTTTCGGAACACTTCTTCATTCAACAGAAGCAATCATTTCTGAAATAGATTTAAATTATAATAAAAATACAACTGTTGTTGATTTAACAGATGTAAAAGATGTTCATTCATTTATTGCCAATGGTGTGAATGTTCATAATTGTTTGTTTATTGATGAATGTCTACATGAAGAAACAAATATTACTGTTAAGGATATAGAAAGTGGGGAAGAAAAAACAATTTCATTATCAGAACTCTATTTAACTTTGTAACTAATTCTTTAAGTTTATGTTTTTATAAATAGTTTTAAATTTTATTTTTTAATTTTATTAAGGAATACATTCATAAATGAAAATTTTAGGTTGGGAAATAAAAGACCCGAAAAAAAATCAATTAGAAGATTTAAAGGCTATTGTCCCAAAGGACGAAGATGCTGGCGCTTTATCATTCGGGACTTCATTATCTTCTATATTTTCTTATGAACAAAATACTTCTGTAACAACAGATAAAGAATTAATAAAAAAATACAGAGAACTTTCTTTTATACCTGAAGTGGATAGAGCTATAGAAGAAATTATAAATGAAATGATTGTTACTTCAGAAAATTTACCAATTGTTTCATTGGTTATTTCAGATTTACCTTATAAAAAAGAATTTAGAAATAAGATAAAAAAGGAATTTGATTACCTTGTAAATCTTTTAGATTTTCAAAACAATGCTTATGATTTTTGCCGTAGATGGTACGTTGATGGAAGAATATTTTTTCATATCCTTATTGATATGAAAAATCCAAAAGCAGGTATTTTAGACGTTAGACAATTAGATGCTCTCACTATTAAAAAAATAAAAATTATTGAGAGAGTTTTAGATGAAAAGAATGTTCCTGTTATTAAGCATGTTAATGAATATTTTAGTTATTCGGAAACAGGTGATTTTAATAGTCAAAATGACATTAAGATTTCTTGTGATTCTATTGCTTATTCAAATTCAGGTCTAGTAGACCCAAAAACAGGAATCATTCTTTCTCCTCTTCATAAATCAATGAAAGTTGCAAATCAATTATCTATGATTGAATCGGCTCTTATCATTTATCGTCTAGCAAGAGCGCCGGAAAGAAGAGTATTTTATGTAGATACAGGTGATTTACCAAAAAATAAAGCAGATGAATATCTTAAAGAACAAATTGCAAGGCATAGAAACAAAATGGTGTATGACCCTTCCACGGGCGAAATTGTTGATAAAAAGAATGTACTTTCAATGATGGAAGATTATTGGCTACCTAGACGCGGTGGAACTCGTTCTACAGAAATTCAAACTTTAGAAGGAGGAACAAATCTTTCAAATTTAGATGATGTTACTTACTTCAGAGAAAAATTATATAAATCTTTAAATGTACCTTTGACAAGACTTCAACCCGATGCTTCTATTACTTTTTCAAAAGATTCTGCAATCATTAGAGAAGAATTAAAATTCTCAAGGTTTATTGATAAACAAAGAAAGAAATTTATTCTTTTTCTTTATGATTTATTAAGAAAGCAATTAATTTTAAAATCAATTATTACTCCTTCTGATTGGTATAGAATTAAACCTTTTCTCTTTATAGATTTTCAAAGAGATTCTTATTATTCTGAATTAAAGGATGCAGAAATTCTTTCTGAAAGAATTTCTATGGTTAATGAAGCACAACAATTAGAAGGTACATTTATTTCAAAAGAATTTATATGGAAAGAAATTTTAAGATTGACAGACGATAAGATTGCAATACTAAAAGAACAAATGTTAAGTGAGATTGAAGAAAATAAATCAAGTAAAAATAATACTGATGATAATACTGAAGGTGGAGATGATTTATTTGGTGGAGATGAAGAGAATGATTCATCGTTGCTAGGAACACCAGATGAAGGAGAAAGTGAAGAAGAAGGAGGAGGAGAACAATCTCCAACTAAAGAATCATTATGATTATAAAAATACTTTTTTTAATCTTATTAACGAGAAAAATTTATGAAAGATAAACATGTCCGCTTGAAAGATTTTTTAAATGAAAATGATAAAAATATTGATTCTTCAAAAAAAGAATTTAAAACCGCTGTTTTTAAAAAACTCTATGAAAAATCATTGGAAAAAATAGAAAATTTAAAAATGGAAATTGGTTCTACAATTATTCAGCATAAAACATGCTCCCCAAAGTAAAAAATAAAAAATAGGAGTAAATCAAAAATGGAAAAGATTATACAGACTTTAGATAAAGATTCTGTGGCATTTAGAGATTTAATAAGAAACTCATTAAATCAGAAAAGAGAAAGAGCAGAAAAAAATCAAAAAATGAAAATATCTTCTACTCTCTTTGAAGATATTTCTTGTTCTGATTCTTCTATCAATTTTTCTCCTTTCATTTCAAATGAAACAACCGCGATTTTATCTGAAGCAGGTCATATCATTAGATCATTAAATTATCATGGGGATGAAGAAAGGATTTTACAAAAACGTCCGGGGTTTATTAGAAAGAAGTTTCATTACAATCAAGAAACTGCAACTCAAAAGTTAGGGTTTAAATTATCATCAAAGAAAAGATTAAGAACTATTGCATCTAAGGGACTTGGATTTAAAAAGAGAGTAGCTTTTCACATGAGATTAGCTTGGAAAAGAAGAAAATCTTTAGGATTAAAATCTACAAAACCAATTTAAATTATGTTAAAAGAAAAGGATTTCAAAAACAATGAAATTAATCGTAGAGCAACTTAGAGATGTTTCTTTCAATCAAGAAAATAAATTTCATTATCTTGTTGGGCCGTTTATTCAAACCGGAATTGTGAACGCAAACAAAAGAAAATATATCTATGAGAATGTAAAAAATCCTATTGATGAATATATTCAAACTAAGGTTAAAAAAAATAGAGCATTAGGTGAATTTAATCATCCTCCTACTCCTGTTATTGATATGAAAAAGGCATCGCATCTTATTGTTGAACTGAGAGAGGAAATGTTAAATAAGTCTAAGGGTGAATGTAATTGGATTGGAAAAGCTAGAATTTTAAATACCCCTGACGGTTTGATTGTTCAAGCTCTTTTAGAAGGTGGAGTTCAATTAGCAGTTTCAACAAGAGCATTAGGTTCAGTGAAAACTATCAATGGAATTAATGAAGTTCAAAACAATTTTAAACTTTGTACCGCCGCAGATATTGTTTATGAACCTTCTGCACCAGATGCCTTTGTTAATGGAATCTTAGAAAATAAAGAATGGGTTGTTGACGGACAAGGTTTATTAAGAGAAATGTTTATAGATGATTATAGAGAGACTATAAAACATCAATCTGCGAAAAAAACAAAAGAAGAGATGTTATTACAATTCAACAAATTTCTTTCTATTTTATAATAGAGTTCAGTTTTAATTTTAATAAATACTTTTTATATAACATATTTTCTTAAAAAATTTATTAAATAAATTTACTATTTTTATGAAAAAAGGAAGGAAAGAGGGAAACATGGATCAATTAGAATTTATTAAAAAGAAGAATGATTTAACAAGATTTATTCAACTTCTTGATGAGGAAAATTTTTCTAAATTAGAAAATCATCTTATCACAGAGAACTATGAAGTAGAAACTACAGATACTTTAGACCATTCAAATCTTATATCTGAAACAATTGCTTCAGATTCAGGAAATGAATTATTGACAGAAGAAGTAAAAGAAAAACTTCAAGTTATCTTTAATTCTTCAGTCAATAATAAAGTATCTGAACAAGTTAAAGGATTGACGGATAAAGTTGATAAATTCTTAACGGAAAGTCAACAATCTGTAGATTCCTATGCTGATTATGTGAGACAAGAATTAGAACTTATTTCAGAACAGAAAATTGATGAAATGGAAGATCGTTTAGATTCTTATCTTGATTATGTTATTAATGAGTGGGTTGAAGAGAATAAGATTGGAATTGAGAGTGGAGTTAAGAATCAGATTTCAGATTCAGTTCTTTTAGGTCTTAAGAGATTATTTGAATCTAATTATATTGATGTTCCTCAAGATAACATCAATCTTATTACTGAATTAGAAGATAAGTCAAAATCTCTTTATGAATCAAATGTAGATTTAAATACAAAGGTTAAGACTCTTTCTAAGAAAGTTTCTGATTTGAATAAGAGATTAATTATTGAAGAAGAATCAAGAGATTTAACGGATATTGATAAAGAAAGATTACAAACTCTTTCTGAAACAGTAAAGGCTAAGACTACAGAAGAATTTAAGAATCAGATTCACCTTTTGAAAGAATCTTTAACAGTCCCAGCTTCTTCAAATTCTTCTTCAAGAGAAAATATATCTCAAACGCAATTAAATGAAGGAAAGGCAAGCATTACACAAGAAAAAGAATCTGGCGATGTAGACCCAAAAATTCAGGCTTATTTAGATGCTATGCTGAAAATGAGATAAATTTTAATTTTACTAAATAAATAAAATTAATAATTTATTTTCATAGATTTATCACTTTAAAAGATTTTGAAAACAAAAAAGGAATGGAGAAAATACCAATGAAGGTTTATTTAACTGAAACACAAGATAAAAAGTGGGCACCTATTCTTGATAATACTGCTTTTCCAAAGATTAGAGATGATTATCGTAGAGAAGTTACCGGGGTTTTATTAGAAAATACTCAACAGACGTTTTTAACTGAGGCGGCTCCTCTAACTTCTATTTCATCAGGTGGTATTAATAATTGGGAACCTGTTTTAATTAATCTTATTCGTAGAACTATGCCTTCTGTCATTGCTTATGACATTTGTTCAGTTCAACCAATGAATGGCCCAGTTGGTCAAATCTTTGCAATGCGTTCACAATATGCTGATGATCCTTTAAGAGCAAATTGGGACGAAGCTCTTTTCAATGCACCACGAACTGAATACTCAGGTAAAGGTCAAGGTGGGCCGGGACTTCCTGGTACTGATCAAGTCACTGATATGTTTTCAGCCGGTTCTAATAACAACATTATAGCTAATTCAACCACGTTCAACCCCGGCGTTGGTATTGATACTTATGACAATACTCTCGGTGCAGTTGGATTTGGTGCAAATACGGCTGGAAATACTAATGCTGAAAATTGGGGTGGAGCTGGTGGCCCTGCATTTGGTCAAATGTCTTTCACCATTGATCGTACCACTGTTACTGCAAAATCAAGAGCATTAAGAGCCGATTATACGACTGAATTAGAACAAGACCTGAAACAAATGAGAGGAATGTCTGTAGAATCAGAATTAACAAATATTCTTTCTACTGAAATCTCATTAGAAATTAATCGCGAAATTCTTTATTCAATTATTAGAGCCGCAAAAGTCGGTATGCAATCTAAAGCCGATTATAAAGGTATCTTTGATGCTGATACGGATTCCGATGGTCGTTGGTCTGTTGAGAAATGGAAAGGTTTGATGTTCCATATCGAACGTGAAGCAAATATTATTGCTCGTGAAACAAGAAGAGGTAAAGCAAATTTCATTGTTTGTACTTCTGACGTTGCTTCTGCACTTGCCATGGCTCAAATCTTAGATTATGCACCAGCAATGCAAGGCAATTTAGAAGTTGATGATTCAGGAAATATCTTTGCTGGAACTTTAGCCGGGCGTTATAAGGTTTATATTGACCCGTATTGGACTGGTACTTATGACTATATTACTTTAGGGTATAAGGGCAATTCTGCTTATGATTCAGGTGCTTTCTTCTGTCCATATATTCCTTTAGAGTTAGTTAGGTCAATTAATCCTACTACTTTCCAACCAGCAATTGGATTTAAGACCCGTTACGGATTTGTAGCAAATCCTTTCACGTCATTATCCGCCGGTGCTAATGTTTACTACAGAAAGTTCAAAGTTTTAAATTTAATCTAATAATTTTAAAAATAAATTATTTTTTAAACTCCCCTTTATCGGGGAGTTTTTTATTTGTCTTAAAAAATTTAAACACTTTTTATCATATAGCTTGATTTTAAATAAAATTTACATATAATGATGTAAAATAGGAGTTATAGCTTTGTGAAAAAAAATATAGATAAAGTTCCTTTTCTTAATTCAATTAAATCTAAATTATTAAATGCTTCAGGAAAACAATTTCAAAAACAATGGTTGTATAAATTAACTGAAGATGAAATTTCATTTATCAACAATGAAGCATTTAATTATCCATTTTTTTCTTTTGAAGAAAAAGCTCTTTGGGTAACAATGAATTTTCATCTTTGGGTTACAAAAGAATTTTTAGAAAAAGAACATTTAGAAAAAGAAAAAACAATAAAACAAATTTCAGATGAATTTGCGTTTCAAGGAAAAACTCTCTATAATCTTTTCAAAGGATTTGGTATTGAAATTAAAAAATTTTATCATTCAGGAAATATCCCTTCAAAAGAAGAATTTGAAAAAGATTATTTTAATAATCTTCATCCTCATGATATAATGAAAAAATGGAATATAGGAATTGACCTTTATAATAGATTGTTTAAAAAATATAAAATAAAAAAAGAGATAGAATTGCACATAATAAAATCTCTTTAAATTCTTTTGATAGAGAAGAATTAGAAACTAAGTTAAAAGACATATCATTAACTTCTCAAGAGATAGCAGATTTTTATGGTATTTTTCATCCAACTCTTATTAGAATTCTTAATGACTTTAAAATCTTAAAACCTAATCAATCTATACTAGATTATAGATATGGGAGAGAAAGTTCATTTGGTAGTCAATCTCAAATAGAAAGGAAAATAAAAACTTGTCAAACTAGATATGGAACAAATTATCCGCCTTCATTCTCAAACACAAGAGAATCAAAAGAAGAAAAAGAAATTAAAGATTTTTGTAAAACATATCTTGATAGCAATTCTGAAAAAACAAGAAAAATTTTATCAGGTTCAAAAGAATTAGATATTTACATCCCTAATCATAATCTTGCAATAGAATATAACGGACTTTATTGGCATTGTTCAGTTCAACCTTATATAACAAAAGATAAACATAAAATAGACGACTTCAAAAGTAAAGTAGATGATAGATTTTCTTATATTGAAGATAAAACAGTTTTCAATGCTTTTATTAATAGAAAAAAATGGGTTGAACTAGGTGAAAAATTTGGTCATCTTGCCCACAATAAATTCATTCCTAATTTTATCTTAGATTTACCTGTAAATCGTTTAATTAAATTCATCAATGGATATATGGATTGTGATGGGCATGTAAGAAAGAATTCATTAGGTCAGAATGTTTATAAAAGAAATGCTAAAGTTAGTGAGAAATTAACATTAACTTTAGCATTAGCTATTCAAAAATGTTTTGAAGGTGTTTCTATCTGCTATACAAAAAGAAATGCTAAAACTGTAATAAAAGGAAGAATTGTTAATCAAAGGAATTCTTATGAAATAACTTATTCTGAAGATCAAAACAAATCAAGTAAATTTGAATGTAACGATAATTACATTTCATATAATTTAACTAAAAGTAAATCATTTATTGAAAATGGAATTAATGATGTTTATAACATCGAAGTAGAAGAAGATAATTCATATATCGTTAATAATTTAATTGTCCATAATTGTCAGGGATTTTCCTTTATGGGAAACCAATTAAATTTTAATGATCATCGGAGTAAATTATTTTTTGAATATGTTCGATTGTTACATGAGTGTAAACCATCTTATTTTCTTTTAGAAAATGTGAAGATGAAGAAAGAATATGAAGATATTATTTCAAATGAATTAGGAGTAAAACCAAAGAAGATAAATTCTGCAAAAGTATCTGCACAATTAAGATCAAGATACTATTGGACAAACATACCTTTTATTGATTATATTGACGATAATAATATTGAACTTAATGACATTTTAGAATATGGACATTCAGAAAGAACAAAAGCTGTGACTCTTCTTGCTTCTTATTCTGAAAAGAATAATTCAAAAAGTTGTGTAAATCATTATAAAAATAGGTCTGTTGGTCAATTAATTATTGATAATACACAAGAAACAGGTTTCAGAAAGTTGACAGTAAAAGAATGTTGTCGTCTCCAAACTGTTCCTGAAGATTATTTTGTTAATGTTGATGGAGTTAATGAAAAAGAAAAATATCGGCAATTAGGAAATGGGTGGACTGTTGATGTTATCGTCCATCTTTTATCTCCTTTGAAGTTTATGCAAGAAAATAATTTTACTTGTAGATAAAATAATACTTGTTTCAGACTATAATATTCCTTACAACCTCAATTTGAAACATTCAAAAAGTAGGATAGGATTAAAAATGACTACCTTTGTTTTTTCATCTATAGATGAACTCTTAGAACAATCTGAAAAAGATGGAGTTTGTAATAAAAGTTTTGAATGGATAAAAGAACAAGATTCTTTAGAAACAATTCTAAAGGAAATTCCTTTAAAATATAGAGTATGGTGTTTAAAAAAAGGATATTATCAATTTGAGAAAAATTGCGATTGGGAACAATTAGATGGTGAGGATTGGAGTTTACTTCTTCAAGAGAAACCTCAATTTTCTTTTTTTTGTTCTTATTGGGATAAATTAGATGGTTGGAATTGGAGTTTACTTCTTCAGAAACAACCTCAATTCTCTGATTTTTGTTATTGGAATAAATTAGATGGTTGGAATTGGAGTTTACTTCTTCAGAAACAACCTCAATTCTCAGAGTTTTGTTTTTGGGATAAATTAGATGGTGAAGATTGGGAAAGTTTACTTTCAAAACAACCTCAACTCTCTGATAGATGTCATTGGAAGAAATTAGATAGATGGGATTGGGTAATATTTCTTTCTGAACAACCACAATTTTCAGAATTTTGTTCATGTTGGGAACAATTAGATGGATGTGATTGGTCAATCCTTCTTTCAAAACAACCTCAATTCTCTGATAGATGTCCTTGGGAAAAATTAGAAAGATTGGATTGGTCAATCCTTCTTTCTTCTCAACCACAATTTGAAAAATTCAGGAAATAAGTTTTCTTTTTTTAAAGGTGTAAATCATGAACAATGATGGATTTGTTTTTTCTTCAAAAGAAGAACTCTTAAAACAATCTATAAAAGATGGAGCTTGTAAAAAAGGTTTGAATTGGGCTAAGAAACAAAACTCTTTAGAAACAATCCTAAAAGAAATTTCTTTAGAATATAGAATATGGTGTTTAAAACAAGGTTATTATCAATTCCTAGATGATTGTGTGTGGGAAGAATTAGATAGATTGGATTGGGCAATTCTTCTTTCCTCTCAACCTCAATTGTTAAATCTTTGCCCTTTAGAAAAATTAGATGGATGGTATTGGGCATATATTCTTTCAAAACAACCTCAATTGTTAAATCTTTGCTCATTAGAAAATTTAGATGGATGGCATTGGGCATATCTTCTTTCACATCAACCTCAATTGTTAAATCTTTGTCCATTAGAAAATTTAGATGGATGGAATTGGGCAAATCTTCTTTCACATCAACCTCAATTTTCAAATATATGCCCTTGGGAAAAATTAAAAGGATTTGATTGGTCAATCCTTCTTTCTAAACAACCTCAATTTTCTGATAGATGTCTTTGGGAAACCTTATATTGGGGTGATTGGGCAGTTCTTTTTTATTTTCAACCTCAGTTTATATGTAAATATCCTTGGAAAGAATTGAATGGGTTGGATTGGGTTTATCTTCTTTCTAAACATCCAAAATATTCAAATATGTGTTCATGGGAAAAATTAGACGGTGGGGATTGGAGATATTTACTTACACGCCAACCTCAATTTTCAGAGTTTTGTAAATGGGAAAAGTTAGATGGTAATGATTGGAGATATTTACTTACACGCCAACCTCAATTTTCAGAGTTTTGTAAATGGGAAAAGTTAGATGGTAATGATTGGAGATATTTACTTATACATCAACCTCAATTTGAAACATTCAGGAAATAAGTTTTCTTTTTTTAAAGGTGTAAATCATGAATAATGAAGGATTTGTTTTTTCTTCAAAAGAAGAACTCTTAGAACAAGCAAAGAAAGATGAAGCTTGTGTATATGGTTTACTTTGGGCTAAGGAGAAAGATTCTTTAGAAACAATTCTAAAAGAAATTCCCTTAGATTATAGACTGTGGTGTTTAAGAAAAGGTTATTTTCAATTCTTAAATGATTGTCCTTGGGAAAAGTTAGATGAATATGATTGGTCAATCCTTCTTTCAAAACAACCTCAATTGTTAAATCTTTGCTCATTAGAAAATTTAGATGGATGGCATTGGGCATATATTCTTTCTAAACATCCAAAATATTCAAATATGTGTTCATGGGAAAAATTAGACGGTGGGGATTGGAGATATTTACTTACACGCCAACCTCAATTTTTTGAATTTTGTAAATGGGAAAAATTAAACAATAACGATTGGAAATATTTACTTATACATCAACCTCAATTTGAAACATTCAAAAAGTAGGATAGGATTAAAAATGACTACCTTTGTTTTTTCATCTATAGATGAACTTTTGAATAAAGCTAAGAAAGATGGAGCTTGCCGAGGTGGATTGATGTGGGTAAAAAATCAAAGTTCTTTGAATGTTGTTTTTAAAGATTTACCCTTTCACTATAGGCGATGGTGTTTGAAAAGAGGATACTCTCAATTTGAAAAGGATTGCGATTGGAAAAGATTCAATGGATATGGTTGGGTTTTATTAATTTTTGAACATCCTCATCTTTCTTCTTATTGTGCATGGGAAAAGTTAAGTGGTGAAGATTGGTCAAATCTTCTTTCTCAACAACCTCAATTTTCAGATAGATGTCTTTGGGAAAAATTAGATGGTTGGGATTGGGTAAAATTACTTTCTAAACAATCTCGTTTCTCAGAAGTTTGTTCATGGGATAAATTGAATGGTGAGGATTGGGCTTATCTACTTTCTGAGAATCCTCAATTTTCAGATAAATGCCCATGGGAAAAATTGAATAAAGATGATTGGATGTATCTGATTAATTTCCAACCTCAGCTTGAAAAATTCAGGAAATAAGTTATTTTTTAATCCCTATCTCTTAAATGAGATAGGATTTTTGTTTAAACCTTTAATTGTTTAATTAGGAGAAATAAAATGAATACCTTTGTTTTTTCTTCAAAAGAAGAATTACTTTCTCAAGCTAAAAAAGATAGAGCTTGTAAAGGAGGTTTATTTTGGGCAAGTGAACAGGAGTCACTTGAATCTATCTTAGAAGAAATTCCTTTAGAATATAGGGTTTGGTGTTTAGAAAGGGGTTATTTTCAATTCATAGATGATTGTCCATGGGAAAGATTGAATGGTGAAAATTGGTCATACCTTCTTTCTAAACAACCTCAATTTTCAGAACATTGTTTATCTTGGGAAAAATTGAATGGTGAAAATTGGTCATACCTTCTTTCTAAACAACCTCAATTTTCAAAATATTGTTCTTATTGGGATAAATTAGATGGTGAAGATTGGTCAAATCTTCTTTCAAAACAACCTCAATTATCATCTTTTTGTTCTTTTTGGGAAAAATTAGATGGATTGGATTGGTCAAATCTTCTTTCT